AACTGGATTGTTGACTCAAGTAATCAACGTAATGGCTGGAACTATGCTCGTGTGGTTCATTCTGGAGCTAATGATGATGGTGGAGCTCTAGTAACAAATTATGTCGAGTGGGTCAATGATAGTGATGGAACTGCCATGGCAATTGATACTGCTGGATTTGCCGCCACTTTTGCTGATGATGAATACTATCTTCAGAGTGGGGTAAAATACTTTGCTAATGCACCTACCAGTTCATTTTCTTATCGGGTGACTTCAGGATACACAAATGTTTATTCTGATAGTTCATCAGCACTCTATCTGGACAATCTATCTAATCTTAGTGTTACTAGAATGGAGGTTTCTGGGACAACTGTTACGGATGCCGGCGCAAATGCAGCAGCAATAGGGTTTCCTGCTTTAAACACTGTGGGAGGTCAAAATTCTCCTGTACATGTTACAGCTTCAATAGTGTTTACTCAAGCAAAATCACTTCCAGGGTCAGCCGGGAGCGGCGCGTATGGTGTTACAGGAAGTGCCCATGCTTTACACCCCTTAGATGGAACTAAGAATTCTTCTACACTTAGCAAGCCTCCACTTTTGGTATTTAGTGCTTCATTGACAAATACAAGTGCTCAAACTTCAAATGCAAATACTCAAGAAGTTTTTGCTCAGGAATATTATCGTCTAATGAGTGGATCTTTTGCTAATCAAAGTGCAACAGGTTCTGCACACTGGGACTCTTCTAAATCTCTAGAGTCTGGCGGTGTAGGTTACAATACAGGACTTTTAACTTACAACTACGCAATCTATTCACCTAAATTTTCCGGTATTCCAGCTGGGGGTGACTTTAGAAACTTATCTGAGGGTGGTACTTATACAACCCCCAAAGACAACCCGAACTACACATCACTTTCTAACAGTGAAAGAGATTACTATAGAGCGTTCTTAAACAATACAACTTCTGATCAAGCTGATGTCTCGATAACATTGTACGGTGATGCGACCTTAGTTCCTAGATCAGGCGCCGGCGCTGGAACACCAGGCGCAAATAAAAATTTCTTTTTAGATGTTAAGATACCTGGTAAAACTGGGTGGATGGATTCTGCAAAAGCGGCATCAGGAGGAATAAGTGATGGTGACGGAGCATTAAGCGGGGACAGAGATTCGACAGTTGATGGTGCAGGTGCAACTAACACTGCGGACTTCCAAACAGCATTTATTGCCGGCACAGCATCGTCAGGCGGCCCTGAACACTTTATCATTAGAATTGTTGCTCATGAAAATTGGACTGGACACATTGACAGAATTGTAGTTTCATACGTCTAGTAATCCTAGTTAACTGGATAGTTATTTGTGTTGTTTTGACACTTTTAATCCGGATGAAGACTGGGAAAAATGGCAGGTAAAACCAATTTAACATCTACGCTTTTTTCTCAAAAAAAGCTATTAGCTAAATCTAATACAGGTGTACATAGAGCTGATAATCAAGAACCTTTGCCGTCCGGGCTTCAGGTTGCAGCTCAAAGTACTTTTTCTCAAGATATTCCTGCATCTCCTTCAAAAACACTTTGGACTGTACAAGGGACTAATTCAACTGCAGAGTACGTCGAGTTCGTTCTTCAGCCCATTACCGGCTCCACTTATGACGCCAATAGTTTTGATCCGGATGCACAGGCTCAATCATCAGGACCGCATGCTTATAGATTGGTGATGACTGGTAACTACGAGTCGCTTACAGACAATACAAAAGCCGGTGAGGGTTATTATAAAAACGATCAAATTCTTCACTGGACTTTAGGAGGTCTTCAGCTTCTTTCACCAGGATTTTCAAATGACGTGCCGAATCCTTATACAATTTCAGTATACTCAGGCCCGGATGACATTAATGATGAAATACCATTGTTAGATGAAACTGACTGGTATGTTGACTATTTTAGTGGAATTTTATTCATTCAGGATTACGATTCTGGAAAAGTTCCTACTAGAGCAAAAGGTTTTATCTATACAGGAAAAATGCTCAATGAAAGCCTCGCCGGAGCCGGAGGCGGAGGCGGCACCGGGACAGGCGTAGGATGGATCGCTTCTGGAAATAGCAGCATTTCAACGACAGGATCACTTTTAGTAGGTACAAATACTGCAACTCCGGCCAACGCAGACATTAGTTTTTCTTCTATTGGTGCAGCAGTCTTTAATGAACAGTCTAGAAATGCCGACTTTAGAGTTGAAGGCACCAGTAAGACTCATGCATTTTTTATAGATGCTAGCGAAAATCAAGTTTTAATTCTATCAGGTGGTGCAGCTTCATCTACAAATGAAGCAGTAGGCACTGACATTAATTTTTATGTTTCAGGGTCAGTAGGTGGAAAAGGAGGGACTTCTAGGTCCATTACGCTTTTTGGTGGGGACATTCACATATCAGGAAACCTTACAGTCGATGGCTCTTCCCCGGGAAGCGGCGGCGGAACTCCTGCCGGTAGTAATACACAAATACAATTTAATGACAACAGCACTTTTGGTGCCAGTTCAGCTTTTACTTTTACAGGAACTGAAGTGGCACTTAGTGCTGCTAGTCCCAAATATGTCTTGCAAAGAAGTAGCAATGATCAAGAAAGCTCACTAGAATTTAAGGGTGCAGCAGGAGTTCCAGGAGCTTCTATTTCACATAATATTGTTGGTAATGACCTAGTGCTTAAGACGTTTGGGAATGGCGGTGGTGGCCTTGAGGAAATGTTAAGATTAGGCGGTTTTTCTTCTGGCGATAATCGTATAGTCACAGTCTTATCAGGGTCCGGAGTTGCTGCTAGTGATATGCAACCTAGCAAAGCAACTGATATTGCATTCTTTGTATCAGGTGCAATAGGCTCTAAAGATACTACTAATCCTGGCGCTTCTGTTTTTGGCGGGGACGTTGTAATTTCTGGAACTTTACACGGTGGTTCTCCACTTAGGGTTGATGGAGGCATGGCAATAACAGGTACTATGGAGCTTAAACCTTCATCGGGTGGAGTTGCTATAGTAAGAAATCCAAGAGGGCCTGTTAAGTTATTTGCTAGTAGCGCTTTAAAATTAGGAGCGCAGACCGGACTAATTGATCTTATAGATTTGAATGATGGAGCTGCCGGCGCGCTTTGGCTCACCGGAAGTGGAGGGCTTTCAAATAGATCGATATCTTTAAATACACCAGGCACACTTTTTCTAACAGGTGCCTTAGGTGGAATTCATACGAAAGGTGTGATTACATCTCATGATGGAATTAGCGGATCACTAACACAGCTAGCAGATGGCTCATCTTATCTTAAAGCGGGTGCAAATGTATCGATAACTTCATCTTCCAATGGTGCCATAACAATAGAGTCATCCGCCGGCGGGGCGGGATTTATAGGAGGCGACGGTGCCAACAACCAGATGATCACCGCAGATGGTTCTGGGAACATCGTTGCTGAAACCAATATCACCTTTAATGGAAGTCAATTGGAGGTCACAGGGAACATTCTGCCTGGCTCTGATCGTATTTATAACCTAGGGTCTGAAGATGCGCGGTTCGCAAACATCTATACCGGTGACCTTCACTTAAAAAATGAGAGGGGCCACTGGCAGATCGTAGAGGAAAAAGATTGCCTCACAGTGATTAATAGGCTTACCGGGAAAAAATATAAGATGGTTTTAGAGCCTTATGAAGAGCCTACTTAGATGTGAGATAGGGAAATTACTTCTATGAGTAAAAAAAGCAATAAAGCACAATCAGATTATATTACAAACGACATATCTGTTGCTGCGTTTTTGATGATGAAAGGATTAACCTTGACGAAGGCTTCTAGTGCTGGAGGCCGTTATGAGTTTATTTTTGATGACCCACAAAATGAAGCTTTGAACCTAGTGTTAAGTTTTCCCGGGACGCCTTTTGGTCAATATGATTCTTACCTAAGAATGCTTAGAGGCCTGGTGAAAAATAAATAAGACAAAAATATCTTAAAAATATTTTTTAAAAACATATTTACATGTGTTCGTTTTTGTGGTTTGCTCTACCATATCTCCTAGTAATACTGAGCATTCACATCGTTAAATTTCGTTTAGTTGTTTAAGTTCGGCAATTTGTTTGTTGGCAGAATATCTGCTTTAACAATTAACTTTGTCATATGACAAAAAGGAAAATTTAACAATGGGATTAAAACTTAATCATATTTCTGCGTCTAACTACGTGAAAGGCGCGCAGTCCAGAAACATGATCGGTGTCTCGGGATCCATGATATGGAACCCATCTAAGGCCGCGACGCCAACCGTTCCGGCGACATTGATCTCAGGCCATCCGGATGCTGCGTATATCTTTAGTGGTTCTGTGGGTGGAACAGACAAGGCTGTCTTCTTAGGAGACGTCACAGTTTCTGGTACACTTAAGACAGGTGCAGGTGGTTCATTTGTAAATACTAACGGTACCGGTGGTAACAAGTACATGACCTTCTGGGTTGATGATGATACTGTTGCCGGTAATGCAAAATTTACTTTTGATGGATCGCATGCGACACTATCTAAAGACTCGATGCTAAAATTCACAGATGGTAACTCGTATATCTACAGTAATGCATCTGGATCTATGCAGGTATTTTCATCTGCCTCGATGTATGTTTCTTCTTCAATCACTCTTAACTTGCAGAGTGGAAGAAATGCTTTCCTAACAGGTAAGACAGGAAATGTATCGCTATGCGCAGGGTCAGATCAGATTTACTTGTGTGGTGCAGACACAAATGCAATCTTTACTGCGATGTCGATGAATCATCCGCAATTAGGTGCTAATACAAACGGTGTAATGATTTCAGACCATACGGTCGCAAATGACTTCTTTGCAATTTATGTAGATGACAATAATGATGGTGCAGCATATATTGTTACTCAAGATAGCACAGCAGCAAATGGTCACTTGACAATTTCTCCGGACGGTACCTTAAATCTAGAAGTTGACAATGCGGCAAACAAAATCGCCATATCCTCAGCCGGATCTGGAGATGATGCAGTTAAAATCGAGGCTACTGGTGGTGGTATTGATGCAGATGCAGCAGGTCACATCAAACTATTGGGTGGTGATGATTGTGAGTTCTTGACAGCTGATACTAAAACTCTTTACCTAGGTGAGGGTACGAACAATGCAGCGCACACTCATATTAGTATTAAGCATGATGCCTCAACGGCGGCAAATGAGAAGATTGCAATTCTAAACCAGACAGGAACACAGGGTGATGCAATATTGCTCAAAGCAGCAGCCGGTGGTATTTGGATCGACGCTGATGTCGCCAATGCGGATGCAATCAATGTTGACTCTGCTGGTGGAATGCAGTTCGATGCAGCTGCTGGAATCAGTATTGATGGAGCAACGTCCTCGAACTTTACCGTTACCGGTACCGGTCAGGACTTAACTTTGTCTGTTGCTGGCGGAGGTGCTCAGGTTCTAGAATTAGCTTCTGCTGGTACTGCGGCTGATGCAGTTCACATTGTTGCTTCTGCTGGTGGTGTTGATATTGATGCCGCTGGTCTAGTGGCAGTTGATGCAAGTGGAGCGATATCGCTTGATTCAGCAAGTGATTCTAACTTTACTGTAGTCAATCACAATCTTTCTCTTCTTGCTTCCGGAAACGATTCGAATCAATCCAGAGTTGTCATATCTGGTTCTCATGGGGCTGATTCTCTCTTAGTTCAGTCTGATGCAACTTTTAGTAGCGATGTTGTAATTACCGGTGACTTAGATGTCAACGGAACTGTTACGACTATTGATACGACAAACTTGGAAGTCAAGGATCGTTTGATTGGTATCAACTATGATGGAGGATCTGCTCAAGCTCTTGCAGATGCAGGTCTTATTATCGGAAACAGCGGAGGAAATCAAAAGGCCTTCTTCTGGGATAATACCGAGAGTGAGTTTGCTGTGGTTGATACTACCAGTACTACCACATCGACTGTGGTTGCTACAACATCATATGCTGACTTCCGTGCGGGAACGATTTCAGGCTCCAATGTTTCAATCTCAGGATTGACACAACATCATGTCGTCCATGGTGGCGCTGGTGGTGCTCTAGAGGGTTCTGCTGACTTCACTTATGATGGTTCTACACTGACTGTTGGTGCCAGTGCGGCTCAAGCTGTGGATATGAATGCATCGACATTTGATATCGACGCAACCGGTCTAATATCACTAACCTCGTCAGGTGGTGGTGTTGATATTGATGCTAACGGAACAACATCAATTGATGGTGCTTCAGGAATTAATATCGGTACCGCAGCTAATGTTCTTGTTGACCTTAATGCTAGTAGACTAGATATTGATACAACTGGTGCTATTGAAATGGATGCCTCCAGTGGCGGCTGCTCGATTGATGTTGTATCCGATTCAAACTTTACAGTTACGTCTTCTGGAGCAGATCTAGATCTTGCTGTTGCAGGTGGTGGTGCACAGGAACTTAGGCTGTCATCAGCGGGTACTGGTGGAAGTGCTATCCATCTAAACTCTTCAGCAGGTGGTTTGAATATTGACGTAGCGGATGCTATGGATGTTGATGTCACTGGTGCGTATACACTAGATGCAGCCGGTGTTTCTATTGACGCGACTGCTGCTTCTAATGTTACAGCAACCGGTGCAACGCTTGTACTTTCCACAGTTACATCAGGTGAACTTGATATTACAGCAGCAGGTCTGCTTGATATTAATGCTGCTGCTAACATGGATATTGATGTCACTGGTACTTATGACATGCTGGCTTCAAGCACCTTCTCAATTGATGGTACTGGAGCTTCTAATGTCACAGCTACTTCCGGTAAGCTGACACTTAGTACTGCAACATCTGGTGAAATACATGTCAGTTCTGCTGGGTTGGTTAATATCGATGCAGCTGCTAACATGGATGTTGATGTGACAGGCAATTACACGCTGGATGCAACAGGAACTTACTCTGTTGATGCTGTTGGAGCTTCAAACATTACAATCGACAGTGGTGCGCTTACCTTGGGTACCACCACTTCTGGTGATGTTGAAGTTGTCGCGGCCGGTGGTGATATTGTGATGGGCGCTGTTGCCGGTACCAACGAGCTAGCTTTTGCTCTAGGTGGATCAGGAGTCGTTGACATTGAGGCTAAGGTTTCTAATGAAAGCTTGCGCTTAAGAGTTAACGATGGTGGATCTGCTAGAACGGCTATCGAAATTGATGGTGACTCGTCTGTTGGCAGTAACTTGGATATTATTCTAGGGCACACCGGTATGGGAGCAGGCACGGTCGCCATGGTTCCAGCGGTGGATAATGTCATGGACTTAGGTGGAGAATCTAATAGATTCCGCAACATCTACACCGGTGACCTTAACTTGCGAAATGATCGTGGAAACTGGACCCTCATAGAGGAAGCCGGCTTCATCTCATTCCGCAACAATGATTCCGGTAAACGCTACAAGATGCTTATGGAAGAAATTACTGGAGACGGTAGTTACGGTCCAGGCAACGATGGTGTGATGTAAGCCTAAAAAAGAAAAGTCATATGACTTCGGTCTAGGCTAATTCTTGGGGGTGGGACTTCGGTCCCACCCCTTTTTTTTTGTATATTTAGAGTAAACATCGGGAGAATAAAAATGCCACTAATTGGTGATCTTTCTGGATCTTTAGGAAAAAATAGTTTAATTGGTGTAACCGGGTCGATTGATATATCATATGACGGAGAAGGGACTGAGGATGGCTGGATCCAGTTTCAAGAGATGACAGGCGATCCTTCTACTCCTGCAGCAAATCATGGTAAAATATATGCAAAAGATACGGGAGGCGTCACAATCCCTTATTTTATTGATGCTTCCGGTACAGTAACTAGTCTTTTAAGTGGTGGTAGCGGAGGATCCGGGTCACCGGCAGGATCAGACACGCAGTTGCAATTTAATGATGGAGGAAGCTTTGGGGCTAGTGCCAATCTTACCTGGGATGATACAGAACTCAAGATATCCGGGACAGGCACTAATACGCTTCTAAACCTGCAAACAACAGAAGATAGCTCAACGGCTAGCCCTGTGCTTGAGTTAACAAGAGTAAGTTCATCTCCTGCAGATGCAGATTACCTAGGTCAAGTAAAGTTTGTTGGAAGGCATGACGGGAACGGTGCAACAACCTATGCAAAGATAACTGGGAAAATAGATGATGCATCTGATAGTTCTGAAGATGGCATTCTTGAGTTTGCGAACATCAAAAATGGATCGCAAACTGTGACCGCACGGCTACGATCAGATTCATTACAACTACTAAACAGCACTAATCTATCTGTTGATGGAACAGCTGAGATAAGCCAGTATCTTTACCACAAAGATGACAATGACACATATGTTAAATTTGAGGATGATGTAATTACTCTAACAGCAGGGACCGCAGCCTCTATTCAACTAAGAGAATCTTCTTATGATCATATCATGATTAATAGCTCCATGAATGACGTAGACACATACATTTACGGTCAAAACATGAATCGCACTTTGTTTAAAGGTATAGCTCAACAAAATAATGAGCAGGTTTTGATTCTTTCCGGAGGGGCAGCCGGGTCAATTAATACTGCTTCCGGAGACGACGTGGCCTTTTTTGTTTCTGGGTCTGTAGGTGTAAAAGATTCAGGTACCAAAGGTGCGTCTGTTTTTGGTGGCGACCTCATAACTAGCGGAACTAGTTGGCACATGAATAATTTAGTCGTAGAAGATATTGATGCCAACGAGCAAGGAATAATAACAATCGGTGATACAACTGCCTCTGCTTATACAACTATTACCACTAGTCAATATGGAAGAGTTACCGTCCAGTCTAGAAGAAACGGAAGGGATGGAGAGATATGGCTAGATTCATCGGACGATATCATCTTGGATGTCGAAAGTGGGGGCACTCTAGAAATGAGAGAAGCCAGTGTATCATTACTTAAAATAACACCAAACTCAAGCAATATTGATATTCAACCGCAAGTTGCGAACAAAGACATAAGAATAGCATCTCAAAGTGGAAATACTTTACTGACAGCAGACTCATCTGATGAAGCTATCAAAATAGATAGAAAACTAGGGTTGGGAATGACTACTCTGATGTCGACAGGTACTCTGAGCGCTGATCATCCCGTTGTCATGATAGCAAATGCTGGTTCGTCTGATGTCACCGGCACATTGTCAGACCCAACTTTTTCAGGTCAAATGAAAGTAGTAGTAGGAATGAAAATGAGTTCAGGTGAGTGTATTTTATCATACAAAAATCCTGCCGGTACCACCACCAACAAAACATTGATCAATGGTGTTGGAGTACTTTTGTGCGGATTTGAAATGACACCCGGTTCTTATCGTTGGTTTACTGTGGGTGACGTCACATAAAAAACATATAATTCTCCAAAAATTTCTAGACGTTGATGTTGATTTATTAGTACAGTCTTTAGGATACGTTGAAATTTTATTTTGTACAATATCTACAGTAGTTATAGTGTCTATATAACAGGATATCAGTATTAGAAGTACAGAGAAACAGAGACAGATAAACTCTAAAACTCTTAAGACAGATATACTGATATCAGATTATTAGTACCTAAGAGATAAGTTTATGTTTAGTAACCCATTTAATATTCCAGAAGAAAAACACTTAGACCCAGATTCTGAAGTAGTTTTTGTTGCAGATCTTTTTGCCAGTGACTATGCAGGAGGAGCTGAGCTTACTAGTCAGGCTTTGATTGACAGCTGTCCTCTGAAAATAGAGTGTTTAAGAAGTAAAGAAGTGACAATTGAACTTCTAGAAGAAGGTCATCAGAAGTACTGGATCTTCGGAAACTTTTCAGCTATGAACATGGAATTAATTCCGACGATTGTAGCAAACCTAAATTATTCAGTACTTGAATACGACTTTAAATATTGCAGGTACAGAAGCCCGGAAAAACACAGATTCGCTGAGCAGATTGATTGCAACTGTCATACAGAAATGCATGGAAAAATGATAAGTGCTTTTTTCTACGGTGCAAAGTCACTCTGGTGGATGTCTGAAGCACAGGAAAATCATTACCTAGGGCTATTTCCTTTCTTAAAGGAAAAGGAATCTGTGGTACTCTCTAGTGTCTTTGATGACAATTATTTTGCCACCGTCAAAACCCTTAATGAAAAATATAAGAATGAGAATAGGCAAGGCTGGATAGTCCTAGGATCCAATAGTTGGATTAAAGGTGCAGAAGCAGCTGAAGCCTGGTGTAAAATGACAGGCAAAGACTATGAGGTAGTTTGGAATCTCCCCTACTCAGAAGTTCTAGAAAAACTTGCTAAAGCTGAAGGTTTTGTCTATCTCCCAGAAGGCATGGATACATGCCCCAGAATGGTTATTGAAGCTAAGATGCTAGGCTGTCAGCTACACCTCAACGACTATGTTCAACATAAGAACGAGGTATGGTTTGACACAGAAGATCCTTTTGACACTGAGGCCTATCTTTACGCCGCTCGATCTAGATTTTGGGGATCAATTAAAGAAACAATGGCTTACAGACCCACCATAGGAGGATACCTTACAACAAAAGATTGCACATCACAAGGGTACCCATGGAAGCAATGTATTGAATCTATGTTGGGTTTTTGTGATGAAGTTGTTGTAGTGGACGGAGGTTCTACAGATGGAACATGGGAAGAGTTATCAGAGTGGTCCCAAAAAGAAGAACGTCTGAAAATAGATCAAGTTGTAAGAGATTGGACACATAAAAGACATGCTGTTTTTGATGGTGCACAAAAAGCTGAAGCTAGAAAAAGATGCACATCAGAATTTCTTTGGCAAATGGATGCCGATGAAATAGTTCATGAAGAGGACTATGAAAAAATCATAGGACTTTGTAGAAATTTTCCGGAGCATGCTGAACTAGTTTCTCTACCGGTAATAGAATATTGGGGAAGCCATGAAAAAGTCAGACTTGACGTTAATCCATGGAAGTGGCGCTTGTCAAAAAATGTACCACATATTACTCACGGAATTCCAGTCGAATTAAGAAAATATGATGATGACGGAGATCTTTATGCTCAGATGGGAACAGACGGTTGTGACTATGTCCACACAGAGACCGGAGAAAGAATTCCTCACGCATCTTTCTATACAGGCGATGTAGACTTAGCCAGGCGACATGCACTTACCGGTAATAAAGATGCTTACGAGCAGTATCAAAAATGGTACCAAGGTGTTGTTGATATGCTACCTGGTGTACACCACTACAGCTGGTTTGATATAGAAAGAAAAATCATGACTTACAAAAACTATTGGCAGACTCATTGGGAAAGCCTGTATGACATAACGCAGGAAGATACAGTAGAGAACAATATGTTTTTTGATAAAATGTGGAAAGATGTAACAGATAAAGAAATCTCTGAAATGGCACATAAATTGTCCACCGAGACAGGTGGGCATATTTTTCATTCCAAAGTAGATTTTTCTAATCCTACTCCTCACCTAGAGATAAAAAGATCTCATCCCAAAGTAATGATTGATGAAGAGTAACGTATACGTAATTTCTTGTCAAAGAAATGCAAACAAATATGCTGTTAATTGTCTAGAGACAGTTCGCTTACAAAAAGTAGCTGTAAAAAAACACATATTCATAGATGACGTATCTTCTGATAACACATGCGAAATTATTAACAATTACATTTCACAGACAGAAAATTCAATAGTAGAATTTGTCCAAAATTCTGAAAGAAAATACAGACTAAAAAACATAGATGATGCTATTGAATCAATTGATGATGAAGATGGAATTGTTTGTCTATTAGACGGCGACGACTGGTTCTCTACAGATCAAGCCACAGCAATAGTTCAGTCTGCATATAGTCAAAATAAAAAATTAGAATACGTCTATACTAACTGGATGTATTCACACGATGGATCACTAGGAATATCTCAGAGAATCCCTAGCCAAGATTGGTGTGCGTATAGAGATCCATGGATTACTAGTGCCATGGCCACATTTAAAGTTTCAACTTACAAAAATGTACCTAAAGCCAATTTTTTAGACGACTCCGGAGAATTCTTTAAAATGGGCACAGATCATGCCTATGTTTTACCAATAACACACATGCTAAAAAAGAAGTACGGTGACTATAGTGCAGTAGGTTTTATTGACATGCCTCTTTATGTCTACCAGTTTGTGGAAAATCAAATGCGCCGAAGAACTAATTCTGAAGAAGGCTTTTGGGAAACAAAGACAGCAGCTGACTCTTCTAGTTTTATTAGAAGCAGAGGTTTTTTAGATGACTAGAATATTAATGGTAACTTCTCCGGGAGGAAATCGAGGCCCGGCAAACGCTTTTCAAAATCATCTCAATGCTTTAAATGACTCTACAGAATTTGAAATAAAAGAGTGGCATCAGCTTTTTTCTGAAAGTGAACTAGCCACATTTGATGTATTTTGGTTTTCAGTAAGGTTCCACCCAAACTACTATTACGAGCTCAAGAAAAGATTTCCGGAAAAAATATTCTGGATGGGGCCAAATGTTTTGTTTGAAAAAGCAGAAGTCGGACCTTCAGATGATTGGGAAAAATGGTTTGTGAGTAATGTAGAATGTGATGTCTACACAAATAAGGCTGATTTTTACTTAAATAGAGCTAGACAATTTTTTGATAAAAGCAAAAAATATAGTGTCTTGAGAAACTGCCTAAATCTAAAAAATTACTCAGTCACAGTCGACCAGTTGCAGTCACCTCGTAGCAATGATGTTCTAGTTTATTATAAGAATAGAAGAATTGACAATCAACTAGATAGACTTTTTCCTAGGTTTATGGAAAATATTAAAAAACTTGATGTCTCCTTTGATGTAATAGAATATGGAAATTACAATAGAGAAGACTATTTTGATAAGCTAGCTAATTCAAAGGTTTGTGTCTGGTTAAGCATAGAAGATTTTTGCTCAAATGCGCAACTTGAAGCACAATATCTAAATGTCCCTGTAATAGGAACATGTTATAACAATACTGATGTGTATGACACAAATCTAAATGTTGCTGCAGCAAATATGTCAGATGACAAATGGATAACCTGGAATGAAAACATGCCCGAGTTGTTTTCCCAGAGAGTTGAAAATTTTCTCAATAAAGACTACAATACTATTAGTATGAAGCCTAGAAATCATATTCTAGAAAACTATTCGTATGATGCATATGCTAAACAGGTAAAAGACATTCTAGGATGAAAAAAAGAATTCTAATAACATACGACGTAGAAGACTGGGCTTATCATAAAAATGCTAAGATCTTACAAAAGTATCTATCAGATTTCTATGATATTGATGTAATATCTGATCAAGATAAGCATGCGCTCTTAAGTCACATCAATAGAGTTCCTTATAATCTGCTTTTTCTACAATGGTTTCCAGATGTCGACATATTCTACAAAATGTATCGATTACCCTACCCAACAGTGACACAAGTCACCTCTTCCGTGTTTTTTAAAATGCATTCAGAGGGATGGGACACACTAGACTTGGTTCCTTTAGTAGTGTCTAAAAGTCGTCAATACTATGATAAACTTAAGAACATAATAGGCGAAGAAAAGTCTAGACTAGCTTATCACGTTAATGATTATGAGCTGTTTAAGCCAAAACACGGAAGAAGAAATAAAGAGTTTACTGTAGGTTATGTCGGAAGAGACTGTGAGATAGCAAATGAAAACAAGGGGCATTCTTTTATAAAAGAAGCTTGTGATTTAGTTGGTGCAAAATTTAAAATAGCTGGGTTTGACAATAGGTTGTCTTATGAAAAAATGCCAGAATACTATCATTCAGTTGATGTTGTAGTTTGTGCATCCCGCCACGAAGGTGCTCCAAACTCTATGCTCGAAGCCGGCCTCTGCGGCACACCAATCATTTCTACCAGAGTAGGTCAAATTCAAGAAATGATAAAAGATGGAGAGAATGCTTTTTTCTGCGAAAGAAACGCTAGTAATATTGCAGAAAAACTGACTCTCTTAAGAGAAAATAATGAGTTATATGACACTTTTTCTAGAAATATATCAGAGACCTGCCACAGTTATGCTAGACTAGCAATTGATCAGTGGAAAGAATTTTTCGAGGAATCATTAAATGTTTAACAATCCATTTGAAACTAAAAAAGACCAACGGGCTAAGCTATCATTAGACTTAAGTTTGCTGCCAGTAGACAACGAGTGGGAACTTAAGTTTCAAGAGCTCATGAAAGATGAATATCTTTCCAAGAAGTACAACAGAGAAAAGAGAATTAATGATCATCTAGACTATCTTAAGAATTTATGCCCAATAGTGTTTCATTCTGAAAATATCAATAAGGCTCTAAATGTAATTGATATCGGTCCCGGTCCAGGAGAGTTGCTTGAAATTACAAGATGCTTAGGGTACAATTCTGTAGGTTTTGATGCAAAATTAGAAGATTGTGAAATGGGTGTACCTTACATAAGTTTAAGTAAGATGATGTCTAGCCGACAAAATCTAGATATTCGCTATACAGGTTTTGAAAACACAATAAATCACATGCCTTTCAAGGAAAACTCTACTCTTCTTATAAACAGTAGAGGATCCATTGAACAGGTATTTAAAGATCATCTCAAAGGTGTGCCTCATAGAGAACACCATAATGCTAGGCTTTTAACATGGAGCATGTCTAAAGAGATGCTATCTGATTTTACCAGTCTTTTCATGGAAGCTAAAAGAATATTAGTCTCCGGAGGCGTGTTCCTTATACACGGCAATGGCGCAACAAATATTGATGACTATCACAATATGATAATGAAGATCGTAGAAAGCACTGAGGGATTAATCTGTGATGCCTCAGATGGACAGACATTGCATAGGTTAAGAAAACTATGATATTTTACCCAAAGTCAAACCAAGATATATCAGAATACACTCTAGCAATCATTGCTAGTAATAACGTATACAACTATCTAAAGCAACATGTATTCTTTCTTAGAAGTGCTGAGATTAAGTTTAAAAACTTGGTAATCGGTGATGCTGGACTTTTAGAAAAGCAAAAAGAAGAAATAGTTGATGGCTTAGGGGAAAAGGTGTCTTTTGTAGAGTTCGAGGATAAAAATTATGACACTAATTTCAAAACTCAGAGCAATGAATACAGAAAGATAATCGACAACAGAGTACAGTTTTTAAAAGATATATTCTTAGACAAAAACACTGAAAGAGTAGTTCAGTTAGATGCTGATACTGCAATAATACAAAATAATTTTAAAATGCTAGACAAGACTGCAGACGTAAGTCTTACTGTCCGCCCGGTTACGCCATACGATCATATTTTAGGACAGTTTCAAGTCGACTATCCAAATTGCGGTGTTATCTTTTGGAATAATCCGACGAAGTCAATACCATTTTTAAATCACTGGGAAGAATACAAACAAAACAATCCTGCAAAAGGTGGACAATATGAACAAAACTATTTTTTGCATGCATGCCTAGATGATTCTTTTACTCAATTAAATGTGCAAAAAATTCACTGCGCGTACTACAATTGTTATAATGCTGACTGGCTTAATCAAGACACATCTATTCTTCACTACAAGGGAAATAGTAAGCTGTTTGGCCCGGGCGGCGGAAATTTTGAGTCAAGAAGTGACTATTTGAATATGGCTGCTTTTGGCAAAAAGCTTAGGTTTGAACAAGAGTAAAAAGATGTCAAACATACGACCTATAACAATATTTTGTGACATTGATGGAACCTTGGTAGAACATGCCAAACCATGTATTGCAGCTAAACCCGGGTACAAGATGCAATTATTACCAGGTACTATAAACAAACTATTAGAGTGGGACAAAAAGGGTTATAGAATAATCCTAACTACCGGAAGAAAAGAAAGTCTAAGAAGACAGACCGTAAAACAATTAGAAGCCGCCGGCATAATATACGATATGCTTATTATGGGAATTGGCGGGGGTAATAGAGTGTTAATAAATGACCTAAAAGAAGACTCTACAGAGCTCACAGCCAAGGCATTTTGTGTCAAAAGAGACAAAGGCATTAAAGATTTAGAAATAGAGAAGTAAAAAAGGTAGAATAATGGAAAAGACAGCAAAGGCAATTAGAATTGATAGAAATGAAGGCCTATCGAAAATTTCTGTAGAAGATTTAGAGTCATTAGCAGCAGACTATTTTTTGATATTCGCCAACAAAGATCTCAAGTCATTAGCTTCTGTGCTTTCAGACGATGTTGTACTTAGGGACTGGGAGATAACAGCTACCGGAAAACAGGAAGTTTTATCTGCAAACGAAAATATTTTTAATGCCTTTGAAAATATCGAAGTCTCAATAGAGAAAATGTATGTGTGCGACATGACTGTAATCGCAGAAATCACAATCAATCTAGATACTGAGACAATATTAGTCACAGACATTATTGAGTTTGATTCACACCAGAAAATAAAATCAGTAACTGCGTATAAGGGAAACTAGTGGAAAAAACAACAAGACCTTGGGGAACTTATGAAGTTCTTTTAGATGACGAAGATTGCAAAGTAAAAAAAATAACCGTAAATCCAGGTGAAAATCCTAGCTATCAATACCACCATAAAAGAGCAGAGGATTGGATTGTCGTCTCTGGGCATGGAGAGGTCTGCTTAGATGACAGCACATTTTCTGTCACAGCCGGCGACAGAGTTCATGTTCCTATAAAGTCTAGACATACAATTAAAAATTGTGGCGATGAGTCTTTGATTTTTATTGAAATTCAGACAGGATCTTACTTTGGAGAAGATGACATTGTTCGCTTAGAAGACAAGTATGGAAGAACTTAAAGTATTAATAACAACTAGTGGGGTAGGAAGTAGACTAGGAGAACTTACAGATTTTACTAATAAATCTTTAGTTCGAGTAGGCTCTATGCCGATAATAACTCACATAATAGAAAGCTATCCTAAAGAGACTAGTTTTGTAGTTACTTTAGGTTATTACGGCAATCATGTAAGAGAATATCTCACAATAGTACATTCTGATCGCAAGTTTATTTTTGTAGAAGTAGAAAATTTTGCCGGTAAAGGATCAAGTCAACTTTACTCAATGAGTCATGCAAAGAAAGAATTGCAATGTCCTTTTATATTTCACGCATGCGACACAATATCAGAAGGACACTCAACTAAAATAGATAGCAACTGGGTGGCTGCTTTTAAAGTCGATAATGCAGATCAGTATAGAACACTTAGAATTGATTCCGGACTAAACTTTGAAGGATTTAATGAGAAAGGAGAGATTGCTTTTGACTATGCATATCCAGGAATCTGCGGTATTAAAGACTTTAAGAGTTTTTGGAAAAGTGTGGAAGAAATTCTAGAGGACTCAAAAAGTAAAAATCTATCTGATTGTGATGTTATTAATAGAATGTTATCACAGAAAAAATGTAATTTTAAGATAGCAGAGCTTAAAAACTGGTATGACATAGGAAACGTTTCTGAGCTAGAAAGAACTAGAGCTAACTTTAAAGAAGAGTTTGATGTCTTAGATAAACCTAGAGAAAACATTTATTTTCACAATAATAGTGTCATTAAGTTTTTTCATGATGAATCCATGATTAAAAAAAGAGTTGCGAGATGTGAGTATTTAAAGGGTTTGGTCCCGGAGCTTGAGGCTTCATCTAAGCATTTTTTTAAGTACAAATTTGTAGAAGGTAAGCTTTTTGCAAACTCAGCAACCCCTTCAAAAATGAAAAATTTTTTAGATTGGGTATCTAAGTCCATGTGGAGCAAAAACTCCAAAAAAGACATATCAGATGAATGTCAAAAATTCTATTTTGATAAAACACTTAGTAGAATTGATGCGATGCTTAGTGGTGCTGAGGATAAAATTACTAGAATTAACGGTGAAGATGTTCCGCCTATTCATGAAATGCTAAGCAGCATAGACAGAAAATGGTTGTGTAACGGCAAATCCGGAACAATTCATGGCGACCTAATTCTTGACAATGTTATAGAAACAAATACAGGCTTCGTTCTTATAGACTGGCGCCAAGACTTTGCAAATAGAAAAGACTTTGGAGATGTCTATTATGATTTGGCAAAACTAAGTCATAATTTAACATTTAATCACGAGTTAGTGAATGCAAAAAAATATAGCTTAGAACACTCAGATGATGGTCTAATATGTGATATTCTTTGCAAAAAGAACTTATTAGACTGCAAAGAAGTTCTTGATGATTTTATTGTAAAAAATGGATATGATAAGTCAAAAGTAGATTTGCTTACTTCTATTGTGTGGATTAATATGTCACCACTTCATGAACATCCACTAGATAAGTTTTTATTCAATTTTGGCAAGTATAATTTGTATAGATGCCTAAAAAAGAGAGGACAATTATGACAACCCCTAGATTATTTGTAGGCCCAATGTCAAAAGAAATAGTTGACATTTCAATAGAATATTCAAATTCTAAAAATCGATTAGGGCTTATTCCTTCTAGAAGACAAATAGAAAATGTCGGAGGGTATGTCAACAATTGGACAACAAAAAACTTTGCTGAGTATGTTAAGCAAAAAAGCGAAAATGTGCTTTTAGTAAGAGATCACGGCGGACCTGGGCAAGGAAGTAAAGACGACAGTGGGTTAAAAAGCTTGGAGAGTGATATTTCTTCTGGGTTTAACATATTACATATTGACCCATGGAAAAAGGCAAAATCCTTAGAAGACGGAATTCAAAAAACTAGCGCGCTTATAAAGCACTGTTGTAATAAGGATAAAAATATACTATTTGAAGTTGGGACTGAAGAAGCGATTTATGCATATTCACAGACTGACTTAGAAAAAATATTATGTGAACTACAAAAAAGTCTAGGCGAAGACTTTGAAAGAATAAAGTACGCTGTAGTTCAATCGGGTGTAAGAATTAGTGGTACTTCTAATATCGGTGTCTTTAATTCAAAACGTCTTTACGCTATGACAGAAGTTTGTCGAAAGTATAATGTTACTAGCAAGGAGCATAACGGAGACTACCTAAGTTTCTTAGAAATCAAAGAAAGAGCTGAACAAGGTCTAGACTGTATTAATATAGCCCCTGAGTTTGGAGTTACACAAACTAGAGTAATGTTAGATAATCAAATGATAGATCTAGATGAATCATTTTCTACATGCTTAGAGGTTAATAAGTTTTCTAAGTGGTTACCTGAGGATAAAAAACAAAATCCATCAAAAAGATTAATAGTAGAAGTTTCTGGTCACTACTGCTTCACTAAAGAGCCTTTTTTTAACTCAACTGAAAAGTCTTATTATAATCTTAAGCAGTTGATTTTTGATAGATTTGATCAAATACACAACGCGTGGAGATAGATAATGGAAAAAAAGGGCATAAATTTAGGGTGTGGAATAAAATGGAAAAATGATCTAAAGAGAAATATCAAAAACTATCAGGGGCTGGAATATTGGGACGGTCTAGACCAGCATTTAGGAAACGCTTACTTTTCTCCCGAGTATTTTTTCCCTTATAACAATGAGTCAATTGACTGGTTTTTTTCTTCACATTTCTTCGAACACATAGATGAAAACACGGCTAAGCAATTAGTGAAAGAGTCTTATAGGAGTTTAAAGAAGGGCGGTATAATGAGAACAATAGTGCCTGACTTTGAATTACTTCATAGAAAATACCTAGAAAAAGATTATAATTTTTTTGATAGAAGCATCTCCATTGGTAAAGTCTATCATTGTTGGTCTAAATACGGAATAGATCCGACTTACGAAAATATGGTCTTAAACTGGTTTTCTACATTTCACTTTTGTGAAAAAGGTGACGGCAAAGTTACTTTTAGAGGTCCTCCAATATTAGGAGAACCAAAAGACTATGGTTATAAACTTTTAAATACGATGTCAACTCAAGAAGTTTGTGATATTCTTCACAAGAAAGTGTTTGATCTTAAAGAAAAGTATCCAAAAGAAGTAGTCACACAGCACATCAGTTTTTGGAACTATGAAAAACTAGAAGAAATAATGCTAAGCGCAGGATTTTCTCAGGTTTATATTTCTGGTTTTGAAGAGTCTAAAGAGTCATCTATGAGGACTCCACTATTCGATGTTTGGGAAAAGATTGGAGAGAAACCCATGAATTTGTATGTTGAAGCTGTAAAATAGGCTTGAAAAAACTAAAAAAAACTATTACTATTTTTGTGAGGAAAAATGAAAGTAGCAATATGTTTACACGGTCTAGTAGGAAACGCAGGATCAAAGTCAGGCTATTCAGGGTCTGATCCTAGAGTACTAGATATAGCTTCTAAAAATTATCTAAAAAACATAATTGTGCCGAACAATGCTGATGTTTTTTTACACACTTGGGATACACAACTAGAAGACGAAGTACGATCTGCGTTTTCACCTTGTGATGCAATTTTCGAACATCAAATAGTATTTGACGTTCCTTCACATGTACGAGCGAACGGAGCACCAGATCCTGAAAAAAGAAAGCAGAATCACTATAGTCGATGGTATTCTGTAAAGAAGTCTGTAGAACTTAAGCGAAAATGGGAAGAAAAAAACAATTTCAAGTATGATTGTGTGATGATTGGAAGGTTTGATACTTCATGGGAAACCACCGTCGACTTTTCTTTGTTTGACATGAAAAAGAACTATACTGGTCGCTGGTGTCGCTTAATTTATCAAGGTAGAGATATCTACAACGCCGGCCGCGGCCCATTTTTTCAAATACAAGATCAGATAGACATGTCACAAGTTCAGCACACACATAAGTTTGATGGTGATGTCCCTAATCAAGGTCTTTCAGATATCTGGTTTTTTGGAAATTCAGGGGACATGGATAAGTTTTCTTTGCTATATGATCACTTGGACACTTACACAGTTCCCGGTCAATGTCCCACCATGGAAAATACAATATCAAGTCATCGATTATCAGAATACCATCTTAAGCAAATAGGAATATACAAAAACTTAGAAAGAGTATTTCACAGATACTGTGATTTTCCTCTAGTAAGAACAAAATACTTTGGGTCAAAGAAGTAAATTATGAAAAGCAAGACAGAAAAAAGAAAAGTAGTGATTGATGCAGGTGCACATATAGGTCAGTCTATAGACAGACTAAGAGAAAAGTTTAAGAATGACAATATTGAGATTTACTCTTTTGAGCCTCACCCAAGATGTTTCCTAGCAGCAAAAACAAGAGAAAATGAATCAACAAAAGTTTTTAACAAAGCTGTGTGGATCGAAGACGGAACGATTGAATTCTATTGTGATTCTTTAGATATTAACACTGCTCGACCTCTCCCGGGAGAAGCATCTACGATGTTTGAGGTAAAAACAAAAGGAAGATCTCTGCCCGGGCAGTTTGACAGTAGAAGTAAAATTACAGCAAAGTCATTTGATTTCAGTAAATGGATAAAAGAAAATTTTGATAAAGAAGACTTTATTCACCTTAAAATGGACATAGAAGGTGCAGAATATCAGGTTTTAAGAAAAATGGTAGATGATGATTCTATTTCTTTTATTAATGAGCTTGATGTAGAGTTTCACTGGGAAGCCATACAACTACCAAAAAAAGAGCATGATGAAGTCTTAGACATTCTTTCAAATTATGATCTTTTATTGACAATTCACGAATAATACAGAGGTTTATCCATGGAAAGAGACATATTTTGTATCGCGACTGATAGACTAACAGTCCACAGAATGGATCTTTACGGAGGCTACAATAAGTTTCCTAATATTGATAAAATCGCCAAAGGCGGCACTATTTTTAAGCATCCTGTTGCTTGTTCTGCTTCAACTTTGTCATGTCATGCATGTGAATGGACAGGCCTAAATCCATGGGAAATTCATGACGATATGGAGGTGCCGTATGAACACAGAAATTACGATCTTCCAATCGCCACAAAAGAATCAATGTTTACCGACTTGATAGAGCAAGGCTATGACATTAATCTAGTCTTCATGCACAAGCCTAACAAATACTTTCCTAGTTCTTATAATCAGATAATTCCGATATTCCAAAACACAGGCGCAAAAGTGCACTGTATACCAGAGTGGGACACTCCTGAAGGATTTGGCAATAATAGAGTAAAACATATAATGTACTGTGCTAGCATTATTGAAAACAATAGAAAGTTAGGAAAAAAGACATTTGTCTGGACGAAGATCGCCGGCATGTATCAGTCGCAAAATCCAGACAAAAGTATGATTCACTTAGGGCACATTTATCACAACTATGCTAATCAGACTAGAGTTACTAGAGATGATGTTTGGCAGTGTGCAGTTGATGACGGATTAGGAAAATTTCTAAACCACTTTGACTATGGCAAAGAGAACTCCACTTGCCCAGAAGTAATATTCGCTTCAGATCACGGTTCTTGGTATGGTGAAAGAGGTAATGTCTACTACGGTTATGATCTGCATGAAGAGATTATTAGGGTTCCTTTAGTTTCTTCTTACGGTACGAAAGATGACGGAACACGTGTAGCTGAAAATGTCATGCCTAGAGTAGTAGAAGAACCTTTTAGCATGAGAAGGTTTAGAGACTTTGTTTCTGAAAAATACCGTCCAGTAAAAGATGCTGAAGAGTTTGTCTATGCAGAAACTCTTTTTCCAGGACAAGTAGCAAATCAACCAGGTCAAAAATACTCAAAAGCAAAGTCAAGCATCCGCTGGGGAAAATACAAGTACATATACAACCCATTTGGCGAAGATGGAATGTCTGCTCATCCTACAGAAGAATTATACGATATAGACTACGACCCACATGAAAAGTTTAACTTAGCAAAATATGCCGACGAATGGATCGATTGTTCTCGATCTCAAGCAACAGTTGCATGCGACGGAAAGAGTGGTTTAAGATTTTGTGATGTGTTATCTAGATTTCACAGTGACATAGAAATTGTCAAAAGAGAAGAAGACCCGCCCGAAGCTGCTCATTGTGTTAAAAAGAATCCTAACGAATCCGGATCAGGAGAGCGGACTGGCTGGGGTGAGGTATCAAATATTCTGAACATTCTTAGACAAAAGATTAAAGTTTTATGGTACAGTACAGGCCGCGAAAGCGCTTATAGGGAAATATCATGAAGGAAAAAACACCTTTTAAGACTGTTTACGTTGGAATGTGTGCTGACTTGCTTCATGAGGGTCATCTAAACATTCTTAAACATGCCAGAAGTCTTGGAAGTGTAACTGTAGGAATTCTTACTGATGAAGCGGTTGCTTCTTACAAAAGGGTACCAACTCAAAACTTTAATGCAAGATGTACAATTGTTGAGAGTCTAAGATACGTTGAAAATGTAATACCCCAATCTTCCTTAAGCTATGTTGACAACTTAAGACTAGTCAAGCCTGACTATGTCGTTCATGGAGATGACTGGAAGACAGGGGTGCAGCAAAAAATACGCAAAGAAGTAATAGAAACGCTAGCAGAATGGGAAGGAGAATTAGTAGAAGTGCCCTACACTCCAGGGATATCATCTACGCAGCTAAACAATAAAGTAAGAATGCTAGGTACTACCCCCGGTGACAGGCTTAAAAAACTCGGAATTCTGCTCAAAAATAAAAATATTGTTAGAGCTATTGAGACTCACAACGGGCTCACAGGTCTAATTGCCGAAAAAACAAAAGCTGCACACAATGGCGAGCCTAGAGAGTTCGATGCAATGTGGCTTAGTAGTCTAACACACTCAGCATCAAAAGGCAAGCCAGACATACAGTATGTCGATATTACATTAATGTCACAAACTATTGGTGAAATATTCGACATTACCTCTAAGCCTATGATAGTAGATGCGGATAGTGGAGGCTTAAACGAGCATTTTAAATTGATGGTAAAAACTTTAGAGCGTTTAGGCGTATCTGCTGTTATTATTGAAGACAAGACAGGCGTGAAGAGAAATTCTTTGTTCGGAACTTCAGTCCCACAAACTCAAGAGACAATAGAGAAATTTTCAGAAAAGATAGCAGAAGGAAAGAGAGCTCAGGTATCAAGCGACTTTATGATTATTGCTAGAATTGAAAGTCTAATACTGGGTAAAGGACAAGAAGATGCTCTAAAAAGAGCAGATGCTTACGTTAAGGCTGGCGCTGATGCAATCATGATTCATAGTAAGTCTGATACTCCGCAAGAAATCCTAGACTTCATTGCCACATTTAGAAAGGAAGACACTTATACACCAATTATAGTTGTACCCTCTACATACAATACCATTACCGAGACTGAATTACAACTTGCCGGCGCAAACTTAGTAATATATGCAAATCACCTTCTTAGAAGCGCATATCCAGCAATGCTAAATACAGCAAAGAAAATTCTGGAAAATGAACGTTCTTTTGAAGCAAACGATCAGTGTTTGTCAATTAAGGAAATTATTCGTCTTATAGGTGACTTTTAACATGGAGTGCAGTATAAAAGAACTAAGTTGCATAGACACAGTGAGTAACAGCAATTTTTTTACCGGTGTGCCTGACAGTCTTTTAAGTGAATTTATAAAGACAATTGACGAAAAGAAGAATGTAGTTCACGTGCCGGCGGTAAATGAAGCACATGCAGTATCTATTGCATTCGGAGCAATGCTCACCGGAAATGATGCATGTGTATATCTTCAAAATTCAGGCTTAGGAAATATTGTCAACCCAATTACTAGTTTGTGTATGCCGTCTAATGTTTTTCCATTTTTAATAATCGGACACAGACATACCCTGGCGCAACATAAAGTCATGGGAGAGATTGATAAAGATTTGATGCAGCTCTTGAAGTACCCAGAAGATCGATATGTGATAGTTTCTGGAGGGAACAATGAAAAGTAGAAAGCAAGCCCTATCAGATATTTTTGAAAAGCATGGTAGTAGCTCTATTTACGTAACATCCACTGGCTATATCTCTAGAGCAACATATGATCTTTTAAAAGACGAAAATTGTATATTTTACATGAACGGGAGCATGGGACTGGCTCCAGGAATTGGTATAGGTTTAGCACTTAATACAGAAAAAGATGTAGTTGTAATATCTGGAGATGCATCTCTGTTAATGCATTTAGGGTTGACACATACTGTAAGAGATTTGAATTTACAGAATCTGCATGTTTATATCTTGGACAACAATTGCCATGAGTCTGTAGGGGCTCAACCATGTTCAGCTTTAGAAAAAAGCTATCCAGGCATAACACAGATAGTACCGATTAATCGTGAAGGCAAAACACCAAGGGTAGGAATTACTTTTGAAGAAAATGTCAAACAAATAAAAATAGCATTGCATTCAGGAAACTAGACATGTTTTTAGTTTGTTCCAAGTCCACTAGAAAATTTTTTCCTGACATAGAAAATGTAAAAATTGTTTCCGGAAAACTAGATACCAGCATCTTAAGAGAAGAGAATACACAATGTGATGTAATAGCATGTGGTGGAGGAACTGTTATTGATGCAGCAAAAATTATATCTAGTGATCCGATAACATGTTACCCAACCACTGCAGCCGGCTCTTCTAGCACTGAGCATTCAGTTATATGGGATGGTGCTCAAAAAAAATCCATCAAGTGCAGCATTCCTAAGAAGGTTATTGTAGAGCCTAATTTTTTAGAAAACATTCCTAGTGATGTACTTTTTGAAACTAGAGTTGATGTTGTATCACACTGTTTTGATTCGCTTTACTCCAAGCAATCGTGCAAAGAAAGTGAAAAGTACATTTATATGGCATTGGAGATTTTAGAAAACAAAAAAGGGACGAATGCTGATTTAGTTCAAGCAGGAAATCTTGCTGGAAAAGCAATACAAATAACGCCTACAACAATTCTACATTCTCTTTCTTATCCTTTGACCGGAAGATACGGAATTAGCCATGGAAAAGCAATGTCGTTTTTTCTACCTCAGCTTTCTGAGTACAAAGGGTTTGATTATAAAAAATACATTAGTGGAAATTTTTACTCTGTTCCAAAAAACATAGACATGGACTCATGTCTAGCTGAATCACTGTCATATAGTAAGTTACACAATTTTTTATTTGAAACAGAGAACGACATACAAAATATCAAAGGAATACTTCGATTATGAAAAAGATCTGTCTTGTTATACCTCCGTCTCCTTTTTTGCTAGATGAGAGAGTTTTTGTACAATTAGGAGTATTAAAGATCGCTGCAGTTCTAGAAGAAGAAAATATTGGCGTTGATGTACTAGATCTGAATGGCGTGGAAAACTTCTTAGATGCTTTAGAAGATTATATCGTAACCCACAGTGAAACACATGTGTTTGGAATTACAGCAACTACCCCTCAAATGCCTCATGCAGTTCAAATAAACAACAGAATAAAGACTATCAATAAATCACTCAAGACAATTATAGGTGGCCCTCATGTGACTTTAATGCATGCAGCTGCAAAAAGAGAAAAAGCAAAAATAAATGCAGGGAGTTTGCGTGCCACAAAAGAAGTAGAAAATATTAGTCGTCTATTTGATGTTTTGGTTTGTGGTGACGGAGAATTAGCGATAACCAAAGCGATGGATATCGATACCGGTGTCATCGATGCAGATGATAGAAAGAGTGAACTGTTTCTTTCTAGAAACAAGCTTAAAGAAATGCCAATGCCGGCACGTCACTTAGTAGATCTAGACTCATATCATTACGAAATCGAAGGCCACAGGGCGACTAGCTTAATAGCACAACTAGGTTGTCCGTTTCAGTGTACGTTTTGTAGTGGAAGAAACTCACCTTTCTTAAGAAATATTCGAGTACGCCCTGTAGATTTAATCGTAGAAGAAGTCAAGAGACTACATTTAGAGTACGGCTATACCGGCTTTATGTTTTATGATGATGAACTAAATGTCAACAAAAAGCTAATGATTCAGTTAATGAACAAGGTATCAGATCTTCAAGATAATCTAGGTGTTGACTTTAGATTAAGAGGTTTTGTAAAAGCTGAGCTTTTTACAGAAGAACAAGCCAAGGCAATGTACCGAGCCGGCTTTAGATGGCTACTAACAGGCTTTGAGTCGGGCGATGATAGAATACTAGACAACATAAAAAAGCGTGCATCCAAAGAAGACAATACAAGGTGTGTTGAGATCGCAAAAAACAATAACCTTAAAGTAAAAGCTCTGATGTCAATAGGACATGCCGGCGAAAGCAGAGAATCTATCGCCAATACACAGCAATGGCTACTCGATGTCGAGCCAGATGACTTTGACTGCACTATAATAACGACATACCCAGGGTCTCCATACTTTGATGAAGCAATAAAGACAGGAAATCACTACACATATACTTCAGATGTGTCTGGCGATAAGCTTTATCAAGCACCGCTAGATTATTTGGTTGAACTGGACTACTATAAGGGTGATCCCGACGGCGGCTACGTTTCTTATGTGTGGACTGACCATGTTTCACAAGAAGAGTTGGTTAGTGAAAGAGACAAGCTGGAAAAAACTGTAAGAGAAAAACTAAACATTCGCTTTAATCCTGCGCGCCCCGGAATAAAGTACGAACATTCAATGGGAATGGGAAATACACAGCTTCCAGCTAGCATTCTAAGATCTTCTATGAACGATCTAAGCAATGAACAAAAAGGAAAATAGAAATGAAAATATTCTTAGAAACATACGACCAGAGATACGGAGATAGAATTGCGTTTTTAGGCACGATTCAGAATCAGCTAAGTGATCATCACGATATTATGTTTGTTAGTTCGTACGAAGAAGCAGACATTCTTATGAGTCAGCAGGTTTCTTATTTGCCCAATCTAGACTTCTGTCTTAACCAAAAAAAGCCTGTCATAATCATTGAGGTAAATGACTCTGCTTCAATTAAAAATAATGAAATGAGAAAAGCAATAAAAAATCCAGTTGTAAAAGGGTTTTTTAAAGTAACCAATTTCAAAGATATCGAAAATCACAACAAACCTACTACAGGTGAGAGATACCATGCAAATTTCATAAATCAGCATGCAAACTTAGGAGAGGTCAAAGAGCATATCGTAAAATTTACAGACGAAGAGCTTCTAAAAATTCAGTGTGCATCGCCATCTTTTCTGAACTTTAGAATGGATCAGGTTAGAAAAGCAGATGGACTAGCTAACAGTAACAGACCTATTGATGTAAATTTTGCAGGTACAACAGACTATACAAAAAATAAAAATTATGTCAATCTACCTGAAGGTGATCCTAAGCTAGCCTTACCACTACTAATCGGCATGCATAGAAAATGGGCAATCTCAGAGATTGTAGACGCAACAAAAGATCAAAACTTAAAGTCAATAATTGTAGATCATAAACCAATGTCACAACCTGAGTATTGGAACTCTCTTTATAGTTCTAAGGTGTGTATTTCTCCATGGGGATTTGGGGCTTATAACTGGAGAGATTATGAGGCAATCTATTTGGGCGCTTTGCTAGTAAAGCCTAATACTGACTTTCTAGAGACATATTGCGATCTCTTTAGAGCCGGCGAAAACTATGTTGAATGCGATCAAAATTTTGCTAATCTTCAATCCGTTTTAAAAGATTGTCTAGAAAATTATAATGATTATACACCCATAAGAGAGAATGCTCTTAAGACTCTAAATGATCATCACGATATAGAAAAAATAGCCGCAAGGTTTGCAAAACAATTAGGCAATTGTCTAAAGTAACCAAGTTAGGAGGTAACGTTACGATGTATAACATTGGAATTATCGGCCATGGATTTGTAGGCACAGCAATCGTACATGGATTTTCTTTACATGCAAATATAAAAATATACGACAAGGATGCAACTAAGTCGACTCACTCACTAGAAGAAGTAGTAAATAGTTCAGATTTTGTCTTTATTGGAGTGCCGACTCCTATGACTAATGTATTGGGTGGAAAAATAGACTTGTCTATAATGGACAGTGTAATGTCAGAAATTAACGACCTACACAAAGGAAATGACACCGTCTTTATTATTAAGTCAACAGTTGTCCCAGGAACAGTTGAAAAATATATTGAGATGTACCCGAACCTAGAGATTGCTTTTAATCCTGAGTTTCTAACTGAGCGAGCTGCCCGTCTAGACTTTATTAATACAGCTAGAATAGTAATAGGCGGATCTGAAAGCACTTGTCAAAAAGTAGAAGATCTTTACAGAGTAAGATTTCCTTATACGAAAATTATTAAGACTGATCCTGCCACAGCACAGTTTATAAAATACATGGCTAACTGTTTTTTTGCTACAAAGGTATCGTTTATGAACGAAATGAGGCAAGCAGCAAATAAGCTAGGGTGTGACTGGGATGATACTATGGAAGGTTTCATAACAGATGGTAGAATTGGAAATTCACATTTAGACGTTCCTGGGCATGATGGTCATTGTGGTTTCGGGGGAAAATGCTTCCCAAAAGATTTAAATGCGTTTATTTCTCTTTTTGAGTCTATAGGAATAGATCCACTAGTCATGAAAGCAGCCTGGGAAAAGAATTTAGAAGTTAGAAAAGAGTTAGACTGGAATTCAATTGAAGGAGCGGTTTCAAAGAAATGAAATCCGTTGTAACAGGTGGTTGCGGCTTCATAGGAAGTCATATCGTAGATGCGCTGCATGATCTAGGGCACACAGTAGAAGTCATTGATGATCTGTCTGCTCCTGAAAATGAAAAATTTTATTTTCATAATAATGATAAAAAAGTAACATATCACCAGCTAGATATCAGCAAAGATGACTGTGAAAATATTTTTGAAAATGTAGACTTTGTATTTCATTTAGCAGCCCGAAGTAGAATTCAACCAACAATAGGAAGCCCGGGCGAATGTTTCGAGGTAAATGTGGTTGGCACGCAGAGGGTCTTAGAGTGGTCTAGAATGCATTCTGCAAAGAGACTAATATATTCAGGTACGTCATCACTATATGGTCACCAGAATGTAATTCCGTTTCAGCCAAATATGCCCACTGATTGCTTAAACCCATATTCGATGTCAAAATGGATGGGCGAGCAAATTTGTAAATTATACAGCCAGATGTATACTATGCCAAGTATTGTTTTGCGATATTTTAATGTCTACGGCCCACGAGAGCCCGTTAAAGGACACTACGCTCCGGTTATCGGTCTATTCAAGAGGCAAGTAAAAGAAGAAAAACCTATGACAATAGTAGGGGATGGAAATCAAAAGAGAGACTTCACATACATCGATGATGTGGTTCAGTCAAATATTTGCGCAATGAACTTGCCAGAAAATTTTTCAAAATTTGAAATCTATAATGTGGGAACAGGTAAAAATTATAGCATAAATGAAGTAGCTAATCTGGTGAGTAGCGACGCAGAAAGAATTAATATTTCATCCCGTCCGGCCGAAGTAAGAGAAACTTTAGCAGACATACAAAAAACTTCAAATGACTTAGGGTGGAGCCCTAAATTCAGCTTAGAAGAAAAAATACTTTCATACTAAAGAGGAAAAAAGATGAGCAAATTATTAGTAACAGGAGGTTTAGGATTTATCGGTTCAAACTTAGTAAAAAAGCTAAGTGAGATGGAATTAGATGTCGTAGTTGTTGACAACAGATCGTCGAGCAGAGAAGATGCAAATGAAGTAGAAATGTCTTTGCCTGAAGTTGAGTTTATTAATGCATGCTACACAGATGAAAGCCTGATTAGAAGAATTAAAGAAAAAGAATTTGACACAGTTTTTCATGTTGCTGCTATCCCTAGAGTTAGTTACTCTGTTGAGAACCCAACAGTAACGACTGACAATAACGTCGCAAAGACGGTAAAATTAATGGAGGCATGTGCCGGAAATATTAGAAGATTTGTCTTTTCTTCTTCCTCTTCTGTTTACGGAGGTGCTGATATTTTACCAACTCCAAACAGTCATTCAAAAAGTCCAAAATCTCCATACGCATGGCAAAAAAGCTGTATTGAGGATTTAATAGAAGTGTTTTGTAATCTTTATGAATTTGATGCTGTAAGCTTGAGATACTTTAATGTCTTTGGTCCAGGCCAATTTGGAGGATCTGCGTATGCAACTGCAATTTCTGCATGGTGTCATGCGATAAAGACCGGAGGGGTACTGAGAAAAGACGGCACCGGAGAGCAGTCTAGAGACATGTGCTACGTCGATAATGTTGTTAATGCAAATATTCTTGCAATGAATTCTAAGAAACAATTCTTAGGGCAAAAATTTAATGTTGCTTGCGGAGACAGAACATCCAATAATCAAATACTAGACGCACTAACAGAAAGGTTTGGAAAGTTAAGCATTAACAATGTGCCCTTCAGGAAGGGAGACGTAATGCATACTCAGGCTGATATAAGTCAAACTACTGCTGAGCTAGGTTATACACCGTCTGTTAGATTTTGGGAAGGATTTAAAAAGACATTAGAATGGTGGGATCTGGCCTAACATGTCGAATAAAAAATTCAATACCGGGATAATATGTGGCTCATTTGATGTATTGCATCCTGGTTATACTCGTATGTTTGAAGACGCAAAAACAGTTTGCAAAACTTTAATTGTCGCCTTACAAGGAGATCCGACGATTGATCGACCAAAAAAATGCAAACCTGTACAGTCACTTTCAGATCGTATTGAGATTCTAGGAGCGCTAAAACATGTTGATCATATTGTCACTTATAACACAGAAGCTGAGCTAGAAAAACTCCTGGGCGAAGTACAGTATGATGTGAGAATCTTAGGGACAGATTATCAGAATAGAAAAGACTATACAGGGTTCAAGTACGGAAAGCCAGTATATTTTCACAAGAGAGATCATGATTACTCTACAACTAAACTTAAAGACTTGATATACAGAGAAAGAAGTCGCACCCTTGAAAACAATTGAAGACTTAACTAGAAACATCTATATTTTAATATGAATAATTTTCCGACAAATAAACCACATGTATCATATTCAGAAGTAAGGTGCTGGAAAGAATGCCCATATCGACACAAACTTCTGCATATTGACAAAATAGACGTTTTTAAACCTTCTCCGTATTTAGACTTTGGGACACAAGTACACGAAGGTTGTGAAAGCTATTTGAACACCAGAACAATTCCAAAGCAAAAACTTTTAGAGAATATTAGGGCTGCATGGGAGAAAAATGGCTTTGATGATCCCGAATGGGTAAAGCAACAGCCCGGGTGGTACAAATATCATCCAGTTGAGGAGTGGTGTACATGGGCTTCGAATATGTGGGATGATGTTCCTAAATTCTTAGATGAAACTTTTCCTAATTGGGAGCCAGTCTCTGCAGAGGAAGAGCTTTACGAGGATATCGAAAACAAAGATATAAAATTTAAGGGTTTTATTGATGTAATCATAAAAACTCCTCGAAAAAATGGTACTTGGAAGTATTGGATTCTCGACTGGAAAACTGCAAAGTCATATGGTTGGGATAGAAGAAAAAAGCAAGATTTTCTAACACAAGCACAAATTGTACTTTACAAGCATTTTTGGGCAACTAAAAACAATATACCTTTAAAGGATGTAAGTTGTGGCTTTATCCTTTTAAAGCGAGGCGGCAAGCCAGGAAATATGTGCGACTTTTTTCAAATATCATCAGGCCCAAAAGCAATTGAGAAGGCCAGAAAAATGGTCAAAAATATGATAGGCACTGTACAAAGAAAGTTTTTTATGAAAAACAGGGATTCTTGCACATTTTGTGACTTTAAAAATACGCCTCACTGTACATAATTTACTGGGCCTAAAACAAGAGTAGGATTATCTTATATGAATGAAAAGCTAAAAATATTAATATTGTCTGATCACGCGCTTTCCACTTCGGGCGTGGGTTGCCAGACTCGATTTTTGGTTAACGGTCTAGTAGAAAAAGGCTGTTGGACTGTTAGGCAATTTGGTGCCGCAATCAAGCATGCCAATTATGATACTGTTGTTGTTAATGACGATTTCATCATCAAGCCGATCGATGGTTTCGGTAATAGAGATATGATTTTACAAACATTAGCAATGGAAAAACCTGACGTAATTCTTCTTTTTACAGACCCTAGATTCTTTATCTGGCTATGGGAAATGGAAGATGAGATTCATGATGTATGCCCAATAGCATACTGGCATGTCTGGGACAACAACCCACCGCCGGAATTTAATAAAGTGTTATATGAGTCAACTGATCTAATCAATTGTCACTCATATTTGACTTATGAAATTGTTTCAAAAATGTTCCCGAAGAAAACCAACTTTATTCCTCATTCTTTACCTGAAGATATCTTCTATCCACTTCCAAAAAATGAAATAAAGACGCATAGAGTCAATCTAATAGGCTCGGAGCGAAAAGATCATTTTGTTGCATTTTGGGTTAATAGAAATGCTAGAAGAAAGAGGCCCAATGATGTTTTGTGGGGATGGGCTGAGTTTGTTAAAAATGTAAAAGAAAAGCACGGAAAGTCTGATGTAACTCTTTTAATGCACACTGACCCACAAGATCAGGAAGGTCCAAACCTTTTAGCGACATGTGATCATTTAGGAATCAGTGACAGCGTAGTATTCTCAAATCAAAGAGTAGACTTTGATCAAATGAATATACTGCACAATATATCAGATGTTTGTGTAAACATTGCCTATGCCGAAGGATTTGGCTTGGCAACGTTAGAGGCTATGCAAACAGGAAATCCAATTATTGCGCTCAAGACAGGCGGTCTAACTAGACAGGTTGTTGATCATAGAGACGGCTCAGAAAATGGAATTGCACTTGATGTGTCCTATAGATCTTTAGTAGGTTCACAAAATGTGCCTTACATTTACGAAGACTATTGTTCACATACAGACACTGCTGATGCATTAATGAAGATGTACGAGATGTCTAGTGAAGAAAGAGAATCGCTAGGGCAAAAAGCTAGAAATTATGTACTCTCTGAATTTTCTCATCAAGGGACTATTGATGCTTGGCACGAGACTTTGTTTAACTTGGTTAAAAACTGGAAAGAGAGCAAAACACCCCAGTGGACAATTGAAGAGGTGAATACAAAATGAAAAAAGTCGTAATAAGAGCACCGCTTTTAACAAAATCCGGATACGGAGTACACTCCCGTCAGCTATTTCAATATCTAGTAGGAAAACCAAACATAGAACTAAAAACTCAGATAGTGCCGTGGGGAATAACACCATGGTATACTAATTTTGATAGTTGCAATGGTTTGATCGGCGAGGCAATAAAGAGATCGAATACGACACCCGAAGAAAAATTCGACGTATCCTTTCAAGTACAGCTTCCAAATGAGTGGGATGCAGGCGTCGCATCTTACAACGTAGGCGTCACGGCCGGAGTCGAAACTGATAAGTGCAACCCGACATGGGGGTCTGTTCACTGTAACAAGATGGATAAAATCATAGTTCCCTCAGCGCATACTGAAAAAAGCTTTAAAAACAGCGCTGTGATTCAAACTCCAATGCATGTAGTGCCAGAGGCATATTTTGAAAACTTGATAAACACACCTGAACATCTAGATCTAGATATCAGCACTAATTTTAATTTTTTGACTGTAGGTGTACTAACCGGTTTTACACCAGACACAGATAGAAAGAATTTATTTTACTTGATCAAGTGGTTTGTTGAAGAGTTTAGAAATGACCCTGATGTTGGACTTATTGTTAAGACAAATAGTGGTAGAGACACAGCTATTGACAAGTCTGCTACACGTCAAATGCTAAATAAAATTTTAAAAGAAGTTGGACACGAAGGAACACCTAAAGTGCATCTTCTGCATGGGTCAATGACCCGTGATGAAATGAACGCATTGTACAAGAATTCAAAGGTAAAAGCACTAATATCAGCAACTAGAGGAGAAGGGTTTGGTCTGCCGCTTCTAGAAGCTTCAGTTGCAGGATTGCCTGTCTTGGCGACCAATTGGTCAGCCCATACAGAGTTTCTTAATATGGGAAGATGGGTAAAGTTTGATTATGATCTAATGCCAATTAGCGAGCAAAGATGTGATAACAATATTTTTATGCCAGGTGCTAATTGGGCGTATGCTCGAGAAGAATCATTTAAAAAATCGTTAAGAAAATTTTATAAGAACTCAGAGATTCCAACACGATGGGCAGCAGATCTATCAGAAAAATTAAAAGATACACATTCAATATCTTCTATCATAAAATGCTATGATAAAGTTCTGAAAGAGGTTCTGGGTTGATATATCTTGTTGTATTTTTAAGCATTCTAAGCATCGTTGCAATTTTTTATTGTGTACGATTCGGTCTGTTAATATTAAAAATACAAGATTCTTTAGAGGAGGCTCTAGATGTTATTGATGAAAAGTACTCGTCAATAACTGAGATCTGTGAGCGGCCCCTTTTTTTTGATAGCCCTGAAGTTAGAAAAGTTTTAGAAGACATAAAGGGTACTAGAAAAGCTTTGCATGAAATAGCTTTCTCTCTTTCTAAGGATTTTGAGCTACTTGACGATGAAGAACAAGAAGGGGAAGAAGCAGTTCAATGAAAGGCCGAAAAAAGATAAGAAGAAATCCGGGCAAGCCGCGCAACATGTACTTTACAATGGACACACAGGCAGCAATTGTAAAGTATCAAGAGACTGAAAAGCAAGAAGATAAATTAAAAATATACGAAAAAGAAATATTACCAGCTTTCTCTAAGCTTTCAGAAAATTTAATTTTTGTCTATAAGTTTAATTCACCTTACTCACTTTTTGAAGAGTTAAAAGCAGATTGTGTTTCTTTTTTGTACGAATCAATTCATAAATGGGATGAAGCTAGGGGAACCAAGGCATTTTCATACTTTAATGTTGTGGCAAAAAACTGGTTGATTATTAATTGTCGACAGCATAAAAAAAGAAATAGTCGACACGTGAGTATTGACAATCCGTATGGAATGTCTGCTCAGCAAAAAGCAGCTTATGAAAACTATGATGTTGTTCCGCCTCCTGATGAAACTCTAATAAAGAAAGCCCAGCGGGATCAAATACTAAAGCTTCTAGAAGATATGCGACCAAAATTAACAAACGAAAATGAGTTAATTTGTCTTCAGTCTATAGAGACACTTTTCGCAAACATAGATGACTTAGAGCTGCTAAACAAAAGAGCTGTACTAATATACATCAGAGAGATATCCGGACTAGACAAAAAAATTATGACAAAGTCTTTATCCGTCATCAGGCGGCACTATCGAGAAATGTCCGGCAAAGAAGATAATTACGATATATTTTTTTAGGCAAGAGTATGAAAAAGTTAGACAGTTTACTTGACAAAAATAGAAAGCTTGAAGATAAAGTCAAGGCATTCAACGAGCTATTAGATGGGTTGTCATCGACTGAGGATAAAAAGAAAGCACTGTGGAGAGAAATTTATGAAAACGCAGTGTCCGATAGAGAACGCGCCTCAATTTTATTCACAGAAGCATTCAAAGCAATGTCAGGATCACCGACAGATCACACAACAATGGGAACTGTTATGACCAAGTACTTGGAGCGAATGTGTAAGTCAAACGATCAGATTCTTCAGCTTTCTGACTTAATTTCGAAAGCCGAGAAAGAAGAGTCACAAGTAAATCCGGACGACATATTTTCAAAAATATCTGAGGGTTAAATGGTCGACAATATCAGAAAAATTTCAGGGGGTGTCTCTAATGACGTAGGCGCTGAAATAACACAGGTCGCCACTACAACTGGAATCTCAATTTTTCAAAGAGCAGTTGTCTATGAAGTTTTAGACAATTTAACTTTGCGAGACTATACTGATGAAGAATTTTTAGATTCTGCTGAAATTAATTTAACGAACCCAGAAGACTTGCCAATAGCACCTAGAAACTCTATAATAGTACAATATGTTTCATCTGGCAAGGGTAGAGCAGATTTATCGCAAACTGTTTGCTTTCCGTTTTTTTCTTCACACTTGTCTCTTCCTCTTAAGGTTGGAGAACAAGTATGGATAATGGTCGAAACGCCTGATCAGCCCGGCGCTAGAGGTTACTGGTTATCCAGGATTCATGAGCCTGTTTTTGTAGAAGACGTCAACTATACGCACGGCGACAGAAGATACGATCCTTTGACAAAAGATTCAAATAAGTCAATTGATGCAGATGACAATGAAGTAGACCTTACAACTTTTCCAACATTTCACAATGGAAAAGATAAGACGATGTTCGACCCGGACCAATTTACAATAGCGGGCTCCGACACTTATGAAGCCGTTTTTACAGGAAGCCTTGAGGCTAATTCATTTGTCATTGAACCGGTTCCTAGGCTGACGAAAAGACCAGGTGACTTGGTAATTCAAGGATCACATAACTCTGCAATTATCCTAGGAACAGATAGAGGATATAAGGCAGGAGACAAACTTGAAAGAGAAAAATCTAATGCTGAAATACCAGAACCGTTAACTCCCGGAAAAGGTGCAATTGATATTGTTGTAGGTCGAGGCAGAATATTTGCTGAGTCTGTTGACAAATTAGACGGTGGTGAAGAAAGAGAAATTGAGCCAACTAGAACAGAACCTAGAGTAATTAAAAACGAGCCTGGGCTCCCGGCTCCTGAAGAAGGCGGAGAGCCACCGGAAGGAAGAGGGGAATTCTACGAAGTAGACAAAAATATATCTGTCGCAAAAAAAGACAAAAGTAATAATCGGACAGACGGGAGTGAAGGCGACCCGGATTTTGTCAATGACGCTGCTAGAATTTACCTAACGATGAATTCAAATCCGGACGAAGAGTTTAATATAATTCCGGACAACATACCCCAGCCTTTTGCATCCGAGCCGGCTGCAATTGAGGCCGCAGCTGCTACTGTCGTTAAAGCTGATGAAATAAGAATAATTGCTAGAAAGACCGGCTTAGACAGTCAAAAATCAGATGAAATGTCAGGTGACAACGAAGACAAAAAAGAAACCAATGGCAGTATTAGGATTATCAAAGAAGGTGTTCGTGATGATGATTCAGCATCAATCTATATTTTACCTGATGGAACAATTCAAATAAGCGGAAAAGTAGTTTATATTGGAAGGACATCTGACGACGGAGGCAAAGAAGACGGTTCTGGAGAAAAAGGCTCTGAGCCTTATTTGAGAATGTCTGATTTTGAAAAATGGGCAGATGGATTAATTGATGCAATTAATACAGCTTTTGAAACAGCAGAAGCCGGGATTAATGCTAATGGAGATGCAATAAATACAATGGCTTCAGCAGGCTCAGGCCCAGGTGTAGCTGTCGGAGGAGCAACACCAGGATTTGGCGCGCCCAATTCTGCATTAGGTGGTGCTGTCGCAGGTGCCTTTGCCGGAGGAATTGCCCCGGCTGGAATGTCGGGAATGCATATGCACGCACCTGACAAATCTGCAATTGAAGAGTTCAAAAGTACAAAAGATGCGATGGAAGCTATAAAGTCAGAAAGGATATTTGGAGAATAGAATGTCAGTAGGAATAGGAAATCAGAATGAAAAGTTTGAAATTGATAAGTCAAAACTAGCACCTTTAGCTGCAACCCTTTCCACAGAAATAGTAAATGCTTTTGAAAAATCCAAGTCAGGAGGAGAATGCGGTCAGAAAGTTGCAGTCGCAATTCAAAAGTATCTTGATGGGACAATTGCTTTGATTGAGACATCTGTAGAGTCACAAGGATTCCAAAAAGCCATGCCTCCAGGTTCATCCGGCGGTGTTGGTGGCATCTAATTAAATGTGAAACGTCAACACCTGACATGACTACAATAGTTAGTTAACAAAGGAGTGTTGGCTAGTGGCAGATCAAACCCAAAATTCAAATAGAAAAAAGTACGATTTTTCGTCTGTTGGACAGACAATTGTTTCTAGCAAAAACTCTTTCATTGAAGATGAGTCTGCTCTAACCCCAGTAGGCATTCTTACACCTCTTCGTCTAGGAAACGGCAGCGACGGCCTATTTAAAATGAGCAAAGATATTATCACGCAAGTTCGGGATAATTTTAGAAACATGCTTGCTACTAACTGGGGCGATCGCTTAATGCTACATGATTTTGGCGCAAATCTATCTGAACTAGCTTTTGAGCTAGGAACAGAGGTCGCTGATCTTGAAGCTGTAATGAGAATTAAAGCAACTACAGAAAAATATATGCCGTTCGTTACGCCAATCACATTCGAGTCTTTTAATGAGCCTTCGCCATATGCCGGAGGTGGTCTGGCATTAATAGGTGTCCGAGTGACTTATACAATTGACAGGGTAGGCGCTGAAGAATACGCAGATGAAGTAGTAATCTACACGGCAGGATAAAATGGCAACAAACATAAAAAAGAAAATAAAGAAGCTAAGAAACAGATCATTTCTTGCAAGAGATTTTGAGGCATTTAGAGCAAAGCTAATAGAAGATGCTAGAATTTATTTTCCAGATAAAATTCAAGACTTCTCAGAGTCGAGTTTGGGTGGCCTATTAGTAGACATGGTTGCTTCTGTTGGTGACTCACTGTCATTCTATCTAGACCATGAATTTAGAGAATTAGACCCGCAGTCTGCAGTAGAGCTTGACAATATATTAATGCACCTTAGAAATGCAGGTGTAGATGCTTACGGTGCTTCTCCTGCGTCTGTTGATTTAAGATTTTCAATCGAGGTACCAGCTGAAAAAACAAGTACAGGCTATGCACCCAAGGTATCTGCTTTACCAGTCCTTTTGCAAGGGACAGTAACTCAGTCATTTGATGGAATAACATTTGTAACATTAGAAGATCTAAACTTTGCAGAAAAAGACATCAACGGAAATTTTCTAGCATCATATGAAGTAATAGAGACTAGAAATGACGGAACGCCAGTAAAATATGAAGTTTCTAGAATAGCAGCAGCTTCTTCAGGCCTAGAACATACAGACACGTTTACAATATCAGACAATCATGTCGCTTTTAGAGAGCTTACTCTTTCTAAAGATAATGTTTCGACAATCTCTGATGTATTAGACGGAGATGGCAACGAGTATTATGAAGTATCAGCTTTAAGCCAGGACACTATTTTTAAAGCTGTTAACAATACAAACAGAAACGATGCTCTAGAAGTGCCAAGTAATTTAGAAATAACACCAGCCCCAAGAAGATTTGTGAAAAGATATAATCCCTCAACAAGAGTGACAACCATAAGGTTCGGGTCAGGTGATGCTGATGTATTAGATGATGATATTGTACCTGATCCTAGCGATCTTTCTTTGAGCTTGTATGGAAGAAAATACACACCAAGATTTTCAATTGATCCGAACTCGTTGCTAAAAACACAGACGTTAGGAATCTCTCCAAAAAATACAAGCATCAACATAAGATATCGATACGGAGGAGGTCTGTCACATAACGTAGGTGCCGGATCAATCTCAGAGATAACTCAGCTAGAGCTTGAATTTAGAAATACACCTATTGCAAATGAAGCTCTAAGTGCGCGACAAAGCATTAAGGTTAAAAATCCGAGTCCGGCGATAGGTGGTACAAATGCACCGACTGTAGAAGATCTTAAGGCACTAATCACATCTGCAAGAAATAGTCAATCACGAGTAGTTACAAGAGAAGATTTACTAGCAAGAATATTTACTATGCCTTCAACATTTGGTCGAGTTTTTCGTGCCAGCATAGCAACTAATCCTGTAAACCCTCTTTCGATTATACTGTATCTAGTTTCTTTAGATAGAAATGGAAATATGACTGTAGCACCTGACCAGTTAAAGAAAAATTTAAGCACGTACTTAAATGAATTTAGACTAATATCAGATGCAATTGATATCTTGGACGCAAAAATCATAAACTTTGGCGTAAAGTACTCAGTAGTCTTGGCACCAAACGTCTCAAAGGTTCAGACGATTCAATCCATTAATCAAAAAATTGCAAATGCAATGCAAAAAAAATATTTCCAAATAGATCAGCCCGTGATAATTGATGACATTACTAACATCATAATCAACTCTGATTACGTAATTGCGCTTTCTGATTTAAGAATATTCCCTCGTGTAGGGAATATTGAGAACAGAGAATATTCTTCCGCCACGTTTAAGTTTGAGCAAAGCACTAAGAACGGCATTATTTTCGGCCCAGCTGGATCGATATTTGAGCTAAGATTTCCTGATGACGATATTATCGGGTCAGCAATGTGAGGTAGACAATGAAGATTTTTTGTACAGCAAGTAAAGACACTTACATTACTGATAAGATTATTGATAATCGGCTTCGAGCAGAAGATGCAAATGTAGGACGAGCTGGAACGTTAGATGTCTTTCGCTTATGGAACGAAACAATAATAAACGGCTCTGGAAGTCAAAATGAGCTTTCAAGAGCACTAATAAAGTTCGACTATCAAAAAATTCATGAATTGACGGCATCAAAGCTTGACTTATCAAACTTTACTGCAACGCTACGACTATTTGATATGAAGACAGGTCACGCTGTCCCTGCAAACTTTAACCTATCAGTACTACCTCTTTCAAAAGCTTTTGATGAAGGGGCAGGTAGAGATATTGGCTCTTTTGGAGATTTGGACTCTTGCAACTTTATAACTTCTTCAATAGATGGTACCGGTGCAGCAGTATTGTGGAACATGTCAGGTGCTAATGCTATAGGAGACCTAGGTGCTGCAGATTTAGATATTTTCGATAGGGCAAATTTTAATGATGGCGCCGGCTTATCGCTTATTGCTAAGTCACAAAATTTTATAAAAGGGACAGAGGACCTATCTGTCGATGTAACAAAAATAGTTTCAGCATCAGTAGCAGGACAAATTGAAAATCATGGGTTTAGAATTGCCTTTAGCGGAAGTGAAGAAACAGATTCAAAATCTAGGTTTGTCAAAAGATTTGCGTCTAGGCATGTTTCAAACTTATCTTTGAGGCCAAAAATAGAAATCGCATTTGATGAAAGTATTCAGGACAATCATAGTAATTTTTACTTTGATCTATCAGGGTCATTATTTTTAAACTCATACGAAAGGTCTTCTGCAGCAAATTTAGTGTCTGGCAGCGCGCTGACACCTATTGCAGGAACTAACTCGCTAATGCTCAAGCTAAAAACAGGAAGCTTTGTTTATGCAACATCAGCTTCTCAATATTCTAGAGGAACGATTGATGCAAATGGAGAGAACTTTTTAACAGGTGTCTATTCTGTATCTTTTGCAATACCTTCAACAGATACTTCTTTAGTGGCGTCTGCTAGTGATTCAACTTTGGCAAATTGGGTTGCTACTAGTGGTTCTTTGACAATGGAGGAATATTGGTATTCTTTGGACGGCAATGTAGGGTTTCATACAGGAAGCATAAAGATAAACAGAGCTGCTAGGACATCAGGTAATTGGACTTCTAGAGAGCCACTAATACAAATAACCAATCTGAACCATGAGTACAGTACATCAGACGAAGTATCTTTAAGAATATTTGGTAGAGATCTTGTAAATGAGCAAAACCAGCCGGCAAAGATACCGATTAATTTAAAACCTGTAATATTTGATGAAGTCTATTATAGGGTACGAAATACCAAAGATGGCAAACTAATAATAGACTTTGGTGAAGACGACAATTCAACTAGAGTGTCTACAGATAATGAAGGCATGTTCTTCGATTTTCATATGGATACCCTATATGCTAACAATGCGTATGAATTTGAATTTCTAGTAATTGACAGAGGTCAGCGTCATGTCGTAGCCAACAGAAGCCTTCAGTTTGTTGTGAGGTAATTTGTGGCCAGAGACTCTAATACATTTACCAAAACAATTCTTTTTAAACCTAGCTCACTAAGGTCGCTTAGGGATGGTTCAACTAGAGTTGAAAACATTACCTTGGGTGGAAATAAAGAAAAAACGCAGGGTGAAGCAAACCTCATAAGCACTTCAAGCTTTAGGTATGATCCTGCAGGATTTCCTCTTAAAAGCACTCAGCAGCTAAACGTAGACTGGTCAAAGCTAGAAAACCATACATTCTTTAATTCAGCCCAAGTAAAGGTTCAAACTGCGTTTGACAAGATCATAAATCGATTTCCATTTGACGGAACAAAGTCTGAGTATATAGAGTTTAGAGATAACTTAACTGGTTTTGACAAGTACATTCTAGATACATTTCCTAAAAACTTAGGAAGTCTTAAATTTGATAGGGCATATAATAATGCGCTTAGAGTACAAGACTATCAAGGTGCAGGGTTAATATCTGGCAAAAAAGGCTCGACAGGACAAGCTGTTCTAGACTTTTCATATATGCCATTTAGCATAGAAACCCATATTTTTATCCCATCCGGATCAATAAATGACAACGAGGTAGTTTTACAAAAGATATCTGGGTCAAGTAGCGGATTAACCTTAGCAGTAACATCTTCTGCATATGAAACTAGTCCGCATGGCGAAGCAACGCTATGGGCGTATTTAAGCTCAGGATCCACAGCAATAAGTGCTAGTCTAGGAATAAAAAAAGGTGTGTTCAATCATGTCGCATTAGTGTACGACAGAAATGACACAGGAAAACTATTTATTTATGGAAACGGCAATGTACCTAACGAGTCGTCGAAAGCGGCTGTATTTAATGACTATGATTTTATAGAATCTTTAACTACGATTGGTAGTGGGACTGTTCATCAAGTTGAAAATATTAATTTCACACCTGTACAAAATCTTTCAGGCGCTCTTGATGAATTAAGATGGTTTCATAAAACTAGGAATAGAAATCAAATACTAAGCTTTAAAGATCGAAGTATATTTGCTAACAATCAAGACGATCTTCGACTATACTTTAGGTTTAACGAGCCGTCTGGCAGTTTTGGAACCAGCTCCACTACAGGAAATGAAGATCTTGTCTTAGACTATAGTGGAAACGGTCTTCATACTAAGATTTCAAATTTTAATATGTCACTAAGAGAGACAGGATCTCTTCCAGTTGCTATGTCTCAAGAAGATCCTGCCCTATCTCCTATTCTTTTTCCGTCGTATAGACAGGTCGCAGACTTAGGCGTAAAAATGCTTCTTTCCGGAAGCCAATACGACTATAATAATCCCAATCTGATAACAAAATTAATACCCAAACATTATCTTCTGGAAGCCTCTGAAAGAGAAGGTATGGAAAATGAGTGGGGTGACATTGGTGAGTCTCCGGGATATTATACAGATCAACCCGGTGGCTCAAAAATGAGATCACCTCAAATAATTGCATCTCTTTTATACATGTGGGCAGAGTCATTTGATGAAATGAAAATGTTTATAGATGAATTTGGAAGAGCACTTAATGTAGATTATCTCACAGATCAAACAATAAGCGATCAGCTTTTACCCTTTTTAGCAAGATATTACGGTCTAAATTTGCCAAACGCATACGCTGATGCATCAATGGCACAGCTTTTGGATAGGCAAGATGTAAGAATGGATAATGTTTTGGCTGTCAAGGGATTACAGGGTGTCCAAAATGTAATTTGGAGGCGTGTACTGTCAGGATTGCCTGAAGTTATAAAATCAAAAGGCACGCGATACTCAATTGAAGCGCTTTTTAGAAACATGGGAATTAATCCTGACGGATCTTTTAGAATAAGAGAGTATGGGGGCTCCAGGACAAAGTCCATAAGTGATACATTTGAAAAAAGAAGTGAGATCGCATCTATCTTAGATTTCTCAGGGTCAAAGTCTTCAGGAGGTGTAATCGACGGTTCTGGAAAAAGCAGCAACAGACCTTTGATACAATCTTCTTACCTGTCTTCTTCAAGATTAGAGCCGGGTAAACCTTTATCAAAAATCCGGTATGGTGACTATGTTTCTGGAGTATCACCCTATTCTGGAGACGGACTATATACTAGCGGCTCCTGGACTGTAGAGGGGACATTTAAGCTAGAAAATCCACTAAAAAATCCATTAACGCAAAGCTTAATGAGAATGCAAACAACAGGCTCTAGAGCTTCAGGTGTAGCAAACAATTGGCTGATTTTTAATACTGTAGCAACTGCTTTACTTACTTCTTCTAATTCTCCGGGAACATTATCTCTGTACGGTAGGGTAGGAAGTGGATCAAGCGAGACTTTAAAACTAACCATGACCGGTGTGAATGTTTTCGATGGAAACAAGTGGCATGTATCATTTGGGCGCTTAAGAAATGATGAAATCGGATCATATGTTTCTTCAAGCTATTTTCTTAGAGCCGGTAGGATGGGAACAAACTCAGTTTTAGAATTTTATACAACGTCTTCTTACTATAACGATCAAGGCGATACTATTCTAAACAGAGTGTCATCATCGAACAATGCTTCTGGGTCATTTATTACGATCGGAAGTCAAAGCCTCATGTATGATACATCTACTACCTCCGGAGGCGGTTTTCTAAATGAAGTCTCGGACAGCAAAGTAAAATATGTTAACTTCACCGGAAAATGTGCAGGAATAAGATTCTTCTCAAAAGGTTTGAGTGAAAAAGAGACGCTGCAGCACGTAAGAAACTTTAAATCTCTAGGAGTTGAAAACCCACATGTAAACTTCAACTTCAACACGTCAGATGCAGGTTCTTTTGAAAGACTAAGGTTGAATTTGTCAATTGATCAACCTGTAACAAAATCAAATGCCGCCGGAAACGTACAGATATTTGACTTTAGTCAAAATAATAATCATGGTCTAGGTACCGGCTTTGAAACAAATGTACAGATAATTCGTCCTGAAAGATATGATTATATGATTCTCTCCCCGAGGTTTGAACTAGCGACTGATCCTAATAAGATACGAATACGAAGCTTTATTCAGGCTGAAAATGTTAGATCAAACGGAATGAGTGATTCTTCTTACGCACCTCTATATAGAATTCCAGAAAACGAAAAACCAAAAGATGACAGGCGTTTAGCAATTGAAGTGTCGTCTGTACAAGCACTTAACGAAGACATCATGAATATATTCTCAACTCTAGATTCACTAGACAATGCTATTGGGAATCCTGAACTAGTGTTTTCACAAGAATATAAAAGCTTGCGCCATCTTAGAAAGATTTACTTCAATAGACTAGATGACAAAATGTCACTTAAGAAATTCTTTGAATTCTTCAAGTGGTTCGATCAAACAATTGGCGATATCTTAGAAGAAGTAATTCCAAGCACTACAAAATATATGGGAACTAATTTTGTGATAGAAAGTCACGCGCTAGAAAGAGCTAAGTTTCCTTATAAGTACAGCGACATGTATGTCGGGATTCTAGATAGAAGAGAAGCTTCTGTAATATTTTTACAGCAATTTCTAGGAAGACTAAGGAAGTTTTAAGATGGGAAAATATCGATATGCAAGATCTAATGGGCAATTTTTAGATTCTCGGCTTAATAATTTTGCAAAAGAAAATACAATACAAAATTTTAGATCTGACCAGTCTTATGACTTATCAAAAGATTTTGTAACAGGTACCAACCCTAGCGAAAACAGTTTCATTCTAGACAAAAAAAACTTAAATGGGTATGAATCAAAAGCAAGCCTGTTAGCTTGGTGGAGGCCAGGAAACAAAGATGACGACACATCAGCAGTCAAGGATAGCTCAGGGAATAATGCTATTCTCACCCCGCCTGCAGTATCAAAAACACCTACGCTTGATGTAGGGGACACACCTTCTAAGTTCATCTCTAATAATTCATTTCTTTTTGATGGGTCTGATGATTGTATTGCTTCTTCTGCATCAAGTCGCCTAGTCTTAAGCGACGGAACCAAGGATGAACCTTTTAGCGTTTCGATGTGGTTAAAAGCTAGTTCTTTCGGCTCAGGTCTCGGAGTCCCCATAGGATCGTGTGATGCTGATAACACTTCCAATAGACAGTGGCTTATTCAAGTCAACTCCTCCGGAAACTTGAAAGTGGTACTCTATGACAACTCCGCCGGAGCTTATGTGTGGAAAACGACAAATTCAGGTGTCTTAAACATTGACACATGGGAACACGTCGTACTTACATATGATGGTCGCTCCGGTACATCTGCGACAAACGGTGTAAAAGTATATGTGAATTTAGAGGAGTCCACGTATTACGCTCCCAGCGCAATTGGAACTTATTCTGCGATGGATGGAATAAGTCAAGCAAAAATAACAGTAGGTGCTCATATCCCGTCTTCTACATGGTGCTTTGCAGGCAGCATAGCAGATGTCGCCATATGGAACAAAGTGCTATCATCTAATGAGATAGAAAACATCCATAATGTAAAGAGTGCCGGCGCTTATAGATTGGTAAGAGACTTTAGCAGAGTGTCTCCTGATAACGATACAAGAATTTTAGGTATTGCAACTGAAAGAAAAGGTTTTAATACAACAGGGTTCAAACCTGACATAATGAATCAGTTCGTACAAGGGATTAACGTAAAAAGCTTTGATCAGCTGTTAAACTACACAGCGACCAGAATCAGACCCAATAGTAGCTTTGTCAAGACACTACGTGGCAAGGATATTTCTAGAACAACTTTTGACGAGACAGTCGCAACTACAGCAATCACATCTGGGAGTCATACTTCACATGTTTTCCTGGGAGGCGAGGGAAGGCTGTCAGATAGACTTACGAACGAAAGAGAGTGGAGAGATTTAGGGCAGACAGCAATTTATGACACCCCGGGTGCATTTGAAGATACACTTGATCTAGATCCAACTGCCATTGTTTCCAGGCAACCAGAAGACTTAATTTTACCATATCAGATGGTCGCCCAAACAAGTGCAGAACTCTTGGACGGAACCATAGAGCCATTAACCATCAGAAGTATTATCGATCGATCTTCAATAGAGGGCCCATTTTACTCTCATACATTTAGAGCAGATCTAGGAGGCCAGACTGACGCGTTCAGGAGATCTTACGTAATTACTGACGGTGTAAGCATGCATGATATTAGAACACCTGAAGGAGCATCTCCTTTTTTAGACTCGGTTGAAAATTTAGGTAAAACTGATATGCCCGGAGCGTTCTCTGACTATAAGTCTGTAATTGATCCTTACGTTGATTATGCAAACGATAGAGATAAAGAGTACACAATTAACAGTGTTTCATCTACAATTTCTGCTGTACTAGTTCATAGCTCTTCTTGGAAAGATAGTGACGATCGAACACATGAAAAAATGGCCGCACACGGATTTCAGTATGACAATAACCCAATTGGAATTGACTCCATTGCATATGGAGGTTTAAAGAAGTAACATGCCGAGACTAGGAAAAAAGATCAAAGTATACGATTTAAACCTTCAGGCTCAGCGTAGTCCGATAGGTGTTTCTGCTATTCCTGGAATAACATTTCCAGCAACAACCATGAAGTGTGGTGTTGACTCTGACCTAAAATCCAATGTTATAGTTTTCTCTTTAGGCTCAAGCTCTCCTGCTTCTCCTGATCGTTGGATTCAGCTAGACGGTCCTTTCTTAGGTCCGGTAACACTGACATATACAGCAGTGAGAGGCGATTATCCTGGAAAAATAGCTGTAGACGGAGTCCCCGAGGATCTTGCAGCCCCTGAACAAGTCGGCGACGACGTTCTTTTAGTTCAAACTTCGAGAGACGGAATTTACTGGAAAACTGTGAGGACAGGAACGGTTGCCGAGTTAAGCAATGAAGTATACACGACTATTTCTGTTAATGTTTATGGAGATTCTGGATATAAAATAAGAATAGCTCAGAAAAATCAATTCAATGCTTCAGAGGATGAATATGCCATTTCGGTGATAACAGTTTCACAAGGAGAGATTTCAGGCTATCTAAATAACCCGCCGCGAATTTTACTACAAGATAACGACAATAGAACTGGAAGCTATCCAACAGTAGCCCGCACAGGAGATCCCAACTTTACAGGCAGAGCAAATGTGAGGTTTAATGATCAACAAACAGTAGAATACTTTAGCTCATATCCAGAAGCTGAAATTACTTTTCTTGATATTCCCCTAGATGCTCATTCTATCTCTTTGACAGGTTCAGCAGAAGATCCATCAGAGAACGTAAAAAAGCTTTTTGAGTTTCAAAAAGGCGTACTTCAATATTATAACGAATCCATCCTCGTAGACATTAAAGGAAAACAAACACCACGATCAGTGGCATATGCTTTTGCTAAGACAGTCAACAGCGCTTCTATGGGCATAAAGGCAACCCCAGTTGGAGAAAAAGTAAAACTAAGACAACACAGGCCTTTAATTCCAAGCAACGGGCTAAACATAACAACATCCAGCTATCCTGCTTTCTTCCTCCCTGCTTCAATAAAACAATTTACACAGCACGGCCCGGAAAATTATGCGTACCCTATGATTTTACCTGTGCCCGGAAGAAATGACTATGCCAGTGGATCGACTCATGTAAATGCACTAGTCGCTTCACCTAATATCACTGGATCTTTAACTGCCCCGGCGATTATGGGCACATCAAATAGCGGCCCGGGAATACATTTTACCCCGGGAGAAAACATAGGACCGTTTGATGAGTCCAGGATTTACATCGACAATGACCTAAGTTTCTATACTGAAGGGACCACAGTCAATGGCACAACTTTGCCAGGATTTGGTGAAAGACTAGGTTCTAAGGTAAGTCTATCTTTTGACATATCAACTAATGAACCCTGTTCTGTGTATTTTTCAACTGGAACAGTTTCACCTGGAGGTACACATGCATCAAGGGCAGATGCTCTAGCCGCAGGGGTTAATTCCGGGATAGCGTATTATAATTTTGCGGAAAGCAAGTGGGAAATTGTAGGAGATCTACTTACCGGCAGTAATGTAGATATTTTTAATTCAAATCCACAGACAGTTGCAGATTCAATGCTAGCGATAATGCCCTCTCAGTATGACTATTGGTCCTATCATACAGCACCCTTGACTAATATGCTTAAGCATCAAGGGTCACCCACTGAGTTCGCAGGATTCCCTCTAGCCAGCAAGTTTGACCCTTCAGAAGCTCAGCTACTTGATATGTCAGACTATATTACAGCTCCATTCTTATTAGAAAAATTAGAGCTGACAGTTTCTGCATCTTATGCTATGACACAGGTGATGACGGACATAAATGGTGTCCATAATGCTTCGTTTATGCTACTTTTACAAAGAGATGCAGTGCCTTCTGGTTCGTTTACTTCTGAGCTAACATTGCTAAAAAATAACGGGTCAAACACTCTGACAGATATGACGTGGCTCGCGCCTAAGAAAAAAACATTTGAGACTCATAAAGATAGAAAAATTATCTGGTATGGTAGAATAGGAAGATACCTCGAATTCGATCACCCAACCCAGACTTATAGCTCTTTAGAAGAATTTAGAATTAGGGCCCCACATGTTTTTGCAGCATGCGATTTGTGGATACCACAGCTTAATCCTTACGGCAATAATCAGTATCCTTCCACTGGTTCTTTCACACTAAGAGGTTCTCCTAATACACCTATCGGATGTGGTGTGTCAAATAATGTGGTGCGACCTAGAGGTACGCGTACCTCCGCGCACGCGGATATTCCGGAGTATGCAGTCATAGGAAGAAAGACAGGAGGAAGAGATCTTATAAATATTGCAGACGGACGTTCTTTTATAAGCTCTATTGCAGGCGCTAAAGAGGTCGGCACACATTATGTAGGCTATGAAGCTAATTCTGCCGGCAGCAGATTTGTACCACTCTATGAAAAGGATTCATCTGAATCTCCTTTTCTTTTGCTCCCAACAGACAAGTTAATGCTTGTGCATGTCAATCAAAAAATGCCTAATCCCAACGACGACGTACTTACCTGGTCGAAAGGCGAAGACCAAGTAGTTCAGAAAAGATCAACACTTCTCCCGGGCAAATCTAAACTAACTCTTTTTGGCTCAATGGTGCGTGAAGGAAAAGCAGCAAATACGACCACACTAAATCAGCCACTCACGTCTGACGCAATACACGAGGATGTTAGAGATGATATATCGCCCTTAGGTGAGTCTCTATGCCTAGATCAGTGGCAAGTAGAGCCTGTGTCTACATATTACAAGTCCTATCTAGACAATATTGTCACGGGGTCAATGTATAATCGAAATAACCCTACTCAGTTTATAAACCCACACACACCGCACGTTAGAAAGTCCCAAGGAACCACCGCAGGAACTGGTATCGTTTCTGGCCGTGTAGGGAGCCTCCTTTCTTCCGGAAGCATACAAAGATTTGTAAGGGCTGTAGACACAGAGCAGATATTTTACGACTCCACAGTTCCAAATTTGCAGGAAGTTGTTGACTTCTATCAAATGATGACACTCAATATCCTCGGTGGGTTTAATTATTTATTAATGTCACTCGATACAGAAGAGTGGTCGCAAGGCTGGTACATCCACGAAGCCTCCGCTGGCAGCTTAAGATTTAATAGAAGCGGGATGTTCGAACATATAGGGCATTTAAAAAGATCTTTATCACCATCTACTGCGATAAAAAGAACTGATGGTGTTTCCGGACAAAACGCAAGGATCGACGGCTTATATCTCTTTTCTTCAGGAACACTACCGATTTACCCGGCCTCCATGTGGACGGGTCTGATGGAGACAGGGGTCAATTCCCAATTCTTTTTAATCGACTTCAAAGACGGTCAACCATCTACGGCCCTTGCGGGCTCGAGCCCGGGTTACCGGCCGGTCATGACACCGCAGTCAAAATATGGCTCGTCCTACATGCTTAAAATGCTCTGTGGTATTGGAGATTTTCATGGTATGCCTTTAAATCAAGCCGCTGAAGCATCACCTCGTCGAGGGCCGGCAGCGGCGACCAGTGTCAATTTTGGGCCCGACCCAGGAGATTGGCCTCTCGACGGCTCCGGAGCCTCAGACGTAACGTTTTATCTAGGACCCGGGTCAACGAACCCGGAAAAATATATATGTGCAGGATCTAATGAAGGCCCCGGTAGCGGCTATCAAGGTAAATTTGCTTTCGACTCCGATCCATCTAAAACCGCACGCAATTTTAGAGAAGTTGTTAATACATACTCAGAGCACCTTCGCGTCTTTTACGGCAACGCAGGCGAAGGAATTACAGTAACCTTAGCTTCAGGTTCAGTTACAGATTCACTTTCTATGGTTGGGGAGAAGGCATGGGATCAGTCAGGTCCCTCAGGGACCTCTAACTGGGCCGGCACATACGGCGGAGAAACCTTCAGTTTGGCTGCTGACACCCTCCTATTGAGAGGTTTTAAGTACGGCCTATATAACGCTGTTCCTTCATCACCCACTGCTGTCTTTAGAAGCGATACATACGGACAATTTAGAGACATGTTAGAGCCCAGGCTTTTTAGTGCATTTTTCAATAAGAAGAAGCTAGAGCGTCCTCCAGTAGTGATAACTTTTACTAGTAGAGCAGGTGAAAGAGGTGTGGCACCTGAAGAAACAAACTCACAAAATTTATCAAATCATGCAACTTCTTCCGTACCGTTTCGAGATGGTGTTTCCAGAGACAGAAAAGATATTCAGCCAGATCTATTACCTAGAGTTGAACTCGAGATGTTTGACTTGAAGCTCGGTAGCAGCTAGCAGGAGGTAGATGTGTCGTCTAAAAAGGTAAGTGTTAAAGATTTAAAAAGCACGCCATTTATTACTGCGTTCAACAATACCACACAACAAAATGAACCTGTAATATTTCCTAATGGAATAAAAGTCAATCTAGATTCCAGCCTGTTTAATAGAGGTATAGAAATAACACCTACAACTGCTCCTGATGTTACCACAAATCGGTTGTATAATGAAAACGGTACATTAAAATTTAATGGAAGCCCAATCGGCTCAGGCGGCGGCGGTGCTTCAGGACCTTCCTTTTTTGACGAGCGTGTAGCAGATAAAATCTATACCACTGGATCCGTAACGATCAACAGCAATAGTACTGCAATGACTTCTCTCGATGTAATTCATGACTATACGACTCAGACTTTTGAAAATCAGCTAAGTAGTGGCGAAGGAGGAGGTACTGTCTTGCAGTATGGCACCGGTACGACTACAGCTGGATATTTGTACTATCTGGAGACGACAAAGGCGTGGACACAAAGTACTGCTACAAGTGTAGCATCAGGAGCTAGTCAAATATTAGGCATAGCACTAGGGACTAGTCCAACAAGTACAGGTATGCTGCTAAAAGGATTTATAAGAATAAGCTCGAGCAGAATCTCCGGAACGCCTCAAATTGGAAGCCCAGTGTACGTTTCTACAACTGCAGCAGCCTATACATTTACCGCACCTTCAAGTGTGAATCAATTTGTTAGAATTGTAGGATATTGTCTGGATACGCATTCTAGCGATATTTTACTCTGGTTCGACCCAGACTCAACTTGGGTGGAAATATCGTAATGGCAACAATTACTGTAAAGAAAGATGGCACAGGCGACTATACATCACTAACTTCAGCATTCGCAGCTGCTAATACATACGACGTTATAGAAATACAAGATAGCGGAACTTATTATGAAGGCAACCTCTCGAGAATTGTTTCTCATCTCACCATACGTGCTGGAACTGATGCTAATGGAAATAAATACACACCTACACTGAACGGTGGGGGAACAACTGATTGCGCAATAAAGTTTTACAACAACTGGGTTATAGATGGGTTGACGATTACCGATTATGATGGAACAGCAACTTACGGTGCAGGTCTAGTTTCTGTATCAGGGAATCGGGTTGTCACAATAAAAAACTGTACGATTCACAACTTGGACGATACAGCCATATCAGGCTTGAAAAACTTTAGTACAGTTGAGAATTGTATTATATACGATATTCGAGGGTCAGCAGCAAGAGGTATAGACTCGGGTACTCAATCTGCGACAATTAACAATTGTTTAGTATACGATGTCGAGCATGATGGAATTCAGTCGACACCTTCAGCAACAGTTATTGAACACTGTACGCTGCACAACGTCGGGTATGGCGGCGGAACTGGCGGTTATGGAATTGCCGCAACATTAGGCTCAGTAAAGTTTTGCATTGTATCTGATCCAAACCATAATATCAACAGCGCCGGTATCAGAGCAGCTATTCATATCTATAATTGTGTCTCAGGCAGCGAAGGCGCCACCAACGGAAATTATTATGGCGGCGCAGGCACAGGAGATATTGAAGTAAACCCAATGTTAGTCACAGGATCTTTTATGCCAAGCAGCCTATCCCCGTGTCTAGGCGCCGCAGTTGGTTCAACTAGAACCAGTGATATCACAGGTGATTCAGTTACATGGCAATACACGCATAAAGTAAACGGTGTAAGTGCTTCAGCAACGCCGAACGACATGGGTGCATACGAATATTCATATGCATCAGTCGCAGGTATTAATACTAATAAAATTGAAAAGATTTCGGGTGTTTAATGTTTGTCGCTAGAGAGATATATCAAAGCTTCACGAATAAAAGTCAAGAACTATACCATCGTCAGGCAGTAAGGGCAAATAGTTAAAACCATGGCTGGTATTCTAGACAACAAAGAAAGAATGATTGATTTCATAATGACTGAAGAAGGCAAGCGCCAGGCTGCCAGTGGTCAAATGAAAATAGAGTATGCTGCTTTTACTGACATGCATACTTTTTATGCAGCTTCTGGCACTCTAATGCCCAACATTGCTGAAGATGCCTCTGGTAGAATATTTTTTGAGGCTACAAATCGATTTCAAGATGTAATAGTTCCCGAACTGGAAGCAGGCATGTCGCTGCGACCGTTTAGGACAGCAGACTTTGACTTTGACGGAAAAGTAATAGCATCCGGTACGTTTAGGGTCGGTTATGAGAAAAAGGCAAATATCATAACCGGTTCAAAAATAACAAATATTTCTGACAGAAGCTTAAGTGGCATTACTAGCAATTTTAATGATCTAAGGGTGTTGGGAACTAAAGATCCTTTTGCTACGACCTCCGGATTTGAAACTTCTATCACAACGGGTAGTTTTTATTTTTGGGACAAGATGCCGATGGGAAGATCATATGATGGATCACCAACTGCACTAGAAGATTGCGAAAGTCTTTTCGCAGATAGACGATTTTCACATTTTTCTAATTTCTCTTATTTGCCGCCTGTTAACAAACCATCAGAAGGCGCACCAAATGGAAAACCTTTGGGCATGTATCCAAAACTAAACGAAACTCCGATAATGACATTTCAAGACTTGGAAAAGTCTTTAAAAGAAAAGCAAAAAGTAGAGATTGATTTTACTGATACATCTAGAGAAAATAATCTAATAGGGCAGATATTCGAATATGATAGTACAGGAATAGACAAGCTCTCTATTATTGACTTTGGAGAGTTTGATGATGACGATCCTTTTAGTCGCGGCAAAAGAGTCTTTTTTGTTGGAAAAATTCTTAGAGATGCCAACGGCGCAGAAACGTTTATGAATATATTCACAGTGGTATTTGACTAATGGCTAGATATGAACCAAGACAAGAACACGCGGTCGCCTTTAAAGACATTGCTGCATTTACAGAAGGCTCGTCTAATTTAGAGCTAATTGACATTATTAATGATGCGTCTAAAGAAAAGATATCTGACAACTATATTAATGCGCCAGGGGCTTATGTTTATGAGCTTGACATAACAGTTGATCAACAGAAGGTAATTGATCATGAAGTGCTAGGGTTTAAAGTTGAAATATTCTCAAAAAATCCTAACATAAGATTTAATGAAGATTACTCAGTATCAAGAGCTACAATGGCTAAAGAGCGAAAAAATAGGCTGAGGGAGTTTATAGAGACTAGACAGCCTGACCCAGTTTTAGAGTTTGATATTGATCTAAATGTGCCATTGCCTCCACAAAACTTTAATTTTACCACAGCAGCATTAAAAGCTGTGCCAAAAATATTGCCTGTTTTTCTTAATAGTGAACCTCAAACTAGTGGTAAAATGGTCACAGCCCCTATTGTAGCAATGCCCATAATCACGCCAGCCCTAGGAATTAAAGCAACACCTAAAAGCTCACCTAGCACAAATCTAATAAAAGGAAATACATTTGCAAATATTGCTAAGCTAAGCATTACACACGACAAAAAAGATCCGATATCATTGATGGCAACACCCAAGCCATTTTACCCGACACTTGCAGCTAAAACTAGTTTTGCATCTATCGATGTCTTTTCTCCACCCCCAAAAGATTATAGTCAAATTGAGCGAATTTCTTTGGACAATATATACACACGAAGATCGCTTATAGAAGAAAGACAGGCACTAAAACCACAACAAGAAGATGAAAGTAAAGGTGCATACAAACTGGCAAATATTGTCAGTAACAATACATTCTTAAAGCGTGAAATAACTTTAGGCCACAAAGCAGAGATAAAAACGACAGCGTTTACAGTTAAAAGAGAAATAGAGATTCCAAAGTTAGACTTAGGTATGAGATCTAGCTTTTATGTAAGCATTACACCTATCTTAAGAGAGAGTAACGCTATTGTAAGAGTAATTAAGACACCAAAAAGTCATACTTTTTCTGTTTCTCATAGGCGTCAAGTCGAAGATATAATGCTTCCTGTTTATCCTCCAGAAATAAGTTTGGTAATGAACAAGCGAGGAATAGTTGTATTAAAAATAAAACAGGCAGACCCTTCTGCTACATTAATAGATGTTTTTCGAAAAGTAGTGTCACCCAGAAAAGATGGAATATCTTCTTCTAGAGCCATAGCTTCAATAGAGTCAGAAGCATCGAGTCCTTCTCAAATTGTGTCTGATTTTGATTCAGAGAATATTTTCCCAAACTCAGTAATATATCGAGCAACGACTAGGTCTCCTATAGGGTTAGATGGTCCATCTTCTTCTCTAGTTATTGATAGTCATCATAACATAAATGCTCCGACAGCAAAAGAAGACCCAAATGCATTATCAATAATTGCTGTTAACGAAAATGAACATATAAAAATAGATGTTGAAAGAATTCCACAAAATATCTTGGGATTAAAGCTTTTAAGAGAAGAAATTGATGAGAGTGGATCACTTTCTAAAAGAGTAACCACAGTTCCAATGTCAAATGGTAAAACTCTATATGATACTAAAAGAGGCATAAAAAAGCTAACCTATTTTGACAAAACAACAGATCTCAATAAGCGATATCGATATTTTTGCACGTTTAGGCCGCGCCTTGGAAATGAGTATCTTTCAGAAGAAGATGAGCATATTATTAGAAAAATGCCTACCAAACCTCTTCCTGTAGAAGTTTCTATACAAAATCAACAGATTACTACCGACGACTCCGGACAGTTTATTATGTCTATAGATTTGATTAGTATTCCTAAGGCAGAAGGGGTTGATTTTCTCTTGACATTACTAGAGCGCGCCGGCGTAAGCCAAGCATTTATATCATCAATTAAAGACCAAAGGGCAGAACTATCTCAGTTGGCTGCTTTTATTGTCGAAAGAGTTAATAGAAACACAGGGAAAAGAGTTTCTTTTGGTCAGGTAGGTCCTGGAACTTTTTCAGACGATCCAGAAACCAGAGAAAGGTTAGGTATCCCGGCGCCGTCCAGCAACAATAGATACACTTACTTTTTTAAGCTCTGCATGCGGCCACCGCAAGCTTTCCTAAAGTCTTTGCTTACAAGTTTTCCTTCAGGTAAAATACCGGGTGTAGATGACACTACAGCATTGGCAAAAAAATTCCTAGGTGCATTTGCTGCACAAACAGGTGCATTATATTCAGACAAGGAAATGTCAGACTTTTCTGTAGGCGATAACTTTAGAGCAGGGGAAACCGGTATAACACTGCATACTGATATTCAAACCCCTAAACCTTTACCAAAACCTGTCGGTCTTAGAATTGCTAGAAGGTCTCGAAAGCGTGGCATTTTATTAAAGTGGGAATCTGATACTAATGATATTCGACAAGTTGATCATGTTCTTGTGTTTGTTCTGATGCAGGATGGAACTGAGATTTTGTTGGGAACTAGGCCAGGCTCTTATTCCGGCGGCTGGTATTTTAAAGATACAAAGTATGCACCCCAAGTAGGAAAAAAGAAATACTATGTAAAGTTTGTATATAACGATCTCACAGTTTCAGCTCCCAGTAATTCAGTCGTTTTTGAAATATTTGCCTCTCTTCCGCCTGCTTTTTTTAATTTTAAATTTAAGCCAAGTATTTTAGGGGTAGTAAATCCAACCGCTAAAAAACAAGATCAGTTAAAAATGCCAGCGACCGGCTTAAAGCTTAAATTGCCTGATTTGTCTAAAAAAGTTAATGCATCCGGCTGGAACATAAACCCAGGCAAGTTTAAAAAGAAGCTTTATTAAAGGTGTAGAACTAACATGGGAATTAAGACAGCAAAAGAAAAATTATTAACATTTGCAACTCAGTTTGATCCTGATATTGTAGGTGTTGGAAAGACACCACCGGTGGTTGAAGCACCAGAACCAGAAGGCGACCTTCTATTGAGTGCTGTACCTACTAATAAAAATAATGCTGCAGCTCTAACTCTAGAAAAAGGTACTTTACAGAATCTAAAAATAGAGAAGAAAAGAGTGGTACCTTTTGTAACTTCACATGTGTTTAATCATGATGTAAGCGGCTTATTAGATATGCTCACCGCTCGACAACTCGAAAAGCAACTAGACGATATTTTACTGGAGTCGTTGTATGAAGCGGCAAAAATAGATGAAAATGATGCAGCATTTATAGTAGAAACTCTAGAAAATATCGACAGTGATTTAGAGACGATGGATACACTGCTAGCAGCCTTAAAAAGCATGCAAGATGCAATTAGCGATGCTGACAGTGCATTTGACAAAGAAGTTCAAGTTGAGAATATTACAGAAGAATTTAATAAAAGTTTACAAGAGGCAAAATTAGATGAAACAACCTACGATGCTGATTCGTCTGAAGGAGACTTTTTAGCAACGCTCGCCGATTTAACAGCATTATCACCAGAGGCACTATCTGAAATGACATTGACCGGTTGCTTTATACAAGCGCTGGCAGATGCTGAGTGGTCTCTTCGAGCAGGAGTCAGCCCTACTTTTTTCTTGCAAAAAGGAGAAAGAAACCTGGCAGCCAATGCTAAACCCCCTAGAGGTTTCTCTCGCCCGGGTCCAGCTGTTAAATCAGGTGTGGGAAAAACTATAAAAACACTGGAAGGGATCGGTATTGGAGATGATTCGACATATGATGGAATCTTTAATACAACTGCTGTTGCAAAACCACCAAAATATAGCAGCCTAGACCCTTTTAAGAGAGTTGCGTATTTGTGTTCACTTCTCTCTAGGGAGTATTTGCTTTCTGCAGGCCTAGGCAGTCAAATAGGGACTGAAGCAGGACAGGCATTCGGCGCATCTTCAGATCCAATGGCAAAGATTTTTGGGACTTCTAATATATCACATGTAAAAAATGATCAATCAGTCTCAGACTCTTTGTCAGACTTTGCTGTTGTAGGCGAAGATGCCAGCATAAAAAGAAAGTCTTCATCTAAAAGAGTAATGATGCTAGAAGCTTCATGGAATGAAAATACAAATCCGGATCTCTGGACAACAGCAAAAAAAGAGTGGCTAGACAGTGTTAAAGAAGATCCACTTAAAAATAAGGCAGACTTATTTGATCAAGTTATAACTCAAGCGACAAATCGGTTTGTAGATGCAGAGGCTTTTCTTAACAGTATTTTAGCAAAAGATAGTGAGCTAAGCTTGCTAACGCCTACTGGGCTTTTTTCTAGAGTTATTAAAGATTTTGCGACACTAATGCAAGGGTTGACTGTAGAGGCTGCGGAGGACGTGAGGCTAAAAAATGCATGTGAGCTAATGCTTCTTTCTGAGTCAGCAGCTTCTGGTACATATGGATTTAAGCTTAAGAGAAGAATGCTGATATTTGCTGCTAGACTAGCTAACCTAAAAAAGAAAGGTTTAAGTGAGGAAGAACGAGATAATTTTGTACGCCTTACTGCTAGAGAGTTTTCAAATAAGTTTGAATCTGATATAACTGAGCTTAAAACGGATAAGGATCAAGTAGCATTTAACTTGATGTCAATTTGGGCCGGCCGAACATTCAAAATTCTAGAAAATGATGTGAGGATACAAGGTCAACAGATAATAGATGCTGTTGTAGATAATGAAGAATCTGACGGACTAAACTCTCTTATTGTCGGGATATATGAAGATCTTCAAAAAGAAGCAATGGTCGTAGCCAAAGCAAATGACGAGTCCAAGTCATTTATGAGAGAAGGAAATACTACAAGGTATTCAGGTTTTGACGGTGCTATAACATTGTCTTTCATCTATGAATGTTTTGCCTTGCTAGCTTCAAACTTTACAACAGCTGACATAGAATTACAAGGTATGGCAAAGGTACATCTGATGTCATACGATCCACCACCGACAACTGGAGCTATACGAGGCGAAGATAAAGATAAGCTAAAAAAAGCTACGAAAGAATTCATGAGACAAGAACAAAGTGTCAGATTTAATGGAGGGACACCAGACAGTTTAGTAAATAAGACAAGAAGGTTTTTACTAGAAATTGCTACTGCACTAGATACAGGTGATTTTTCTAATCTTTTAGACTCAAGCGGAGATGTGATTGCTGTTGAAGGCCTAAATGAATCTTCTGATTTAGGGAAAAATATATTTGTCTCCCAGGTAATTGATACATGCTTAGATCTTTCAAAAGATGGAGATATACCAACTAAGCTTTTTATTATTGCCAAGTCCATGATTAGTAACCTAAGAAATACAACAAAAGCATTGTGTCAAAGAGGAGCTGCACTTAAAGGAAATACACAAAACATTCCAGATGATATTGCCGTTTTAAAAATCTTGGGAGAAACTAAACTAGGAAAAGACTTTATCGAAGGCTTGACGCCCTCTCAGCTGAAGTATGCAAATAAAAGATCTGCTATTCTTGCTGAATCTAAAGATGCGCCGTATATACTTGATAGCAAGCCGAGCGCACTTTTCAAAGCTATAAAAATGCTTTTTGAAAAAAAGAAAGGCGAGTTCAGCCATTCAGCTGTTTTATTTTTAGGCCTTCCGGCTGGTTCTTTGTCTGAAGAGCTCTCTTCTTCTGGCAGAAGCGAGGAAAACGCAAGACTGAGTTTAAAAGTAGATAAGGTTGACGAATTAATAGGGTTACCTGACTATGAAGAGCAAGATTACAAGTTCTCTTTAAAGTACAGTATTACATCTCAAAGCATTGTTGATGCATTTGATGCTGAGGTAGCCCCTACGACTTTTGATGCGCTAATAACACTTTTAAATTATGACGCAGTAGGAGAAGATGAGCCGATCCTGGGAAGTGATATATTGTCTTCTGTGAATAACAAATCCGCGATGTTAAAAATGCTTAGTAACGAAGTTGAGTCTTTTTTACTAAAACAAACATTTGAAATTCTAGAAGGTTTCTCACTTTTTGAAGAAAAGATTCAATTCAACAATCTTTCTTCTAGAGGGGTTCCGGCAAAGGCTTTGACAGAAACTTTAGTAAAATCAATGAACCTAGATGAAAATGTGCCCTTGTTTTTCTTTGAGCCTGTCAAGTCTTCTGATTTAAGTAATTCAAAAAAAGATCCTGTGCAAGGATGGCGTCTGCCAGGTGAAGAAAGAATATCAAAAATGATCCAACCTCAAACTCTGATTGTAAGCGGTATTGATGCTTGGAAAAAACCAATATCGACACCAACGCAAATAGATACAATATTTGATCTGTTTACGACAAAACCATTTTATGTAGACAGAGTCAGAGAAACCATTCTAACTAGATCAATTTTTGACAAAGTATATGCTATCATGATTGATCTAGACAGTTTTAATTTTGACAAAGACTTTAACAACACACTGCTTAAACAAAATGATCTCGGTATGGGTATCACTTTAAAAGATGCTGATGCATATATAAAAAATTCACTGTCTCCCGATCGTTTAAAAATTGAATCACTGTACATAACAGCAGAAATAGAAGGTGACTAATGGCGTTATTAGATAGCAGATATATTGGAATGGTAGACATTCCTGAGTCTAGAGAAATAACTGCACGTTTTGTATATAACTTTTTTGAACCTGACGAAAGAACCGATCGTTCCGGAAAACCCAGGTTTCATGGAATAAAAAATAATCAAACACAAAAACTAATAGACACTAGAATCATGGAGACTCGTTTACCAAGATTCATAGAGATTAACTTTGATCCTGTGGACTGTGGCAGTGCAAACATAAATGATCTAGGCGATCAGCCGTCAGTATTGACAGACCCGGCTGTAAAAGGAAAAACATGTAATGAGGAAAGCCTTACGACGTCAAGAGATACTTTGTACAGATATACAGACGGTTCTTTAAGAAAAAGACTGACTGACAAGGCGCGACAGGTTGCAAATATGCTAGGCGCAGAAAGCAGCAATGTTCGAGAGCAAATAAATGTGATTAAAGAAAAGAACGATGAAATTTCTGCAAACCACTTAGAGTCTATTTTAAGTCCTGAAAATACCCCGGGTGTGGAGTATGTAAATGATGTGGGAGATATCTCAGAACCGAAAGTATTTGAGCTAGCCTCGTCCTTAAAATTAGACTCTTTTTTGGATAGGCGACTGCTGAGATCTTCCTTGGCGGGAAACTTTACACATGAAAGCGTTCTCAAGACACACAATGCAAAAATTGCTGAAAAAGATGCGATTAGTTTTTTACCAAACTGCCCAAATGATTCGGGCAAAGATTCGTTTGAACCTACCTTTGAAGTAATAAGAATGAAAAAAGTAGGAAAACCATCTGATCTCATAAAGACAGTTACTGTAGGTTATATCATTGAAAGACATGAAGTAGATGCATTTGGTAACTTTATTGATACAAAAAAGTTTCTACTTGACGGTGCTGGTTCTACAAGCTTTATAGATACACAAATAGTATACGGAAGTTCTTATACATACACAGTTAGGACTGTTGCTTTGATAGAGAGCACTATTGAAAAAAGAACAAAAACGTCATCGGGATATAAAAATGCATACTATGAAGCATGGAGCTTAGTTTCGTCTAGGCCGTCTAAAAAAGCATTCGTCAAATCAATTGAACATCGCCCACCTCTAGAGCCCGACGGTGTGTTTTATCGATACAATTATGATGACGGTAGAGGCTTGGTTATTAGATGGCAAATTCCAGTAGGGAAACAAAGAGACGTAAAATATTTTCAAATATTTCGGAGAAAAACTATATACGATCCATTTCAGTGCATAGCTGAGATTGACTTTGACGACTCTACAATAAAAACCACTAGAAGAGAAATGGTTGATAGTAGCAATATTTTTAAGTTCAAGGCTCCTACTACCACATGGATCGACCATGAGTTCAATAGAGACAGTTCTTATATCTATGCAGTCGTAGCTTTGGATGCCCATGGTCTAACTTCAGGATATAGCGCACAGACACTAGTAACTTTTAACGGACCCAAAAACACGATAGACTTAAAAAATATCTCTAGGCCTGGCGCGCCAAAACAATATCCTAACTTTTATATAGACCCAGACTTAGATGATAATATATTTGTCGACAGCCTTACACAGGATGCAATGCTATCCAGTCATAAAAGAAAAATTAAAATTTACTTCGATCCAGACACAGTAGAATATACTAGTAGCAATGGAAATACCGGAAAAATAGTTAAGACAAAAAATAACGACAAAGGACTATATAAGATACACTTACTAAACATCGACAGACAAAAGTCGTCCGTCGTTGAACTAGAGATAGAGAATCTAGGCTCTGCTTAAAATGCAATTTACGGCGAGCGATGTAAGCGTATATTTAACAGCAGAGGTGAGCTATGGGATTTTTAGACCATTCAACAAATAATATAATAATCGACGCAGTCCTGACAGATACAGGGCGAAAAATGTTAGCTGATAACAGAGGAAGATTTAAAATCGCATTCTTTTCTCTTTCAGACGATGAAGTAGACTATCAAATCATTGAAAAGTTTGGTAGAGCTGTGGGTAAAGAAAAGATATCTAAAAACACACCTATCTTTGAAGCACAGACAAAAGCTAGTTTGGCATTGAAACACAGACTTCTTACTCTACCAGACCCAACTGTAATTAGGCTTCCTAGTTTGTCACTGTCATCGACTAACCTTTCTAGTAATTTGTTGACGTTTAATACGTCAACATCATCCACAAATACTGTAAGTGTAGAACAGGTAATTGAAGGCGAGACTATGATACCTGACGGTGTTTCAGATACGACATTTACAATTTTGGTACCAGATAGATTTCTATCTGTGCAAGGAAGATCAGAAATATCAGTTGAATCAACTACAAGAATTGCATCTTATAGCATTACAAGATCTGATACTAATAGTAAAAACGGCGCAAAGGCAGATTTTACATTGATAATTCAGCCAGGCCTGGACGATACGATGTTCAATATTTACGGTGATTCCGACAATAAAAACAATATTTCAAGTGTAGTATCGATTGTTGGTGATCAGTCGGGAATTAGAAAAGACTTTGCAATTGCGATAAGTCGCCCGGCAGCATAATAAAAGAGGAATAAATGGCACAGTTAACAGGTGGAAGTTTTAAAAGAATTAGTCCAGAAGATATTAAGGTTCGCAGATCGACCCTTAATCAGTTAGTTGACGTAATTCAAGAAGATGTTTCCGGATCAGCAACTAGAAGAAAATATCAAGTTTTTGTAACAGGTGGCGTCGGCCCTGGGATTACGTCTTCGTTGTTCCAGACAGTTTATGACCAAGACTTTAGCTTACAGACAGCTAATGCAATGTGTGATATGACTGTAGGTCTGTATTCCAGCGGATCAACAGTAACTAATGCCAGTACAGGTGAAGATTCTGCTGGTAAGCTTTTGTTTCCGTCACAGTCTCTAATGATGAGAGAAAAAGTTGATGTTTACAAGCAGTATGCTGCAAATCTTTTAGGTGATGCTGACGCTGCTTTCTTTTCACCTTTTGGAAGTACAAGAACTAGCTCAACAGATCGTCACTCTAACGACAGGATCGAAGAGGCTCTTTTTATCTCTTATAAACGTCTTTTTGCGAGAGACAAAATAAAAAGAGAAACTTTTGCTACAAGATTTTATAGAAGCGGCGCGCTGGATGGATCCGATGGTTCATCATATCCAAACAGCATGACAGGATCAAACATTGCTGTGACTTCAACATCCGGAAGTGCAATCTTTAGTGATATAGGTGCAGCTTCTAATATTAGAAGAACATTCGGTGGTGAGGTAGGTAATATTGTAAATGCAGCCAATACAGCTGAAAATGTAGGGCTTATTTTCTATGATCAAGGAACAGTTGTTTTGGACTTGGGCAAAGCCACCTTCGCCGACCAGCATATGAGCGGCGCGATCCAAGCAATGGCTAGAGCAACTACTATTGATGGAGCAGTAATTCCGTCAGGATTAACAGTTCTAGGGTCTTCAGGTGGAAATCCACATGCTAAATTTGTTCCTGACTTTATGGTATCCGGATCAATTGATCAAATCGTTGATCATGTTGCCAGCACCCGATTTCAATCGGGCTCTCTGACTTCAGCAACATTTCAAAATGTTACAAATATTAATTCGACCCTGATATTTTGTAGAGCTACAGCAGATGAGTTTAACTACTCTACAAACCCAACATTCACAGATTCAGCTGGTCGAATTCGTGTGGTAGACCAAGGACAAGAAGACACACAGCGGACATTTGCTTTTCCTACAACTGTAGGGCTTCATGATGAGTTCGGTAATCTGCTAGCTGTCGCAAAAATGTCACGTCCAATTGAAAAGAACGACGAAAAGGATATCACATTTAGGATTCGACTGGACTTCTAAAGAGGCCCAGGTATGTCCATATTCAGGCTCAATAAAGAAAATTTTGAGAATTTTGAGCTAATAGCCAATCCGCGAAGACAATTTATTTCTTCGTCCGCAGAAGGTATTACAGGATCCGTTGCTCTTTTTGCAGATGCATCAACTTCTTTAAAAGAGTTAGCGTCAACATTTGGAGATGCATCAGGTAGTGTCAAGGACAATTCTCTAGACCTACACAGAGAAAGCCTTTCCGACACAATAGCTAATGCAATCACAAACGGAAATTCAATTAATGCATATGAATCTGCTAATGAGTACCTAAACCTGGTTAATAATCAAAAATCTTCGCCTATGATGAATAAGCGTCAGGAGGTTTTAAGATATACACCAGGAGTAAGATTTGAGAAAAACTATCTTACAAAAAAGACAATACAGAATTCTGTTTTTCCTTTCTATAGAAATGAAGTGCCGACTGCACAGTGGTCTTATACAAACTATCATAGTTTAAACTTTGTAACAGGCGGGCTTCCAGGGTATGATTTGCCGCGACAGTCCGTGTTAATATATCCAGCGGGGACAGGATCAGTAACCTCAGAAAACTGGAATCCTTTAGCACCAAAAAACAGATTTACATTTGACTTCTGGATTAATCCACGCTATACAACAGATCGGCCTGGAGACGAGTTTCACGCCGGGACAGTCTTGCATATGTCTTCGTGCTATGCTGTGAGCCTGGTATCAGGAAGCAGAGTAGGCATAGATGGTCGTCCGTCAGGCTATCGAATGATGTTGCAGCTAAGTCATAGTGCAGACGTTAGCCCATCTAGTGTTAATCTAGATATTGCAAACAACTCAAGGTCACACCCAAAAGATTTAATTTTTCTATCTAGCGACAACGCGCTGACTAGAAATACATGGCATCATGTAGCTATTAGGTGGGACCCGTCAATTAATAACGGGTATGGTACGTTTCACATAGACGGAAAAGACCAAGGCGCTTTTATTATAAACTCATCTTCAGTAATGCAAGTTACTTCTGCAAACACAAACCTGCTAGATCCCGACGCCTTGTTTGTAGGCAACTATTATTCCGGAGACAATAATGGCGGCAATGCCATTGCGAAATTTTTTAATGTAAATGCGCATAGACAAGAAGGCGTGGCGCTTTTTAGTCATCATCTTGAGTCAGACCCGTTAGTATTTAATTTTTCAAATCCACTAAACGCTGAAGTCCATGACTTGAAAATATTTGATCGCTACAGAAACGATCAAAAGACAATCACAGGGTCGATGGTAGGTGTAGGCTTAGACGAGCCAGGCCTATTATTTTACGTACCGCCATTTTTTACCAAAGACTCTAGAACCCGGTTGGTTCTACAGACACCATTTTTTGATGCTGCCGGCTCTACAGAAGATCCTTTTAATGTAGCAATGTCATTCGGACTAGGTGCCTTAGATATAAATTTAGAAAACTTTACAAAAGACTTTGTAACAAACCAGTTTCCAAGACTTTTAAACTTGACAGCTTCAAGAATTGACACGCAGATAAATGTACCGAAAACAGCGAATTATTTGCTTTATGAGTCTGGATCGTCTAGAAAAAGAAACTTGACTATTTTGCCGTGTGATAATGGCAAGTTTTTTCCTAACTTTAATATGCTCAAGGCAAAACCAGTACATGGCATCACAGACATTCAAAGTGGCACTTACGATTCTGCATATTATTCTGGCTCATTTAACGATAGGTTTGTTGATGATTTTGGAAACAAGAATTATTCTTTTATAAGCCTAAGAAACCTGGTAGATACAGGATCAGCCGGGAGCTACAATGTAATGCCAGGTAGAATTCCTGACACACAAGAATCCTCAGGGTCTCTTTTGGCTCCTTTACTTGGGCCCTCTCCTGAAGATCCAGGAGTGTCGCCTGGAAATATCTTGACAGTTTTACAGAGATTTCAAGATTCTTCGTCTAACGAAGTTGTATTTTTTGATATATCAAATATGTTTTATGGAGATGAAATTAAGCGAGGTACGTTTGTCCTAGAAGATTTAAACGTATCTGGTTCTGGTGGAAGAATGAGCTTTAAGCTTAAGGATAACGGATACGGAAATCTCTATAGAGCAGACTGTTCGGGATCACATGCCAGCTGGGCTAGTGTTGGAAATGTTTTCTATGAAGAGGGTTTAGCTGTAATTAAAACTCCGCATATGCCACACTTTGGTAGAGACTCTTTTAAGGTGTCCTTTGAGGGTACTAGAAGTGTCTATGTCTTAGAAGTATTAGTGCCAGCTAACCAGTCTTTACATAACTCTTCTAGTAATCCTGCATACAAAGCCTTAGCCCCAACAGATTATCCTAACGAGTTGGCAAATGATTTCTCTTATATCACCGGGATCACGTTGCATGACAACAACATGAATGTAATTGGAAGAGCGAACTTGGCACAACCGGTTGTTAAAAGAGAAGCTGATAAATTTGTATTCAAGCTAAGAATGGATTACTAATGTTAGTTTTAGGTCTAGACATATCAACATCAATCACAGGATACTGTCTAATAAACACAGAGGTACCTCAGAGACATCGTTTAGTCAAAGCTGATGGAATAATCATATCACATATAAAAGACACATACACTAAATCTCTGGCCATTAGAAATGAATTTAATAATATAGCTAATGAGTTCAAGCCAGACAAAATAGTAATAGAAGAAAACTTACAAGCATTTCGTAGAGGCCTATCTTCAGCAAAAACACTGTCAACTTTAGCAAGATTTAACGGTATTGTTTCTTTTTTGGCTCAGGATATATTTCAAATTCCAGTAGAGATGGTTAATGTCAATAGCGCCAGGGCCAAAGTAGGTCTTAAAATAGATAGAAAAAGTGAAGAGCCTATCAAAGAACAGATTTTAGAGTGGGTCAAAAGTCAAGAAGAATTTTCGCAATTTGTGTGGCCTACTAAGACTTTAAAGTCCGGCCCAAGAAAAGGCTTGACAATACCTGCACCACAATGTTTTGACATAGCAGATGCTGCAGTAGTTTGCCTTTCAGGAATGTAAACGTAGCTTGAACATTAGGCAGTAAATTTCTACACTTGTTTTATGAGTGTACACAGGAACATCAAAGATATTCTTACACGTGCGTTTGGGCAAGGATCAATGTCTAGAGACGGCATCAACTATGCTGTGTGTTGTCCTGCATGTGACTCTAATAAACGAAATAAGCGAAAATTAGAAGTAAGATTAGACGATGCCAGATATCACTGTTGGGTCTGTGGAATTAAAGGGTCAGATGTACGCTATCTTATAAGAAAATATAGACCTGACTTAGCTGATAAAGTATCAACACTTAAAACATCCAAGACTTTAGAAGACCCTACTTCGGAAGAAATTAAAATTTCTCTACCGAAAAGAGCATCGCTATTAGGGTGTTCCAATTCTAAAGACCCAGATATAATTGCAACTAAAAAATATCTTCTCCGACGCGGCGTTTCTCTTGTAGATATGATGAGGTGGCGGATCTTAGCTAGTCCTACCGGTGACTTTAGAAGAAAAGCAATTATACCTTCTTTTGATTCATCTGGAAATCTAAATTATTATGTAGCAAGATCTATAGATGATTTAGGTGGCTTTAGATACAAAAATGCGAAAGTACCTAAAGAAAATGTTATCTTTAACGAAATTGATATTGATTGGAAACGACCACTAATACTAGTAGAGGGTGTTTTTGATGCCATCAAGTGTCCAGAAAATACTATACCAATATTAGGATCAAGCATTTCTACAAGGTCTCTGATTTACAGAGAAATTGCTAAAAATCAGACAAAGTGCATTGTAGCACTAGATCCTGACTTAAAAACAAAGGCTTATAAGTTGGCAAAAATGATTAAAAAAATAGGGTGTGAAGTAGATATCGCTTTCGCCCCTGAAGGGAAAGATATGGGCGACTTAAGCAAACTTCAAGCAAGGCAAGTAATAGACTCAGCCGCTCCGTATACAGACATTATGCATTTATCTTACAAGATAAATGAGATTCAAAGCGGATCTATTATATAGGGAAAATGATGTATAAATTTGCACACTTTGCTGATGTACACTGGCGAGGCCTTAGTCGACATGATGAGTACAAAAGAGCATTTACAAAAGCGTTTCAAACACTTAAGGAACAAAATGTAGACGCAATTTTTATAGCCGGCGACATTGTCCACTCAAAAACACAGGGAATCTCTCCTGAGCTAATAGACAGTCTTTGCTGGTGGTTTAGAGAATTCTCCGAAATTGCGCCCACATATGTGACCTTAGGAAATCATGATGGTCTGATCTTGAACAAAGATAGAGAAGATGCAATTAGTCCAATTATTAGAGCACTTAACTTGCCTAATCTTCACCTGATTAAAATGACTGAAAAATTATCATTTGATGATAATGTTGACATTGTTAATTTTTCATGTTTTGATGAAGAGTCGTGGGATGAGATGACTCCTACACCTGAAAAAATAAATATTGCTGTTTTTCACGGTGCAGTTAGAGGGAGCAAAACTGATATTGACTGGGAAATGGAAGGCGAAGTAGAGTCAAGCATGTTCGCTGGTTATGACTTTGTATTTCTAGGCGATATTCACAAGCATCAATATCTTGAGCCCACTAAGAGAATTGCATATTGCGGAAGTACAATACAACAAAATTTTGGAGAAACTCCGGGCAAAGGCTATTTGTTGTGGGAAATTGAAAGCAAAGATAAATTTAAGTCAACACATATACAGGTCCCGCACGACAGGCCTTTCATTACAATCGAGTGGAAAGGCACAGTTTCCGAGACATTAGATGAGGCAGAACAGTACCCAGATTTCTCCAGATTTAGAATTAAAACAACCATTGCAATAAGTCAAGGAGAAATAAAACAGCTGTATTCTTCGCTAAAGGAATTTAAAAATGCTTCAGAAATTGTAATGAAGCACGATATACCGAAGTCTGACTTAATATTAGAGAACATAGAAGGTTCGGGTGCACTTAACCTCCATGACACTAAAACAGTTGCTGATATGATTGTCAACTATTACTCTCGTGCAGGCCTGAGTGATAGGATGAACTCTCGATTAGAAGAGTTAGTTTACAGACTGTGGAAAAGTGCAGTCAAGGCAGACTATGGATCTGGTGGAAAATGGTCTCTAAAGCGCCTTGAGTTTGATAATACATTCGGATACGGAAAAGATAACATTGTAAACTTTGAAAAATGTGAAGGAATCACAGGTATATTTGGAAAAAATAGGTCTGGAAAGTCTTCTATTTGCGGAAGTATTATGTACAATCTTTTTAATGCTACTGATCGAGGAGCAATATCTAACCTTCACGTCATCAATTCTAGAAAAGGGCATTGCAAAGCTAAGGCTCTCATAAGCAAGAGGGGTAAAAACTACGTAGTAGAAAGACAGACGATCAAGAAGCAGGCAAGATCGGGAAAGCTTAGTGCAACTACACACCTAAATCTTTTAGAAGTTGATGATAACGAAAATGTAATTAGGGATTTGTGCGGAGAGCAAAGAAGAGAAACAGAGAAATCTCTCAAACAAATTGTAGGTACATCTGAAGATTTTTTGTTGACATCATTAGCATCTCAAGGAGAGATGAACTCCTTTCTAAAACAGAAGGCATCTGCTAGAAAGTCTGTATTGTCAAAGTTTTTGGAGCTTGATGTTTTTGATAGGCTACACGAATCAGCAAGAGAAGAATCTGCAGGTGTAAAGCACTTGTTAAAGGCAGCTCCTGAAAGAGACTTTGATATTTCTATCTTAGATGCTAGAAGTAAATTGCGCGCAAGAGAAATCGACAGAGAGTCCTTATGGGATGACCTAGAGGCCTTAAGGGTAAAGTCCAGAGAGTTAGAACTAACTTTGGCCACTAGAAGTGACAATAATCTAGTAACTCAACAAGACATAACTGAGCAAAACGAAAAGATAGAAAATCTACAGAACCAGATTCTAACTAGAGAAGAAAAAATAGAAGAGTTAAATCAGACTTTTGACAGCTTGCTAACTAAAACTTCAAAACTAGAAGATTTTAAATCCGAGTTTCCAATAGACAACCTTAAGTCTTCTATAGAAGAGCAGCGAGCGCTAGAGAATACTGTGTCTACACTAAAGCATTCTGTAGATAAGGAAAAACAAAAAACCAAGTCATATGAAAAAGAAGTCGCAAAACTAGATGAAGTACCGTGCGGAGACAGTTTTCCAACATGTCAGTATATAGTAAGTGCGCACAAAGCAAAAAAAGAAGTACAAAAACAAAGTATAAAAATTGAAGAGTTAAAAGATGATCTCAAGATAACTCGGCAAAGTCTTAGGAAGCTATTAAATCTAGGTCTAGAAGAAAAACTAGAAAAATACAACGATCTACTGACTAAACATAACGATTATTCGGTCCAAAAAAGCAGAGTGGAGCTAGACTTAGTAGCAGAAAAAAATAAGCTACAAAAGGTAAAAGATCAGCTTCGAATTGAAGAGCAGATGCTAGATGAGATGAAAGCAAATCTTTCTACAGATGATGCTGCATCTCAAATAAGATCGCTTAGAAACAAGCTAAGAGCATATAAGATCGGCATTGCAGATAAGGAAACAAAGCACGCAGCACTTTCAGAGTCAATAGGACTGCTGCAGTCAGAAATAAAAAAGCTCATGAAGGAAAAAGATGAGTTCGAGAGCTTGAACGAGCAGTGGCGTGTTTTTGAACTCTTTCTGCAAGCAACGTCGAAAAATGGTGTACCGCTAGAAGTCATTAGGTCCAGGCTTCCAGAGATCAATGCAGAAATTGCCAGTATTTTGCAAGGCGTTACCGGTTTTACTGTAGAGCTTGAGTCTGATGAAGGCTCTAATGAGATGTCTGTTTATATAAATTATGGTGACTCTAGAAGAATAATAGAGTGCTGCAGCGGCATGGAAAAAATGATGTCTGCACTTGCCATAAGAGTAGCCTTAATTAATGTTTCAGCTTTACCAAAGTCTGACATTCTTATTATTGATGAAGGTTTTGGTGCGCTAGATAGTGGAAATGTGGAGGCATGCGGTAGATTCTTAGAGTCACTTAAAAAGTGGTTTAAGACGATATTGGTAATTTCTCACGTCGATGCAGTCAAAGACGGTGTTGATAGCATACTTGAGATTAGGAGAAAAGGCACAGATGCGAAAATTCAATTTACATAGTACACAAATTATAGTAAAAGGAAGTCAGGCTCCTCTAGAGTGCCCTGTATGCAAATTTGTCTTGAGAGACTCTAAAGATGTAGAGTCTGTAAAAAAAGAAAGAGCATGTACGGAGTGCACGCTTAATTTCAAACACGTAAATTTAGAGCAATGGCAAGATGGATGGCGACCTTCAATTGATGAAGCTAGATCGAAAATGCATATTTAACACAGAGGTGATGCAATGAATACAAATACTGCAAGAATTATTGGACAAGTCTTAGAGAATTATTGGGGTACCCAATCAAGTTCTGACGGAACTTTCTCCTTGACTTATGACCTATCAGGTGATCAACTTACGCTTAAGTACAAGGCTGTTGTACACTTTGCTTCAGAAAGATCTCTACAGCCGCAAATATCTGAAGCAAATCGAAGAGCAGTGACAATGGTGAATGAAAAACTTAAAGAACTAAAGTCAGCTTATAAGTCTACTGCAGAAGAATCTCTTAAGACAGAAGATTTAGGCGGCGGCGACGATATAGAGCTTTTGCAGCCAAACGGACCTAGAAAAGTCGCATATTATAGATACAACCATAAGTTTAAAATTCAAGACTAGATCAAGTGGCCAAGACTTCGAAACAGAGACAAGTCAAAGAGATAATAAAGTGCGGAAAGGATCCGTCATACTTCATAAACAAGTATGTTAAGATACAGCATCCGACTCGCGGCTTAGTACCTTTTGACACATACCCATTTCAAGATGATTGTGTCAAAGATTTTGTAGACCATAGATTTAATATTATTCTAAAGTCTAGACAGCTAGGAATATCTACACTTTCTGCTTGTTATGCTGTGTGGCTAGCAACTTTCTACAAAGACAAAAACATATTGGTTATTGCAACCAAGCTAGCAGTTGCTCAAAACTTTATCAAAAAAGTAAAAACAGCTTTGCGGAGTATGCCGGCATGGCTAATGCTACCTGAAATTACATCTGCAAATAAGCAAGGTGTTGAGTTTAGTAATGGATCTGCAATAAAGGCAGTGCCAACTTCTGATGACGCCGGTAGATCAGAAGCACTTTCTTTGCTTATTGTTGATGAGGCTGCATTTATTAGAAACTTTGATGAATTGTGGATGGGGCTTTATTCTACACTTTCAACAGGTGGTCGTGCTATCGTCTTATCAACACCAAACGGTGTAGGAGACAAGTACCATGAGTTGTGCATGGGTGCAGAGAACGGCGAAAATGTCTTTAATTTTATAAAGCTAATGTGGGATGTCCACCCTGAAAGAGATGATGAATGGTTTGAAACAGAAACCAAGAACATGAGCCGAAAACAAATTGCACAAGAGTTAATGTGCGATTTTGCAGCATCAGGTGACACCTTTTTAACTGCAGCAGACTTAGAAAAAGTATCAATGCAAATTCAGCAGCCTCTAGAAAAATGGGGGCCCGACATGGGTGTGTGGGTCTGGAAATACAGGTTGTCTGAGCACAAATATGTAATATCAGCTGATGTTTCTAGAGGCGACGCAGCAGACTACTCTGCTTTTCATGTTTTTGACATAACCACTTCAGAACAAGTTGCAGAATACAAAGGAAAACTTCCACCAGATCAGTTTGCAGTACTTTTGGCTGAAGCTGGAAATAGATACGGCGAAGCATTAATATGTCCAGAAAATAACACATATGGCTACGCAACAATAATGAAACTAGTTGATATCGGCTATAAGAACCTTTACTTTAAAAATGAAAAAGACAAGTACGCTGCACTGTATGGCATGGGCACACCTGAAACAGCTAAAATAGGTTTTCAGACAAACTCACAATCTAGAGGTCAGATCTTGACAAAACTAGAAGAAACAGTCAGAACTGGAGCAGTAAGGTTTTATTCTTCTAGATTTTATGATGAGCTTAAAACTTTTATCTGGAAAGGTAATAAGGCACAAGCTCAAAAAGGTAAAAATGATGACCTGGTGATAGCATCAGCGATTGGAGTCTGGCTTTTTGACACTGATCCAAACAATCACAAGCAAACACATGATCTCAACAAGGCGATGTTAGCCGGGTTTAATGTAAACTCAAACAAAGCAGACAAGATTTCAAACCCATGGAACAAAGTGGCGTACAATCCGTTTAAGGCGTATGCAATGCCAAATATGCCACAATCAGGTTCAATGGACGGAATCGATTACAGTTGGCTTTTATAGTATAAGGTTAGAATAACAAACGATGTTAGTTTACCTACATAGTAGAGAGGTGTATTGATGGCTGAAGGATCAAGTCTTTTTAGCAGACTTACAAAACTTTTTAGATCAGGCCCAGTTGTCAAAAGAAGGGTAAAAAACTTTAGACAGCCTGGTGCGAGTTCTGCTGTTGAAGTATTCAAGAGGGCACACAGTGATGTTTATAGCAACACACTCAGTGCATATGGCTCCTATGATAGAATGTCTAGATACAGTGACTTCTCAGAAATGGAAGCAACACCTGAAATCGCCGCCGCACTAGATATCTACTCTGAAGAAACAGTCTCTCCCGATGAGCATCACAGAGTATTACACATTTATTCAGACAACAGAAAAATTCAAGAACACCTAGAACATTTGTTTTATGACATCTTAAATGTAGAATTTAACCTTGTCATGTGGGTCCGAAATCTTTGTAAGTACGGTGACTTTTTTCTTTTTAATGATGTCAACCCTGAGTATGGGATTGTTGCTGCATACCCAATTGCAATTTCTGAAATGGAACGAGAAGAAGGTTTTGACCCTGACGATCCTTTGGCTGCAAGATTTAGATGGGTAACGCAAGGAAACCAAATGTTAGAGAATTGGCAGGTTTCTCATTTTCGCTTGCTAGGAAATGATGCTTTCTTACCGTATGGCTCGTCTGTTTTAGAGTCAGCGCGCAGAATTTGGAGGCAGCTCATTCTTATGGAAGACGCGATGCTTGTCTATAGAGTGATTCGTGCGCCTGAGCGAAGAGTATTCTACATAGATGTGGGTAATGTGCCTCCTGAAGATGTTTCAAACTATCTGGAACAAGCCCAGTCTTCACTAAAAAGAAGTCAAGTAGTCAATAAAGATACAGGACAGGTCGACCTAAGATATAATCCACTTTCTGTGGATGAAGATTATTTCTTACCTGTTCGAGGCGGGGAATCAGGCACTAAGATTGATACTCTCGCCGGAGGTCAAAATACAGCTGCAATTGAAGATGTTGAGTACATTCAAAAGAAATTATTTGCAGCACTTAAAATACCGAGAGCATATCTTGGATATGACGAAGAAGTTGGTGCCAAGGCAACGTTAGCACAGGAAGATATCAGATTTTCTAGGACAATTCAAAGAATTCAAAAGACTGTAATTTCTGAAATGAACAAGTTAGCTATGATCCATCTTTACTGTCATGGGTATGACGGTGAAGAGTTAGCTGATTTTGAACTAAGACTATCTAATCCATCAACAATAGCACAGCAGCAAAAATTAGAATTAATTAGGGCCCGATTTGAAATTGCAGGAACAGTACCTGAAGGAGCAGTAAATAGAGCCTGGGTGCAAAAGCATGTACTGGGACTTTCTGATGAAGAGGTTCTCGGTGTCAAAGAAGGAAGAATTCAAGATAAAATAGACGACGCAGAAGTAGAGGCTGCCCAGCCGCCTGGAGCTGAAGATGAAGGAGGCGGTGATGCAGGAGGCGGCGACGACGCCGGAGCAGGAGGAGATGAAGGCGGCGGAGGACTTTTCTCAGGTGATAAGCCAGAGGGAGATCTTTTGACAGCTTACCCTGCAGATGATGATGAAGAAGAAGAGCAGTACGAAGAAGATGAGTTTGTGCTAAATCTTTCTATTGAAGACGAAGATGCACCCATCAAAGCGCAAAATAAAATTATGAATGCTTTTGGCGAGCCAGTCAAGACACGAAGAGTTACAAGAGGCGGCCCATCAGATACACACGCTCCTGATTTTGCAAAAATGGTTTCAGTTGGAAAGCGCGGTCGAGGTCAAGATTCTCTAAACAAGCCTTTTGATGAGGACTTTTTAAATAATCCAGTTGGAGAATCCCTAGATAGTATTACGACCGCCGCACCGCCAAGATTGACATTTGACTTAGTTAAAACTCTCGATAAGATGTCCAGCAGGATAGGTATATCTAAGGTAGGCTTGCTATCTGAATCTGATGTAAGCGAAGATGAGAGTATAGATGAAGAATAATAAGAGGGGCCAAAATGGCGAAGCATAATAAAAAGCGCAACGTCGGTCTCATTCACGAGCAATTAGTAAGATATGCAAGTGAAAAGATCGTCGAAGGAAAAGAAGAGGCTGCTGAGCACGCAATAGAAATTTTAAATGAACATTTTAAAGAAGGTACACAGCTTTGCAGAGAATTTCTGTTATTTAACGCACTTGTTCATACAAAAGTTCAAAGTAGAGATATTGCTAGAAGAATAATTGAAGAGAGTAAACATGCATGCAAAAATCATGATGATGGTTTATTAAGAACAGAAAAGTCTAGACTTATAAAATCAATCAACCATGATATCGATAATGCAGGTTTTTACGCTAGAAGAATTCCGGAATACAAAGTATTTGCTACTGTTCAAACACTCTTAAATGAGTGGCGCGGCGATAATCGACTTTCACCGGTTGAAAGAGTAAAATACGAAGATCTCTTAGAAGAGTGGCTTACTAGAGAAAGCAAAGGGAATAACCTAGAGAAAAACCCTGATGCAAATCCGTTAACACTTAAAATAATGATGAAAAAGTTCAATAAAAAATATTCTTCATTTAATAGTGAGCAGACACAGCTCTTAGAGTATAAGCTTTTAGGAAACGATTCTGCAGTAAAGAGTCATGTAGCAAAAATAAAACAAAAAGCACATGAAGCTCTAAATGAATTTTACAGCACATGTGACAATAAAATTCTTTTAGAAAAAAGAGAAACAGTTAAAAATAGAATAGACGCTGTGTCTATTGATGCAAATGATAGGTCAATAGCACAAGCTTTGATGCTATCTGCATTAGTTCACGAAATGGAGGAAGGAAATGAGTAAACGCACATTGTTAACTGAGTGGTTAGCATTTGATTATTCTCCTGAGCTTATTAAAGAGTCACGTGAGAACAATAATGGTAAAGTTATAATGAAGGGGATTCTTCAAAAAGCTGATACACTAAATCAAAACGGAAGAATCTATCCAGAGCCAATTTTGTCTCGTGAAGTAAGAAATTATCAAAAGTTTATTCAAGAAAACAGAGCTTTAGGCGAGTGCGATCACCCAGATAGCTCAGTTGTTGAATTAAAAAACGCATCTCACATTGTAAGAGAAGCGTATATGGAAGGTGATGTTTGTTATGGCACTGTCGAGTTATTAGACACACCATCAGGCAAGATTCTACAGAGCTTAGTTGAGTCTGGAGTAACACTGGGTATATCATCTAGAGGTGTAGGTTCTACAACTAGACAAGGCGATCATGATATAGTGCAAGATGATTTTCAACTCATCTGTTGGGACTTCGTTTCTGAGCCTTCTACTCCTGGTGCTTTTGTTATGAGAGAAGGGAGAGACTTTAGTGATAGCGATCTAAGAAGACATTTCACAAAGTCAGATAGAATTGATAGAATAATGAATGACATCATTGATTGGGAGAATGAATAATGGGACATTGGGTTGGAGATAACTGGAATTCAGTTGATGCCTATGGCACTTCCGGAACTCCGTGGACAGAAACAGTGACTTTAGCAGCCGGTTCAGTGACAACAATTTCATTTCCAGCGGTCACTCGATGGATTCAGATAATCAATACAGATGCCACTGCTGCGAATAGTGCAAAGGTAGGCTTTACAGTAAACGGTGTCAATGGTAACCCGGATGACAATTTTTTCCTAGTGCCAGGCGGTACAAATTCGGGAAGACTAGAGGTTAGGTGCATAAAGATTTACTTAAAAGCAAGCCAGAATACACCGACTGTAAGCATTGTGGCAGGTATAACTCAAATTCCTACCAATCGTATGTTTGATGTAACAGGATCGAATGGAGTAGAGGGCGTAGGTTAAAATGGCAAAGATAACGAGAGCAACTTTAAAAGGCATAGTCAAAGAATGTTTAGTAGAATTACTAGCAGAAGGCCTGGATTCTTCTCCTGAGCGCACTCAGATTTCAGAAAGCAAAAGAAAAGAAAAAAGAAAGCAAGCACTCTTAAAAGAAGAGGCAAGGTTAGCTGCAAATAGAAAAAAATTGGAAAATCGAGTGACTGATACTGTCGCGACAGTAACAGATGATCCTATAATGCAGAGCATTCTTTCACACACAGCAACAACAACACTGCAGGAGCAGCTAAATAATGAACCAGCTTCAAATGCGGGAAATATGAATTTTTCTGATATTAGTTCAGATGCTGCTGGCATTAATCTAGATTCAATATTTAGTTCGCCACAAGAGAATTGGTCGGCTTTAGCATTTGCGGACAAGAAAACAGGCCAGTAATAAAGTCGCGGAACGACATAAGTAGATTAGTAGGAGACGGAGGTTTTTACAATGTCAAGACGAGTCAAAAAAATGACACCTAACATGCTTAAGAGAATGATTGTACAAGAAGCAAGAAAGCTTCGAATGGAAGTTTTGGAAACAGGCGAAGAAAGTTCTGAAAAAGTTGCTGACAAGGCACCTGAAGTTGACGCCGATGAATATGCTGACTCAATTGAGCAGGATATTGATTGGATGAAGGCACTAAAGATTCATGAACGACGCCTCGCAAGAAAACTACAGGAAGTACGATCTGCTAAGCGTCGCATCGGTCGTCGTTTATCTAAAAAGATATAGGAGAGTAAGATGCCAACACATACACAGGGAACAGTTGACGCACCAGTAACAAAGAGATCTGCTGGAAAAACTGACACGAATGATCTAAAGGCAATTTATAGCCAGAGCCCAATGTACAAAGGTGAAGTAACGCCGGAGTCAATTAAAGCACAGTTTCAGAATGAAGTAATCGACGCTGTTATTAATGATCAAGGTCATACTTTCGGTACATTTGACACAAATTATGTAGATGCGCCTAACTTAGAAGATGTCGAGACAGGCGGTGGCGGCCTCCCGGCTTCGCCATACGTACCAAACCCATCTTCTCCAGGGCCTGGAAGTATTAATCCAACAGATCAGCCTGAGGCACCAGACGGATATGGTCAAAATGCACCGACCCAATGGGGTTCGGGTGTAGGCCATGCTTTACAGCCTGCTGATTCTTCTGCCAAGATTTCAGGGCAGAAGCTCGGTGATTATGTAATGGGCAAGTCATCTAAGGAGTAAATCTAAATGGCTGTTACACAAGACGGCGGTCATCTGCATACTAGTACAGTTGAGAACATAGGTCCTCAACCTTCCGAAGCCTTAACTAGAACAGGCGGAGAGTTAGCAAAGTCAGATCCTGCAAGATTGCAAGCAGCCTATCCAAGCTCTCCAATATGGTCAACTGACCCGGGCTTAGGTGGTTATACTGCATCAGCTGTGGCCGGCCTAAAAGGTAACTTGGTAAGAAATACAGTGAGACCTGGCGACATTTCAGCTGCACAATCTTACTATGGTTTTCCTGCTGCAGTGTCTGAAGATGAAAATACACCATCTACAGGTGATTTGTCGTATAACGGAGCACCAAACGTAACAGCAGTTACGGTTGACACAAACGGCAAGCCTATTGCTAGTCCTTATATGCCTAACTTATTACCTCCAAACTCTTTCAATCCTACAGCAGATAACCCGACGCCTGTTGTTCTTACTCCAGAACAGTCACACTCTGCAACAACTCCGTTTCACGGCGACGGGTTAATGAGTCCGCATGGAGGAAGTGCAAAAGTTCAAGAAAGCCTCAAACCGGAAGAAGGCGCCGGATCTGATGCTGGTGCAAATCCGCCCCCTGTTGATGGCGGCTCAGGCGGCGGCGCTTAATGCAATCAAATACACAGATTCCGAAAAATGTAGGCGCTTCGATATCTTCAAGGTATGATGATAGAAAAGGTTTGGGCTACGGCCAGCTAGATCAAAAATTTCAAAAATCTCGCCCTGCTGGAAACTCCTTTCCATACAAAGACTTAGACAATTATGAAGAGTCTGATGATGTAAATGATGAGTCCCACGATGCAGTAAGTAGCAAGGTTTATGACTACCCTAAAACAGATGCTGCTGGTGATGCTAAGGCAACAGATCCACTTTATTTTGTAGGTGCAGCAACAAAGTTGCACGCGTGCTTTGAAAAATCAGACGAAATATTATGTGAGATAGAAAAAGCCTCCAAAATGATACCAGTTTTCGATATCATAGAAACAATTGGAGGTTATGATACCTCTAAGGCATTCGACATACGTTCTTATAGAAGGACAGGAACTAAAAAAGGTTGGTCAGAAAGACCTCCGGTAGGAAAAGATGAGTACGAAAAAGAAATAGAAGAGGATGAATTTTACAATTTGAAAGATTTGTCTGCAATTCAAAGGCCAACTTTGGGTGAATGTTTCGATTTTCTTAGACATACTTAATCAGGAAACATGGTGGGTGGAATGAGTAAAACACTTTATGAAGAAGCCATTGCTGATGCTAAGCAACTTAGGGAGCTAGCAGAAGATTCTGCAAAAAATCGAGTTATTGAGGCAGTCATGCCTCAAATTAGAGACTTGGTCAATAGAAGAATCTTAGGCGAGCAAATCGAAGATGGAGCTGCAGCTCTAGGTCTAGAAGACGAAACAGAATTAAACAGCACTGAAGAAGATCTACCAGGAATCGACGCCGGCGACGAATCTTCTTCTAGTGGGTCAGTTATTAATGTAACAGCCCAGGGCGATGTCAATATCGAGGTCGAATCGGAAGAGCCAGAAGGCGATGAAGAAGACGTCGTTTTGACAGATACAATGGCCGAAGCGTTAGGTCGACTAATTCGAGGAGACGTAGTCGTTGAAAATTCAATTGAGGAAAAGCTAGCTCTATTAGAATCTAGAGTTACCAAACTTAAGATGATTAACGACTATGTTTTTGAGGGTGATTTATCGACCTCGCAAAAGTCTAGATTAAACCTTTCTTTCATTCATTGTTTAAGAGAGGCATTAAATTTACGTGGTAAAGTAATACTTAACGAACATGACACTCAAGATAAGCTTGAGCGGAGACTATCAGCAATAATCAAGGAGATGAAACAGATGTCAAAGTCAAACCGTCGTAATATCTTCGATTTCCTTTTCGAGGAAGAGGATAAGGAGAAAATGAGCGAGCTCGAGGAGGCTGAACTCTCGCTTGAGCTTGAGGATGAAGAGCTTGATTCGCTCGCAGGTGCCGAAGATGTAGATGCAGTAGATGCAGCATTAGCGGACATCCTCGGAGACGTCGAGGTAGCCCTCGGCGATGGAGGCGGCGAAGAAGCCGCTGAAGAGGAAGAAGGCGAAGAGCTCGAAATGGGAGCAGAAGAAGAAGAATTGGCCGCAGATGAAGAAGCAGGCGAAGATGAGGTTCTCGAAATTGATGAGGGAATGCTTCGCCGAGAGATTCACCGCATGCGTCGACTTCGTGAGCAAGAGGAAGGACGAGCTGCAGAAGCAGATCCTTATCTAGCACATGACGGAGAAGAAGTAGGCGATGTGGTTCTGGACGTCGATGAGGACGATCTGATTAACGCACTGGCAGATGAGCTAGGCGATTCAGAGCATACACCTCCCGCGCCAGGCGCTTCCGGAACAGTTGCAGAGATGCGTAGACGTAGAGCGCGCCGCTCAAGATCACAACGTGTTAATGAGACACGTCAAGTAAAGCAGTATCGTACTGCAGTTGCTGGTCTTAAGAAGCAGCTTGTTGAGATGAATCTCTTCAATGCAAAACTTCTTTATGCTAACAAGCTAATGCAAAACAAGAATTTAACAACTAAGCAGCAGAGAGCAATTGTTGAGGCCCTTGATAATGCCAAGACGCTCCGCGAGGCGAAGTTGCTTTACAAGAGCTTGTCGGAGTCCCTCACCCGACGCGCTCGTGGTAAGAAGCTAAATGAGGGATCTTTACGGACGCTCGGATCGTCTTCCAGATCAACCCGGTCAGGTCAGCCTGCCAAGAATGGTGTTGAGGCGGATCGATGGGCAGTCCTCGCCGGCATTAACGGCAATGACTAACCATCTTTTAACCTAAGGAGAAATTAAAATGTCTAAGTCATTTTCATTGAACCAGCTGACCGAAGGTATTCGCCAGAGAAATCTGGGAGGCCAGAACAAGCAGTTGGTAGAGAAGTGGTCCCGAACAGGACTTCTTCGTGGTTTGAACGGTGTTCACCGTGAGAACATGGCACGTCTCCTGGAAAACCAGGCAGGCCAGGTTCTTAAGGAGGCATCTTCAGTTTCAACCGGTGGCGGAAACCTGGCATCGTCAGGCGACCTTCGCGGTTTTACTAATATTGCTTTCCCAATCGTTCGCCGAGTTTTCGGTGGATTGATTGCAAACGAGCTTGTATCGATCCAGCCGATGAGCCTTCCTTCCGGACTGCTCTTCTACTTGGATTACACATACGGATCACAGGTGGGTGGAGTAAATGATTCACGTCCATACACCACCGGATCATCAATTTATAATGCACCTACTGGTAAGGGTGTACGCTCTGGTTCACTAGCAGTTGGCGGTCAGTATGACCTAGCTGGTACGGGCTATACACGTGTACACGACTCAGTTGCATTCACTGCAACCTCACAGCTACTTCTTTCTGGTGCGGTTCGTGGAACGAACAACGCAATGACAGCCGGTTCGGTCGCTGAAGCAACAGGATCTGATGGTAAACTTCTACAGTTCGACCCACAGATTGCAGGCGCGATTGAAGGGAATACAACCCCGGGTGGCAACGCCGGCCCTGGAGTTTACTCTTTTGTTGTTATCGAGACTGACTCTCTTACTAACATCGACAAGACGATGATTAAGGAAGTTGCTCTTGTTCCAGACGTAGCAGGAACTCTTCCTTCTGGATTGGCCGTTATCGGAGACGATACCAATGGAAACAAGATCCAGGATGGAGACAACCTTCTTAACGTGCGACGCCTTAACAGACTAGGTACTGTTTCAGGTAACTCATGGACGTCAGCTCCGCTTGCAGACATCAGCGATGCCAATACAGGAATTCTGATGGTTGTTTCAGGTGCAATCGAAGGCTCGACTGCTGAAGTAGCGAAATTAACAGTTTCGTTCCCAGTAGAGGCTAGCCTCAACAGTGGAACTGGAGATACTCTTGTAATTCCGGCTTTCGAATCGGATTTTGCAACGTCACCATCGCCGAATATTCCAGAAATCGACATCAAGATCGAGGCCATTGCGGTCGTAGCCAATACTCGTAAGCTACGTGCCAAGTGGTCACCAGAACTCGCTCAGGATCTTAACGCTTATCACAGCTTGGACGCTGAGGTGGAGCTCACACAGATCCTCTCCGAGCAGATTGCTCTAGAGATTGACCGCGAGATTCTTAACGATCTTCTCATGCAGGGTAACGCTGCTAACTACTTCTGGTCACGTGCACCTGGTAAGTTCGTCAACAAGGAGACGGGATCTGAGGTTCTAGCTTCGGGTACCAACGCTCCTGGACCTGCTTTCCGTGGAACAGTTCGTGAGTGGTATGAGACTCTTGTTGAGACTTGCATCGATGTGGGTAACCAGATCCATCGCAAGACGCTGAGAGGATCAGCTAACTTCGTCGTGGTAGGACCTGACGTTGCTACGATTCTTGAAGCTTCAGTCTTCTACAAGCCTTCCTACACTCTCGATGGTGATGGACAGGTTGGCGCTCCGATGGTTATCGGTGCCGAGAAGGTTGGAACTCTCAGCAACCGCTTTACGGTTTACAAGGATCCTTACTTCCCAAGAAATAAGGTTCTTGTTGGCTACAAGGGCGGAAGCTACCTTGAGACAGGATACGTCTACGCACCTTACGTGCCGCTGATCGTAACACCTACTATCTTCGCTCCTGAGGACTTCACCCCGAGAAAGGGTGTCATGACTCGCTACGGAAAGAAGATGGTTCGTTCCGACTTCTACGGTACAGTTACATGCTTGGACATGAACGTCATCTAATCACTTGATTAGCCGATCTTAGGATCAAACTAAGGCGCCTTGGATTTTCCAAGGCGCCTTTTTTATTTTCAAATAACTTTTTTTTGTGTCTTTGAATCAATCTGTGTATTCATCTGTGGACTTGTGCATACATCTTTAAGGGATTGCCTAAGCAAACAACTTAAATGCTTTAGAAGTTATGTAGATAATCTCTTCGATTATATACTTGTGAGACATATTTATAGATCATGAGTAATAGAAGTTCCCGAGAAAGTATGACTAGACTCAAAGCTTTAGTTAATGAACTAAGCGATCGAGATGTGCAGCTCAAAAAAGATTTTGAGTTATTCGAAGAGTTTTTTGAAAACTTTCCAATTCCTGTTACCATGTGGTCAATCACAAAGGAAAAGACGGTTTTATCTCAAAGAGGGAATGGTTTTGCATGTCACAAGGCCAAAGACCTAGAATCCTTGTTTTTGTGCCCTACAGTTAAGTCTCTCTCCATGGAAAACCATGAAAAAGCTCTTATGGGTGAAAAAGTAGACTACTTCATCAAAACAGATAAAAATGTATACTTTGCGAAACTAGTCCCAAGGCTAGATGATAAGGGCGAGATATCAGGAGTATCGGGAATTGCGTGGGATGTAACAAGCAATGCAATCATGTTGGCATGTATTGAAAGCATTCATGAATCTACAGTTGGACGAAGAGGTCAGTATAAAGAAATCCATCAGGCTGCAGATAAAGCTCTAGAAGCAAGTCGTCTCCGACGATTGCTTGATGAGCACGGAGAAGACTAATGTCAAATGATGGCCAAAATGGCTGGAATGAATATTCTAGGTTGGTTCTCAAAGAGCTAGAGTCACTCAACGACAGCATTGAAGGACTCAAGTCAGAGCTTCAAGATGTTAAGCAAGAATTAACAAAGCTTCAAGCTAAAGAAGACAAAGTTGATGAACTGCGGCAATGGAAAGAAAGAATAGATGATGTTGCTTCACCAACACAAATGCGCGACTTAATAGTTAGTGTAGAAGAGCTTAAAGTTTTTAAAACAAAAGCAATTACGATCTTTGCAGTTGTTCAATTTGGAATGGCTGCGGCGATGTGGTTGATGAAAATAATGGAGTAAAAAAATGCCAGAAGAAAAAAAGACAACAACAAAAAAGACAACTAAGACATCTGCAGCAAAAAAAGCCACGCCGAAGTCAACTAAGACAGCTGCTTCTGCTCCTAAGGCTGCAGCACCGGCGCAACCACCTGCTGCTGAGGCAGTGCCTGTGGCAAAAGCACCGGCCCCTGCTAAAGAAACTCGAGTGCGCAGCCGACGCCGATCTTAGTCAAGCATCATATGATGTTTATGACAAGATCTAAGTCGATATTTAGTCATGTTGGAGATTAAGCATGGCTACATTTGCAAATACAACGAGTCCTACACCATTCGGGTTTTTTGACTCTGACGCAGACTTTCAAACTGAAGCTGACTCATTAGTCACGTTTGTAAAGAGAAAGTTGGGTGATGATATCCTGAGTGTCGAGTTGACAAAAAAACAGGTCTGGGCATCTTTTGAAGAAGCATTCTGTGAGTATGGTTCGATAATAAATCAATATCAAGCAAAGTCACAGTTAGCAAATCTTCTAGGTGCAGCAACTGGTTCATTGACCGGAAGTGAACAAAGATTTCCTAGAGAGAATTTTGAGTTCATGCTCCGCAGAGCAGAGCCGTATGCAATGGATGCAGGATTAGGAGGGTCATACAATACATTGTCAGGATCAATTACTGTAAGTAAAAATGTCCAAGACTATGATTTGTATACTGACTTAAAAGATTCCGACGGCAACGCTTTGTTTGATAACGCGGCAAATTCACCAAAGTCTAGGATGAAAATTTTAGAAGTATTTCACTTTACTCCTTCTAATTCATATAGATTTTTTGATACGTCGAGTGCTATAAACTATCTTGCAAATGAGTTTGCTTTTGAGTCATACACACCCGAGACTATATTTTATGTTCTTCCTGTATTTGAAGACGTTTTAAGGGGTGGGATGCTAGACATGTCCTCTCGGGTAAGAAGAAGTAACTATTCGTACAAGATATCTGGCACAAAAATCAGATTCTTTCCAAAACCGACAGGAGATCCAGTTCGCCCAAAAGAGATATGGATACGGGTGGGATTCTCACCTGACCCAATGAACCCTGCATATAAAGATGAGTCAATCTACGGTGTGAGTAATCTTTCAAATATCCCGTACGGGAGGCTAACTTATGCCAAGATAAACTCTATAGGCCGACAGTGGATTCGACAATATGCACTAGCACTTTCTAAAGAGCTTTTAGGGCAGATTAGGTCAAAATTTAGCAGTGTACCTATCCCAGGTGCTGATTTGACTCTTAACGGTGCTGACCTAATATCACAAGGCAGAGAAGATCAAACTTCTTTAAAAGAAAAACTAACTACAATGTTAGAAGAGCTAACTTACAGCAAAATGTTAGAAGACGAAGCTTCAGCCAGTGAAAATTTAACACGTATTCTCAAGAATATTCCTGTGCCTAACGGCAAAGCGATTGTGATGGGCTAAAATGGCAAGACTATTTATAACCCCTAGAGAGATAGACTTTATTTCAGACATCACTAAAGAAGTGATAAAAGATGTTGTAGGACAAAAGATCTTTTATTATCGTGTTAGAGAAGACTTGACAGATATTCATGACGTCTATGAAGAAGCAGAAAACAAAGTTTTTGATCCTCCTGTAGAGATAGAAGCCCGAATCGAATGGGAACCTGAAGTAATCACTACTAACAGGTTCGGTGGTGATGAAGCATATACTGTAAATGTTTTTCTCCATGAAAGAGACTTGCTAGATAGAGATATTAATCCACAAGATGGTGACTTTTTTAGCTATGGCGATACGTTTTTTGAAATAACTAGTGCAGTAATTGAAAGCACTGTGTACGGTCAAATAGAGCACAGTGTAGGTTTAAAATTAGTAGGAAAGCAGGCAAGAATGGGTCTTATTGATCGCACACCGAACGGACCTACTAGTGAGTCTTATTCTGATCCAGACGCTGTGCAAGATACTTTTGTACAACAGCGAGGGTTTGAGAGCAATAGATTGGGCGAAACAGGAGATACACGATCTCTGCAAGAAAAGGGAGTACTGACTGAGCCTATATCAGGGCCTGCAGAAGTATCTCCAAAGGACGGCTCCGGTCAAAAAAATGAAGTAGGAATTATTGATTCTTCATTCTACGGCGATTCTTAGAAGGGAAACTAAATGTCTATAAGAGAAAACAAAGGAAACGCGCCTGAGAATTTTGAAATTCCCAACTGCACCATTGAGGATGTTGACAGGTCTGTGTTTACTTTGTTTGATAAACAATTGCCTTTCAATTATAAACACAAAGAGGGTATTAAAAAAGCCCCTGTAATATTTGCAACAGGTGAAAGATTTGCTGTTCTGAGAAGAAAAGAGCCGTTAAGAGATAAGTCCGGTGCCCTAGTATTACCCTTGATATCAATAATGAGGACAGGCATTAGTCAAGCACCAACAATGGGCGCCGGCACTTCTCAAAATGTGCCAATGACAATTAGAAAAAGGCTTTCACCAGAAGATCCAGTCTATCAGAGATTAATCAATAAGTCAGGTATAAAAAACTCTGATGATTTGGTTTCTAATCTTGCTAAAACAACAGACATAACAGGAAGTATGCCGGGCCGCGTCGCTACCCGACGTGCTAGTCCACCAACCCCTTTATCTACTAGAGAAGGAGAAGTACTTAATACAACTCTAGGAAATAATATATTTGAAGTTATTACGATGCCTCCTCCAAAGTATTACACAGCAACATATGAGGTTACTTTTTGGGCGCAGTATACAACACAAATGAACGATATGATCATGGCAATGATGTCTCTATATCAATCATACTCACAACGATCTTTTAAACTAGAGACACCTAAAGGGTATTGGTTTGTAGGATATGTTGCCGAGGCACTAACGCCTGGAAATAACTTCGATGACTTTACTGACAGTGAAAGGCTAGTTAGATACTCTTTTGAACTAACAGTACCAGCCTATATTGTTGGTTCTGCGTATAGAGGTGCAGAAAATAGATTAAGAAAATTTATCTCTGCACCACAGATATCTTTTGATTCTGATGTTTTTACAGATAGTTATGTACAACAGGCGCCGGCAAACATAGCCTCAGGCGACCCAAAAAGCTATATTTTAGATGATATGAGAACAATAGATAGAAACCTCCCAGGACAAGCAATCGCAAACACACAAGGAAAAATTGGTGGTATGTCAATTGCAAATGTTGGAGGTACGACAACTGATTCCGACACGGAAGTTTTTGAAATTACAAAAGATCCGTTTACGGGAAAGACTATTAGAAAGAAGGTTTTGGTTAAAACAAGACTCCGCCGAAGTGGTGAAACTGTTTTGAAAGAAACCATTGGCTAACTTTTGACTTTGAACTGGATACTTAAACAAGGGATAAATCGCTCTAGGAGATATGATGGCTGAGCAAACATTTAGATCACCTGGCTTTTTTGAGCAGGAAATTGACTTATCGGCCCGCAAGGTGTCACCGTCCGGAACTCCGGCAGGTGTCATTGGAACAGCGGAAAGGGGACCAGCGTTTGTCCCTGTAACTGTCGGATCATTTGCCGACTTTGAAACAAAATTTGGATCACTAGATACAAATAGATTCGGACCTTATGCGGTTCGAGAATTCTTAAAACATAGAACGTCGCTAACGTACATGCGTGTTTTGGGTGCTGGATCAAATGAGACAGCAGCCGAGATTTCAACTACGAATACAGAAGGTACTGTTAAAAATGCAGGCTTTGTTGTAACGGGCTCTGTCAAGACAGCAGGGACCGACTTAAGAGGACAGGGATGTGTGCAAATACTTGTTGCAGCACATAAGCCGCCGGCTCGCGAAGCTTCAGGTTTCCCATCCTTTACAGACAATGATAGCTTCTTTTCTAATAGAGACGCAACATCTGATCAAGTCAATGTGGTCCGGGCCGTCATTCTTACAGCATCTGGAACACAGGTTCAGCTTCTAGAGCCTAACAAGGCATATAGCTACGACAATACTGTGCTGGATACTGTTGGTGTTGATAGCATTGGAAGGTCACCTCTAACTAGCGCAAAATACTTCAAGTTATGCATAAGTTCTTCCGCCGGCGCGGCTTTCGGCAACGATGATAACAGCCCGGGCATTAGAATTCTTTCTGCTTCTCTAGATCCTGAAGATGGCAACTACATCTCAAAGGTTCTAAACACAGACCCACTCAAGTTTCAGAAAGAGGAGCATCTTCTCTATCTTGACTACGCAGTTGAGCATGACTTAGCACCTGTCGTTTCTAGTAGTGTGGGTGGATGCGTTGCTTTGCTTTCAGGGTCAGCTAACACTAGCGCAGGCACAAACTCGACGCAAAACTTCAATGCATTGTTCGGAAGATTTGACACAAGATACACTACGCCTAGAACAACCAGCTTTATCTCGCAGCCATATGGTTTCAAAGAGTTTGATCTATTCCACTTTGAGTCTCTTTCCGATGGATCATATGCGAACGATAAGTTTAAGGTTTCAATTGCAAACTTGCGTGCATCAACAGATCCAAACAACAAGTATGGAACTTTTGAAGTACAGATCAGATCGTTCTCTGACACAGACACTAATACACAGATTTTAGAGAGGTATCCAGAATGCTCCCTAGATCCTAAGTCTGATCGATACATTGCACGTCAGATTGGTGATAAAAAAGTATCATATGATTTCGATCAGGAGGATCCGGACGAGAGACGATTGGTCATTCAGGGCAAGTACCCGAATGTTTCACAGCGTGTTAGAATTAGAATGAATTCTGCTGTTGAAGATAGAGATATTCCTCAAGATGCGCTTCCGTTTGGTTTCCGGGGTATACCGGTCTTGAAGACATCTGATACATTAACAGATAAGACAACGTCAGCACTGGTTGCTGCAAATGGAACCACACTAGGTACAGGCGCAGAACGACGACTCGGCGGTGGCCTAGGCACAGCTCCTGCTGCAGCTCTTGGAGCGCTCTCTGGTTCTATTGTGCCTCCTCTTCCCTTTAGATTTAAGGTTACACGAGGTGCCATAAGTACTTCTACTGCTCCTTCATTTGTAGGAGAAGTAGGTACGAACGAAAGAGTAGATGGACGTTTTTACTGGGGTGTTAAGGGAACGAGGGTTCCTCTTACTGGATCACTTTCTAAATCGATTCTGAATACCAATGTAAGCTCTGTTGCCAATCCTTTGGTAGCTGCTTATACAAAATTCCAAGGAATCGAAAAACTAGACATGCTGGTTTCCGGCTCTGCGCAAGATGAGTTCAACAATAATAAGTTTACACTAGCTCGCGTAGCTTTCTACAACAAAGACCAAGGAAACGGCCTCTCAGATGTCTTCACAGAGTTTACAGGAAGCTCGCGTGAGCATATGAAGGAAGCATCTTATATCCGCAACGGAGACCCAGATAAGACGACATACACAGTCGATGACGGGACTTCGTACGGAGATACCAGATTTACACTAGCTTCCCTGATCCAGACAAGTTCTGTAATATTCAACAGATTTACAGACTTCGCCAAGTTTACAAACATATTCTATGGCGGTTTCGACGGTGTCAATATTCTTGATGAAAATGCTAACTTCTTCAAGGACAAAGCATTGTCAGCTGATGTCGGCGGAGGTGCTCTTGAAGGTGACCCGGATTTAGGACTATCACAGATCGGGAGCAAGAATCAGCAGGGTGAAGGAAGAAGAAATAATGCAGTTGCTTCTGTAAGAAGAGCAGCAGAAATTATGACTGATCCAATGTCAGTTAATATTAATATCCTTGCGATCCCAGGAATCAGAGATACATTCGTATCAGATCATGCGATTGATTTAACAAAAAAATACTCGCAAGCGATCTATCTAATGGATCTCATCAAATATGATGAAGACGGAAATCGACTATACGATGACTCTACAGCTCGAGTCGACGTAAGAGAGACTTCTGAAAACTTTGAAGGACGAGCAATTGACAATAACTACGGTGCAACGTTCTTCCCAGATGTTTTCATCAATGATCAGGTAAATAATCAAATCGTAAAGGTCCCAGCATCAGTCGCCGCACTAGCTACTCTGGCGTTTAATGATAAGGTTGCATTCCCATGGTTTGCACCCGCCGGATTTAATCGAGGCGCGCTGGACTTTGTTGTCAATGTTGAAAATAGACTTACGTCAGGCGACAGAGACACACTTTATGATGCACGAATTAATCCAATTGCTGTTTTCCCACGTGCAGGATTTGTGATCTTCGGACAGAAGACACTACAGATGGCAAAATCAGCCCTTGATAGAGTTAATGTTCGCCGCTTGCTTCTAGAAGTAAAGAGGCAGGTTGTTAGAGTAGCGGACAAGATTTTATTTGAACCTAATACATCTCAAACACGAGCTCGTTTCGTGTCTCAGGTGACACCTCTCTTAGCTTTGATTCAAGCCCAGGCCGGAATCGAACAATTTAAGGTGGTATGTGACGATACAAACAATTCAGTTCGGGATGTTGAAGAAAATAAACTAAACGGACGTATCGTTGTGGTCCCAACAAGGGCTGTTGAATTCATCGCTGTAGATTTTATTATCACAAACAGTGGTGTGAGCTTTGAATAAATGATAAGTAGTATTAGAGGAAAAATCCAGGAGATGACTCAATGGCAGAGCTAACTTTTAAGAGCCCAGGTGTTAGCACACGGGAAATTGATTTAAGCGGACCAACTGCAATACAGCCCAGAGGAATTCCAGCGGGCATCGTTGGAACATCAATAAGAGGGCCGGCATTTGTCCCTATTACATTCGCAACTTTTCAAGATTTTGTCTCGACGTTTGGTAACACAGACGGCGACAAATTTGGACCGTTAGCAGTACATGAATGGATGCGAAACGCAGGTGCAGGAACTTATGTAAGAGTCCTAGGCATCGGAGACGGCAAAGCTAGAAATACAGGAGGTTCCAACCCAGGTAACGTAACTAACGCTGGATACGTTGTTGGTGATCGCCTTCCGAAAGCAAACGGCATGGTGGGTGATAATCCTTACACTCACACCGCCGGCCGCGGCCCTCTAGGAAGAACCTATGCACTAGGTTGTTTTATGTCTCAGGCTAATGGAAGCACAGTCTTTACAGATGCAGGATTAGGCCAGCTAGCTGCTGGTTCTGATAGAGCTAGGCCTATTCTTCGCGGTGTGGTCATGGCACCTTCTGGGGTTGTAATCTCCCTAAGTTCTTCAAACGCAAATACTACAAACAACGTACCCTCAACTACGAACAGAGCATTTGGTAATTTCGCTGCAGCAGCCGACGCCGGAAATCCATTCGGCGATGTTGTTACGAGTAGCGGTAAATCACAGTTTGTGATGCTACTAAACGGTCACAAAGTTTCTGATTCGTACGGCAATATCGTAACAGCATCTTTTGATCCGAAATCACCTTCTTATTTCGCAAACGTCTTTAATACAGACCCAACTAAGATTCAAGAAGCTGGTCATTATCTTTATGCACACTGGGACATAGATCCAGTTTTGGCAGTACCTTCTGCTGCAGGGATGGGTCTCTCAGAGCGTTACAGCGATAGAACAACAATCGGCTTTATGCTCTCAGGGTCAAAAGGAAGAAATACTGGCGAAGCTTCTTCAGCTACTAACGCCGGCGCTCCAAACTGGGAAAGTTGGGAAGATAGGTACAGCGCTGCTTTCTCTCCTGCAGTTATTTCTCAAAAGTTTGGAGGTTCAAACCTCAATCTGTTTAAGGTGCACTCCAGAGACGATGGAGTAGTAGGTTCCCGAGCATTTAAGATTACAATTGAAAATGTTCAAGCTTCAACTAATGAAAATAATAAGTTTGGAACATTTGACTTGTTGGTAAGAAGACTGGACGACAACGATATGAATCCTGTCGTTCTTGAGAGTTTTCGAGGCCTGGATTTAAATCCTGGATCTGATCGATATGTTGCTAGAGTGATTGGTGATACAAACACATTCTATGACTTTGACAAAAAAGCCGGCGGACAAAAGCTGGTAATCGAAGGAAAATATCCAAACAGTTCACAGTTTATTAGAATTGAAGCAGATAATGATCTAGACCTAGGCAGATTGGACGACACAGCATTGCCTTGTGGTTTCCGTGGATTACATCACTTAGTAACTTCCGGATCAACCGTGGGCGATCTGGCAGCATTCACAGGATCTATCGACGGTAGCTCAGAATTCGATTCTTTGCTAACTTGTAAGAACATAACTCAGTTACCTGTTCCGATGAGAGAAACTGTTGCTGTAGGGGTTGCGCCAAAGAAAACACCTGAAGCTGCACTTACTTGGGGCGTTCAGTTTGAGCTAAAAGACAGCACAACTCAACCTAACCAGAATCAAAAGCTAGATCCTTCTATATACGGATTTACAAAGTGGTTCCCAAATTTTCACACTTCATTCCAGAACCCATGGGTTGGTGATAATGAAGGAACAGTTGATCTAAATGGGTGTGTCTTAGATGCAGACAGATATCTTAACAATCTATTCTCTTTAGAGCAGGTTGAGGTGATCACGTCTTCAAACAATAAGCCAGATGCACAGCAATGGTCAGCTGCAACCTATAGAAGAAATGGAACATCAGTAGGATCACTTACAGATCGAGACGGCAACACGGGTATTGGCTCTAGATTCCTAGATGCTTCGATTGACTTTAGTCACTTACCAACACGAAAATATCTTAAGTTTTCATTCCCTCTACAGGGAGGCTTTGATGGCGTAAATATTTTCGACAAAGACAAGTCCAAGCTAACAGACAATGCAGCTCGTCGAGAAATGGACGATTCATCAGCACAGGGAGGGACTTCAGGACCGACGGTTGCTGCATACAGAAAAGCAATTGACGTAATGGAAGAGAAATCAGACGTCGATATTCAGCTGTTAGCAATCCCAGGACTTCGTCATGAATCCGTGACTGACTATGCTGTCGAATCAACAGAAAGAAGATTCGACGCGCTCTTTATTATGGACATTGAAGAGAAAGATACAGTTGATGCTTACGTCACTGCTTCACTTGATCAAAATGTCAACGTAACAAACACAGTAAATAGATTCGGTGGGCGCTCGATGGATTCTTCGTTTGCGGCTGCGTACTTCCCAGACGTTGTAATAACAGATCCTTCGACTGCTACAAACGTACAATGCCCACCATCAGTTGCTGTTTTAGGTGCATTTTCACTAAATGACGCTGTTGCTCACCCATGGTTTGCACCAGCTGGATTTACACGCGGTGCACTATCATCTGTTGTAGAGTCACAAGTAAAATTCAATAGAACAAACTTAGATGAACTATACACAGTTGATGTGAACCCGCTAACTTCTTTCCCACACACTCCGGGTGTAGTGGTCTTCGGCCAGAAAACACTTTTGGCTGCACAAAGTGCCCTTGATAGAGTCAACGTAAGAAGACTTTTGATTGATGTGAGGAGAAAAGTTAAGAGAGTTGCTAATTCTCTCTTGTTCGAGCCAAACAGAACAGAGACGTTAGCTAGATTTAGTGCTGCTGTGACACCAATTTTAACACAAATTCAGCAGCAGCAAGGACTAGATCGATTTAAGGTACAGATTGATACTACTACGACTACGCAGGCAGATGTTGAAAACAACACAATACGAGGCAAGATTTTCTTGCAGCCTACACGCTCCGTCGAATTCATCAGTCTAGATTTCGTGGTGACAAATGCTGGCGCCGACGTATAAGTACTAATTGAATGACATATTTAATAAGGACCCATTAAGGAGATAACAGAAAATGGCAGAAACACTTCCAGTCACAGATATGCTACCCAATAAGTTTGAACCCAAACGAAAATTTAGATGGGTATTTGCAATTGAAGGGATTGATGCTTTTTTGATGAAGACGGCGGCCCGGCCTAACGTCACAATTGAGGAGACAGAAGTATCCTTCATTAACTCTACGCGTTACCTTGCCGGTAAGTCAAAATTCGAGGCAATTACTGTCACGCTACATGATCCAATTGCACCTTCGGGAGCACAGCAGGTAATGGAGTGGTGCAGAACACACTTTGAATCAGTTTCAGGTCGTGCAGGATATGCCGACTTCTACAAGAGAGACTGCCAGCTCAAGCTTCTTGATCCAGTTGGAACAGTAGTTGAGCTTTGGGATATCAAAGGAGCGTTCCTCACTAACGCCACATTTGGTGATCTAGACTACGGCGGCTCTGACCCAGCAGAAATTTCTCTGACAATCAGATTTGATAATTGCGTACTGCAATACTAAACTCTAGAGTCAAAATACTAAAGATCAGTAGTTTTTAAACTGTTAAAAGCTGTTATTTTAGCATATCTAAACCCAACCAAATAATTTTGGTTGGGTTTTTTTATTAACATGTGTGTGCACATTGCTAATTTTAGTACTATAGATTGCGAGGTATAACAGTGAGCAACGACGCAAGAGAGAATAACGAAGTTTTTTCCGCTAATCAGGCAAGAGCGGCAGGTTTCCAAACAAGAAACGTAATGGCAGATGATTTTGGGTTTGAAATCCCAGTTGAAGCTGTTCCACTTCCTTCTAATGGGAGAATCTATCCAGTAGATAGTCCACTCCATAACCTGGAGACATTAGAGATCAGAGCGATGACTGCTAAGGAAGAAGATATTCTTACTTCTAGAGCGCTAATCAAGAAAGGCACAGTCATTACGCACCTAATCAAGTCTTGTCTAGTTAACAAGGCCATTGATGTTGATGCAATGACAGTAGGCGATCGAAATGCGATCATGACTGCTCTCAGAGTTACAGGTTATGGATCTGAATATACTGCTGAGGTTCAATGTCCAGCATGTGGAGAACAGTCTAAGCAAGATTTCCAGCTAACTGAGTTACCCATTAAGCGTTTGGACTCTGATCCTGTTGCAGAAGGCGCGAACCTTTTTGAATTTAAACTACCTGTAACTAAGAAGACAGTGCATTTTAAGTTTCTAACAGGTGCGGATGAGACAAACCTTACAGTTATGATGGAGCGCCGCAAGAAGCAGGGTGGAGAAAGCGAGAATCTGGTGACGACTCGACTACAACATCAGATTGTAGCCATTGAAGGCATTAAAGATAGAAATAAGATTAATACCTTCGTGAGAAATATGCCGGCCAGAGACTCTTTGGCGCTAAGAAAGCACATCGATGGCTCAGAGCCCGGCCTAGACATGAAGACGTGGATGGACTGTCCTCACTGCATGGAAACATCGGAGGTACGGCTCCCGATGGGTGCCTCGTTTTTTTGGCCTGACACCGAGTGATAAAGAAATATTTCTTCAGCAAATATTTTTGCTGATGTATTACATGGGCTTCACATACACAGAAGCATATCACTTGCCTGTATGGCAGCGCATTTGGTTCATTAACAGAACCAATGAAGAGATAAAAGAGTCTGCCAAAGCAAATGACGGCCAGGCGCAGTCTAGAGCTGCGCATATGAATCATCCAGAAGCCAGATCGATGATGAATCGTGCACGGTCACAAGTTCCTGCAAGATTAAGAAGATTTACTTAATACCATCTGTAGTTCACTAGTGGCAATAGATAATTACCATATGTGAGAACAGGATTTTATAGATGGCAAAAAACGATCTCGGCGATCAACTAGCAGTTCAACAGCAGATAAATAAGGTTCTGGCACAGCGCCAGGCATTAATGGCTAAGTCTACCCAAGTCTTGGGTGCTCAAGTCAAGATGGCTGCTGAGCTTTGCAAAGCCCTAGAGTGCAAAGGCCTCGATGGGATGAATGATCGTCTTAAAGAGATAAATGATTCTCTTAATGAGGTTGCTGACACTGCCGAAGAGGCCGCAGAAAAAACAGAAGGCTTAGCCGATGCAGCTGGAAAAGCTAGCGCTAAAGTAGGTGATAATTCAAAATCATTAATGAAGCTTGGTGCAGGTATCGGACTTCTTAAAGGTGTCCAGGCAGGCTTCAGCGGCATTATGTCAACTCTATCGGGTCTAGGCAAGGGTTTAGTAAGTGTTGTAGGGTCTGTATTTAAGCTAGGCAAGACATTACTCTCTGTTCCTATTAAAATCTGGTCAGGCCTTATTGGCATGGCCCAGGGCGGCGGAGGTGGCCCTAATCCTATCAAAGTCGCGCTCGAAGAAGTTCGCAAGGAGATGGGTAGTCTAAACTCCGGAGAAGGTAAGGTCTTTAAGGAAGGTCTCAAGACCATGCGTGCCGAGTCAAAAAGTCTCGGAGGTTCGGGGCTGAGGCTCAGTAAAATTTTCGGAAAAGGACCAGGTGGTTTTGCTGAAGCAATCAAATATAACTTAGAGACCGCGAAAGCACTAGGCAGTGCCTTTACCGCATTAAGAGGAGAATTTGCAAAATCAGCCGGCGCCCTTGCAGTATATCGTAAAGGCTTAGGGTTTTCAGCTGAAGAGATGGGTGCTTTAGGAAAGCGCGCCTTGGCACAAGGTAAATCCATGACTGAGCTCTCTCGAGAGACAGCAAGTTATGCCATTCAAATGGGCAAAGACTTTGGAATGAACTCTAAGGTTATCTCTAAAGATATGGGCAAGATGATGGCTGATTTTGATAATTTCGGCACATTAGGCCCCAAGGTTATGTCTCAAGTTGCGGTATATACGCGCAAGTTAGGTATCGAGGTAAAAGAATTAACAGGCCTCGTAGATAAGTTTGACAACTTTGAAGATGCAGCTAAGGGCGCAGCACAATTGGCACAGTCGTTCGGAATGAATGTTGACGCCATGAAGATGATGAAAGAGCAAGACCCAGCTGCTCGCCTCTCCATGTTACAGAAAGCATTTAAAGCCACAGGAAAATCTGTGGAAAGTATGAGTCGTCAAGAGCTCAAGATGCTGTCGACACAGGCTGGAATGAGTGCTGAGGCAACGAAGCTAGCCTTCAGTCAAAAAGGTTTGTCGATGTCATACGATGACGTCCAAAAAGCTGGCAGTAAAAACGAAAAGAAGCAGTTATCTCAAGCTGAAGCAATGAGCAAGTTGGCTGATTCCATAGAGCGAGTCTTTGGCGGTGGAGGCGGAAGCAAGTTTAAAGGCTTTTTTGATGCTTTTGCAAAAGGTTTTGGAAAAGGAATAAAGCGGTCCAAAGTCTTCAGGCAGGTGATGCGAAACATTAGAAAGTCGTTACGCGTTGTCTATAAGGCAGGTAAGCAAGTAGGAAAAGCATTTGTTAAATTCTTCCCAGGCGTCAAAAAAATGCTGAAAGGTCTAAGAGACCTTTTTAATCCTAAAGATGTAAAAAATCTAATGAAAGGCGTCGTCGCAGAGTTTAAGAACTTTTTCAAAACAGTTCAGGATGACCCACAAGCAGGTGTCGCCACACTCATCGAAAAACTAAAAGAAAAGTTTAAGGAATTTTTTGGAAAAAAGGGTAAAGCAGCAAGTGATGTAGCTGAAGGCGGAAAAACGTTTCTGAAGGTACTCGGAGGTATCTTTAAGGGACTTTTGATGATAGTCATACCGTTAATTACAAAGGGGATTAAAAAGCTCACAGAGATTATTAAGAATCCTCCTGGCATACCGGGCGCATTGAGTGAAATGTTCAAAGGCCTTTGGGCTGCTGTCAGCGATCTTTTTGGTGTTTTGTTCACCAAGCTTTTGCCACCGCTGCTGGCAGCGCTTAAAGGTCTATTCTTAGCAATATATGAAAAAATGAAGCCATTTTTGGCGAAGTACTGGCCTGTCTTGGTAGGTGCTCTTCTTGCAAAAGGCCTGGTCGTCGCGATTCTTTCGATGCTTAAAGGCGGCGCGGTCGCCGGCGCATTTGGTCTGCTGTTTAAAGGCTTGGCCAAGATGATGGGAAAAGAGGTCAGCAAAAAGAAAAAAGAGAAAGAGGCTGAAAGAAGCGGCCGAGTTATGGTTGCACCCTTGAGAGGCGCAATTAAAGGCCTTAAGAAAATAGGCGGTGGAGATATCGCTAAGGCAGCTGGAAAATTAATGCTGCTAACATTCTTGTTTTTACCAGCATTTATTTCTTTTGTAACAACTTTAGTAGGAGGAATGGCCGGCCCCATTGCAGCAATGGGTAACCCGTTAAAATTTGTTTTAGCTGCCATCGGTATATCAAAAATAATATTCGCATTTCAGTCAGTCTTCCATGCTGCTAAAACTACTAGTTCAAAAGACATCATGATGGCTACACTAAAGCTTGTGCTACTAGCAGGTGCATTTCTTGTTGGTGGCGTTGCTTTTGTGGGTGCACTTGGTCTAATTTCAGGCATGGCTTCCGGATTAGATTGGGTAGGGATTGCTCTGATGATGGTAGGATTAGGCACCGCCATGATTGCTGTATCATTTGTAATAATGGCAACCCGATTGGTTACTGCAAAAGAAGTTGCAAAGTCTGCTCTTGTCGTCGCTGCAGCTTCACTTGTCGTCGCTGCCATGATTCCCTTTTCTATAGCAATGAAAATGGCTGCCCCCATATTAAACGGGATAGGCGTAGGTGAAGCTCTTAACGCTGGACTAACAATGATGGGTCTGGCTGTTGCAGTTTTAGGGGTTGCTGCTATAGCTTGGGCTGCTAAGCTCCTAAAACCTGCAATGATAAAACCAGCTGCTATGGGCTTAATTACCGCTATACCACTCGTTATTCTAATAGGGCTTTTTGGTGCTATTATATACGGTATGGCAACTGCTTCCGGCTTTATGGACCTAGACTGGGAAAAACTAGGCGGCGCATTTAAAAGTATCGCTTTTATTTTTGGCTCATTGTTGATCGTGGCGATATCAGCCGCCTTAATGAATCCTGCAACAATGGTCATGGGCATGATTGGTCTAGTGATGGCTACGCTGTTTGTTGTTGTGTTTGCAAAATTATTCTTGCCTCAATTGCGAAAATTTGCAAACAGCAAGATTGATTTTGTTAAGACAGCTGTCAACATGATTAAATTAGTGCCAATAATGGTAGGTCTTTTAGTCATGGCTGCGATGATGATACCGCTAGGCGCAATCGCATTCGTCGCATCATTCTTTACACTTGGCGCTGCACTCTTTGTCAAAACCATCGTGAAGTCCGGACTTATAAAGAATTTAGGTGTAATGGCTGGAAAGGCTGACAAATTAACAAATTCAAAAAAAGCGTTCGAAGCAATTTCAGTTGCTATGGACGCATTAAAAGACATTGCATTCACAGCTTTAGCGCTAATGATCTTTAAGCTGCCTTTCTTTCCAAGTTTCAAACAGCTAGCTGGCACAATTTCACAATTCATTGATGCACTTACAAAAAAAGACGGTGTAACGGACAAGATAGGCACCATGATCGGTGCGATCAAAAACCCTAAAGACGCAAAAAATGCTGCATCAGCTATCGTTATGGCAGTAGATGCGATTAAAGACTTGGCCAAAATTGCAGTAAAGCTAGGCAAGATGGAGCTTGAAGCAGTTGACGAAGGACACACATCAGGTATCCTGGACAAAGTAAAAGGGCTGATGGATGTTATTATTAAAGGCGTCGCAGGTCCAGAAGGTGTCATGGCGCAAATGATAAAGCTGGTAGCACTGACACCGCCAGGAGGTGAAGAGCAGACAAAGGCAGTCGCTTCTGTTCTCTCTGCTATCGGAGGCCTGTTTGGTGGAATGCTAGGCCCGATGGCTGAAGTGTTTGAAATGGCACTAAAATATACTGATGAAGGAATGCTCAGCAATGATGTAGACACTGCTAAACTAGACGCAGTCATGACTACAATGAAAACATTCATTCAAGACCTGATGGCGACAATTCAAAATCAATTAACGCCGATGATCACAACTTTACTGACGATAGAAGTTAAAGGAGATCCGAGAGATGTAGAGTCGAAGCTCAAGATAATGGCAGGCGCAATTGATATCATGACAAAGATCACAAGTTCCATGGCAGATCAAGCAGGAACACTTAGTGAACTTCATACTGCTGCAAACAAAGCAAAAGGAACATTTCAGAGCAATGATTCGTTAGGGAAGACCATGAACACCATGACCTCCATGATGAATAGCATGTTCAGCATGCTTCGTCGTCATGTCCCACAAATGATTATGGGGATCTTGGGTGTTTTAAATCTACCTGCTCTAAAAGAAGATCCTAAAAAGCTTAAGCCGAAGCTTGAGGCCATCGGCGTCGCAATGAAAGCTATGGTAGACACGATGGAGATGGTCAAGGGAGTTTCTGATCTAGCTGAGAAGACAGACATTAAAATTATTGTTAAAAAAGGAAGAGTGATAATCAAGGAGACAGGCCCACTCCAGACTGGAATGAGGCTAATTCCAAAGATAGGAAAATCCATTCAAAAAGCGATAACAGCAATATTGGCAATTAATGTCCCAGATCCTGGAATGGCAGTTAAAAAAATCAATGTAATTTCAAAGGGTCTTAAAGTTGTTACTGAGTTTATGAAAGCGATTGGAAGCATTCTAGGAATAACTAGCAAAAAACCAAAAAGTAATATATTTGGTAATCTTTTTAAAGGAGGACTCTTCGGTGGTAAGTCTGAAAAGCCTCCTTCTAAGCCAAAGATGACAGAGGCTGAAAAAAGAATTAAAGAGTTGACTGATAGTATCGATGCAATAGTTGGAGCATTAACTAGAAAAGGCGGCGGCATTGAAAAGGCAATCGGTGCAATAGTAAAAATTGCTCAAGGGCAAGCATTTTCTGACCCTGAGACAATGAAAATGAAAATGGAAACAATCATTAAAGCGATTCAGGTTGTTTCAAAGTTTATGAATTCCATGGGCAGCGCTATGAAAATCGGCGGAGGTCGAAGTCCGTCAGAAATAACGCGTGACGTGAACGCGCTATTCGGACCAGGCGGTGTGGCTGCCACGATTATCATGAGAGTCGTTGGTGGCGCGAACGGAGAGCTTTGGGGGCTTCCAGACATAATTAAGTCAGTTAAAAAATCCGCGGAGGGAATTAAAGATCCGGCATCTCTTGAAAAGAGGATGAATATTGTCGTTGCTGCAATGGGCGCTGTGTCTAAGTTTGCTAACATGTTGGGTAGCTTCATGAAGCTCGCTGGGCCGAATGTAAAGAATCCAGGAGAGCTGAGAGAAGCCATCCAGAAAATGTTTGGCGCCAAAGGTCCAATTTATCAAATCATTAAAAGAATTTCGGGCGACGAAGACGGAACTATTGGTCTACCCCATCTTATTGGCAAGATTCAAGCAGTGGCAGAAAAAGTACCGGCCGGCAAATCAGGAATTGCAAAGAAAGTCAAGCTGTTGAACGAAATGCTAGGTGCTGTTGCAACCTTTGCTTCTGTAATAAAAGACATGATGGGATTGATGCCCAAGGGCAAGATAACCAAGGACGACGCCGATAATTTCTTTGGTAATTTTGGTATTTTGGAGACGATGCTTGAAGGGTTTATGGGCAAAAATGCACTAAACGGTTATGGCCTACCTCAAGTCGCTTCTGATCTTGTTGGATTATTTGAAAAGGGAGGCGACCTTAATAAAATACACAAATACTCCAAGCAGATTTCGTCGCTAGGTAAAGTCTTTGATGCAATCGGAAAATTCACTACAGCACTTACAAATATTAAGGGCTTGGGTACAAAAGGTGCAAAGGGAGGCCAGGCAGCCTCTGCCAACGAATCCATGAAAACACTGGCGAAAGTCTTTGATACAAGCTCAGGCAAAGAAGGCGGATTTGCAAAGCTAGTAAAAGCTATTGGTAAATTCTCTGAGGATATTCTGAAACCGAACATAAAAGGTCTCAGGAAGGCAGCAGCTCGCTTCCCTTATCTAGTCAAGGCGATGAAAGGTGCCGCCGACGTTGCTGCATTCGGTTCAGAAGGTGGATACGGAAAGAGAAAGGCTAAGCTCTCTTCAACTGACGTTGATGCAATCGTCCTGTCCTTACAGAAGATCAACAAGGGAAAACTAGTCCACAATATTAACGAGGCACTCGGCAAAGGCAAAGGCATGGACAAGAGTACTGTTACCAATGCGGCAAACTTAAGAAGAGTTCTAGTCCAACTAGACGCCGCACTTAAGCTTAAGTACCTTAAAGACACAGTGCAAGTGACCAGAATTAAGAACAATATTGCTACTGTTGGTGGAATGCTTGATGGTAAGGTAGCTGGCGTCACTGCGACATTTAAGGCAGGAAAACTTGAAGTTTCTCATAACCTGAAGAAAGCCACTGTTGAAATCACAGTTAACCTAAACAAGAAAGAGCTGGCGAAGCAGCTCGTCGGCGTGAAGTTCGATGGCTCCAAGCAAATTGCTACTACTGGCGGAACCCAATAGAAAATTTTAAGCTATTTAAACAAGAGATAGAGTTACTACTATGGACGAACTAACAAAAGAACAAAAAGAAGCACTAGAAAGATTTAAGTCTACTAAAGACGACCCTGAGACGCTTGCTGGTCTCTTTTACAAGATCTTAGAACAGGCTGATCCATTATTTAAAGATGCTATGGAAAGAAAAGCTGCAGTTTTAATGAATGCTGGGTATGCCATAGGAAAAGAGATGGCTGCAGCTGAAGACGATCCAGAAAAAAAGAAAGAGATGGAGTTTCGATTGAGAAAGACTGCCAGCAACATCCATTCAAAGGTTCGATCACAACACGAAAAGTCAAACAAAGAGAAGGCTGAGAAGGAAAATAACTAATGCCATCGTTTGATCTCCCAAGCCCATCAGATATCTTGAGCGGTGACGCCGAAGCCCCGGGCGCAGCCCCGGATGCTACTGCAACTAACGAGCAGCTTTTCGGCGGAGGAGTCGCCTTTGAGAAACCTGTTGTTATCTCTTCTCGAATCGATCCGATGCCGAAAAGATTGGGAGACTATCTTGTTGACAACTCCGCAGTTCCGGAAGGAGCTGAGGCAAATGTCTTGGCACACGAGACATCTGCAGGAGCAGCAGCTTTCATTCCAGGTTATCCGACCTCAGAGCCGAACACTGACTTACCAAGAGACCCAACCGATCCTGTAAGACCCACAGATGGATTACATGACCTTTCTGCTGCATCACGAAGATCGTTAGCAAACTATGCTGCAGAAAATCAAAATGCTGTCAATCGGTACTCTCCAGACCCCAAAACTACACAAGAGACGGTAGGGCATCAAAGAGGGCATGCATTATCTAAAGTAACAGACGATTCTGCATTTTCTCCAAGTCCAACTAAGCATTTTGATGATATAAGCGGGGGCACTGCAGCAAATGCTACCCTAGGGTCTTTCTTCGGTGCACCTAGACTTTCTCAAATAATCTCTAAGGATGGGACAGTCCCACCAGCACCAGCTGCAGGAGGGCCGTATGCAGGTGACGATGTCTTAAGGAAAGGCATACAACATTCTGACAGTACTGGACAATTAGTCACTACTAATTTAACAGAAGCTATCAAAGGTGTGCTCGACGATTCAAATCGCTTTTCTCCTAACCCGGACTCCTCACCCTATATAAAAAATGCCAATACAGAAAACGAGCTAGAAGCTTACAGTAAGGGACTCTGGTCAGTACAGACAGGCACCGGAATCTTAGGTCAGTACGATAAAGATGCACCGAAAGTAACGATTGAAGATCTAAGGGCGATGGCTTTACAAACAATGATCTCAGCCGGCGGTCATGAAAACTTAGCAGATGCTAACATGTTAAATTTTGGTGCCATCGCCGACATGGCCGCGCTCATACCGAGCTTAACACAAATCGGTGCAGGAACAATCGCAACATCTGTTCTTCGAATTAAAAATTCACCGACTGCTGAATTTGGAGGCAACACTTTAGCACAAGGCGGAGACGCTGCTTTCAGCGCCGCAGTGGATGCGCTAGGGTTGCCAGAAGACGCTCAACCTTCGTTAGGTGCTAGTCGTCTGTTTAATTCCATGGGTGCAGATGATATCATCATGGTGCAGTCTAAAGGTGAGCTTTTCGGTGTAGGCGCCGGCGGTCTAATTGAGGGCCTGTCAGCTCCTAGAAATGCATCTTCTTACGGTCAAATGAACTCTTTTATTGAGCCTTTTGATGGTGCTTTACCCATGGGGATGTTTCTAATATCTCTTTATGGCCTACTGGCAACTGCACTGATAGGCGGTATCATGGAAGGCGCGCTAGCTGCTGGCGAGGGCGCTGATGATCCTACTACGAGCAAGCAATCAGAGCATCAAAGAACAGCACAGGCCCCAGGAACTCTTTCTATGGGTAGAAGAGTTCCAAAAAGCTCAAGTCTTGCTCAAATGTTTTTAGAGCTATTTGGAATATATCGAACTGACGGCAATTGGGCTGCCTGTGTTATTAGAGGAACAATGGCCTTTTATGGGATTCAAGGGCCGATCAAAGATTTGACTCTAGAGAAGGCTATCGGTGTAGCACTAAATCTTGCCCTAGCACCAGGATACTATGCATCTATAACAAAGCAAGTTTTGCGGGACGTCGAGCAGATCACAGAGGCTGCTGTAGGG